GACTGTTGCTATCTGACTGTGCCCATTACGCTCAGAGCCAAGACAGATAGAAACAGCCGGTTCATTACCATCAAACTTCTCAATTATTAATGGATAATGAGCACAACTTCTGATTCTTTTTTTGCGGCGATCTAATAATATTACACCGCATTTATTGCATCGAATAACGTTATCTGGCATATTAATCCTTATTTATTTGTTTCCATTCATTTGCATGATCAACGAGAATTTCCTCTGAAACAAGCAGATGTTTTCCCATATTAACCTGGGAAACAATTTTGTCACATATATTAATTGCTGTTTTTGCCTTTTTATCAAGTGTTTTTGCACCAGCCAAAAAAGCTAATTCAAGACGATTACGCAGATATTGCCCATTAGCAATACCTGCGCATGCTTTTTTTCCTTCTGCAGACTTAAGCCATGAATCGCGCGCTTTTGCAAGAGTACTTTTATCAGGCCTGGAGACCACATTTTCCTTCATTGTTATTGCATAGTTTTCTGATAAGTTTTCCATTATCAATACTCAATCTTTCTCCAACAAGGTCGTATTTCACTTCCAAGGTTGTACACAAAATGCTTTTACGTGCCTGAACTTTATCAAGAGCTTTGTTAAGTTTATTTTGCTCAAGCTTAAGCCGCTCAATTTCTGCTATGATTGAATTCCAATCATCAAGCTCATTCATATCAAGATCAGCAATAACTTCGGTTTTGTTATCAGGACACATCTCACATATTTTATCACGAATCGATGCAGGTATAAGGTTCATTGGTATTAAAGCTCCTTTTAATTTACCTGTGTCTCCGATTAACCTGTTTAGCATTTCGCCAAGCGAACCTGTTGAATCATCATTTTCGTCTGGAGGTAAGTTTTTTTCATTGTCATTATCACTCATAATAACTCCTTAAAATTAGATTAACATTTTACCTATAGCCTCAACTATAGCTATGAATAATATATGGATTATATTATCCATTAATATTAAAGACCACGGTGAACATACACCGGTAGCAAACTCTTCACTACCTGTCTTTTTCATAAACCACAATATTAATTGTGTACTATCCTGCAAATAATGCTGTAGGCCAATTAATACAATCTGCCACCAAGCAAAATCTGTGAAAAAAAACACAGCTGAATATGTTAAAGCATGAACAAATGCTGGAAAAAACTTTTTTTTTCTTATTAAGCGCCATCCAGTCATTTTGGAGAATATAATCCCCAATTAAATGCGCATAAATCCAGTGCATTTTATTCCCTTTCTATAGTCCAGTATGCTTCATCTTTTTTACGATTTTTACCTTGCAATCCACCACCCTCTCTGCCAACATATTTCGGTTTAGCAGTCAACAGTTTGGGAACAATATGAGATACAGCGGTGAGAAACAGCCTTACCTGTTCTTTCATTGTATTAGCATACAGATTAATCACAATCTTTGCAGGCTTTGAATACCCCATTCTTCTCCGTTTCCGGACAATAAACCTTTGCCCTATATTTTGGAGGAACCCTCCGTTCTTTGATTTCAATTATTTTACAACCGATATCCGCAAAAAATAAGCAGAAATAAAGCTACATATCCCATAAGTCATTTTCACTTTCTGTTTTTGGACTCCAATTACTAAACCATCTAGGGTCGCAACTGTCACATGGATATTGATCTTTATCAGTATCTTCATCTCTACATGTAGAACAATTTTTTTCTTCATTATTCATATCTAATAGCATCCTGAAATAGTTATGAAAACAAATGAGTGCTCCAATACTATATTATTCATTAAGCTTTACTTCTTGAGATTTGCGTGCTCTTGTTGGCACAGCATTACACATACTTTCAGGCCACCCAAGTGCTTTTTTAAGTTTGTTTCCACCTATTGCTGCCTGTTCGCAGTCTTTAACTGATTCCCCGTATGTTACAACATGCGTTCGCCCCTCAATAGCGTCCCACGTAATTAATATTACCTGTGATTGTTTATAATTACGAGAAATTTCTTTACACACACTAATAGGAATTCTTTTTATAGACATTAGCAAATCTCCTATAATTTTGATCTTCTCAAGCGTTGGGTATGTTGGGTAAATAAATATATGGATTAATTAATTCTGCTAAAGTTTAATTGTTTCATAATGGTCTGCAAATAAATGGCCGTCCATTGCTTCGTCTGCAGATTCTTCTGTCTGAAATTTTATAGGAATTCCATCTGATTCAGATTCAAGAAATCCAATAACACTATTATCCTTTGGCGATCTGAGTATAACATACCACATAGAAAGTTCCTTTATAATTATTATTCCTGATTAATTTCTTTTTTAACATTTTTAGACTCTATAAGAAAGCTTAATTTATTCATACATCTATTCAAATAATCCAGAATATCAGTAAGAGCAAAGACTTTATCTTCTTCTCCGTATCCAAAAAATATACCAACATTTGAAGAATCTGGTTTACACGTCTTTATTCCAGCATCTTCCAGTATCGCTGCTGTCTTCTTTACCGAATTGAGGACTTTCTGTTTATATTCTTCATTTGCGGAGTTTTGTAAAGCTTGATTGTCTGATACTTGGATATCTGCAAAACCATTGATATAAACTATGCAACCGCCAAGTTCATATTTTTCATGTATACTCATATTATATCCTATTTACAGGGCTATGTGTTAATTGGGGAATCTGTTTGAAGTTGTTTTTCTTAAGATATTCATAATACGTTTCCTGACCATCAAATACATATGGAAGGAAAACTTCACTCGCTTCAACTTGATCCATTTCAATTAATGAAAGTTGAATATCAATCCAATCAGACATTATTTTCCATGCTGTGCGCTCTGCTTGTTTTCTAAGCCTCTCTTTATCTTCTTTTGTTTTAGGATGTCTTGATCTATTAGCTAAAAAACGTTTTTCAACTTTGTCAACATTGGCCGGTACTTTATATGTCATTGCTTGTCCATTCGATAAAAGAGCAAAACAAAGACCTGCAGTACAACCATTTGCATCGAACCATTTTGATATACTCGATGCACCATGTATAGCGAGTTTATGTTCAATATTAGATATAGATTGTCTCGCTGAAACGGTTGAAGTATAATTTTTTAAATTAGGCATCGACTAGCCCGCCTTTAATATGGTTTAAATTTTGGTTTGATTGAACATACATACGGAGATCCTCTGTGTTATTAAAAAACACCCACGATTTCATATCAGATATATTAACAACATCAAGCGTTAATGGCAATCCACAAAACCATTCAAAATACTGAATTAAAAAGTCACCATTACCTTCACATGATACTATCATACCTTGGTATTTAAAACAACCATCATCATCAAATGTTAAAAAACACTTCTTTACAAGACTGCTGTGCCTGTCATTAGACATTGCGGCGCCGGCACCCCACGCATCTCTTAATTGTTGAATGTTGTATTTTTTCATAACACACCATCTCCCTCAATGAGCTCATATTTGACATGCATTATTGGACCCTCCTCCATCCAGCCTGAGAATCACGAAACGGTTTTATACGAAGATTAACATCTTTAAGTTTTTCAAAAAGTTGTTTTGCTTTACGCACATGGGCAAAATCGTCATACTTATCTTCAGGAAATAATAAGCTCCGCAACCTTCTTTGTAAACTTTGAAGCTCATCGGGACCGGCTGCGGGTATGAGCGGTGAAATGAATTTTCTTGCCCTTTCACGCTCAAATACTGATATCGCTATTGATTCTTCAAGTGAATCATATTTAAATCTCCGACCAACGAATAAAAAGTACGCCCTGGCAGCACCCGTAGCGGTCCCTAAGATTTTGGGACTACCCCCTTCGTAGTCATAATTTTAAACATTTTTTTATCAAACATGTATTTTTCATTTGATAAAAAGTCAATTAGTGGTGTTGGCATTTGTTGTATACGTCTTGCTCTAATTAACAATGCCTCTTTAAGAGCTTTGCTTATATTATCAGCCTTGTCTTTTTCACCTTGTGTTTCAAAATCGCCCCTTCGTATAATAGCTTTTTTAATAACACTTAAATGCCGTGACCTATCATTGTCGCATAAATCATAACCATTAATACCCTTATATCCCAGGGCAAGAAACATTGAGTTTCTTAACGTCTGTACTTTATTTTGTGGAAGATCGACCATTCCATCATCGGTTTCAAATTTTTTAATTATTTCAAAAATAGCCTCATCAATCAAACCAATTTCTTCTGCATTTGTTGAACATATAACGAATTTCTTATCAGGAAAATTCGGTATTGTTACTTCAGTCTCCGCGTACCCATCAAATATCATTTTTTCAGCAAGTTTTAAATCATCTTCAGTAATTTCGATATCATCAAGATCACTATCTTTGTTATTGAATGATTTATTTATTTGGGCAGCAGTTTTTTCTGCATAAGTATCAGTAGAAGGTTTTGCGTTTTCTGCTCTACTTTTTATCTCAGCAGCCTGTTCGGCAAATGGATCTTTAAAATCCTCTTTCTGCTTTTCCTGGATAGCAGCTGTCTCTTGTGTTTTGGCATATCCGGAATTTGATTTAGCACCAAGCTCAACAGGTGCTTTTAAATTTTTCTTGTCGAAAACTCCGCCTCCGGGGTGTGGTTGCTCACCATCTCTTCTGTTTTGGTTTGTATCACTCACAAAAGCTCCTTTTTTTTAACTATGAGAAATCTCATAGAAAGATAATCTTTTTCATACCTAATTGCAATAAAAAAAAATAAATTGTGATTCTCAATAAATATCTGGCATAACTATTTTGATGGTAGTATTTATTTTAAAAGGAGAATACAAATGCTTGAATGTTTTATTAAGTTTATGGATAAAAACAGGTTTGTAAAAAACCTTTTGATTGAATGTGGAGCTCTTACTTTCTGTCCAAAGAGCTATCACCTTGTAAGAACAACGGATGAACGTTACCTTGAATTCACAGTCGAGCTTGCTCGACAAATTTTCATAGTATGCAGTAAGTTTCAAACAGCCGAAGAACTTGAAAAATATATACGTGAAGTTGCTGGAAAACACGCAATAAGCTGTGATTTCTGCACTGATAAACCGGAACATATTTCTCATAATTTCGACCATGGGCCATTTGAAGCTGCTAAAATGCAATTTGAAAAGGAGATATCTGATGCTGAAATTAAAGGTGAGCAAAAAGATGCTTCTGGACGGCTGGCTTCTGACGAAAGCCAATGACAATCCCAAGCTGATTGAAAAGGGCCTGGGGAAGAAACCGCGTGCTTACTATTATTTTACCTACGGGAATGATCGCGGCTATATTGCATTCTCTGAATACCAAAAGGGTATTAAGGTAACAGTATCAGTTGCTGGTTCAGACGACTGGCAGGATTGGGTAGAAAACGCCCATGCAGAATTTGATGGAATGGGGCGACATAAAGGTTTCCGCGAACCAGCAAAGGTCATCTGGGAAGATATAATCGTTCCGCATGTTAAAGCATGGCGCAACGTTAAATCTATTGAGTTTCGCGGCCACTCTCGAGGTGGTGCGATATGTATTGGGATGATGGAGTTGGCAGCTGACGTCCCGAAAGACTATCCATGGGGGCACAATATAACCGGTATTGTATATGGCGCCCCGATGTATGGTGATGAACGCTGGAAGGTCCGTATTGAATCTGTGGCAAAAGGTTTTCTGCGAGTCGAGGCAAAATACGATATTGTACCGGAGGTTCCGCTCAAGAAATGGGGATACGTAAAAGAGTGTCCGGTATTCGAAATCAAACAGAACTGGTTATGGCGTGTCCTTCCTATACGCAGCCATTTATGGTACAAAATGCTAATCAGGGGAATTAAACAGAAGGTGTTTGACAAATTCAATAATCGATGAGTTATATATACGTTTATTTACATATGCCAAAAACCGGCGGACAATCTCTTCGCGATAATTTCGCAAAAGAGATGGGTCTGAATAACTTCATTTATACTGGTGAAAGTTCTACCCCTGGCGACGGAACCGGTCGTTCGGGTAAGTTGAAAAATACACTTAGAATAATAATGGGCCATGGTGTAAATCATCATACTCATGAATGTGTTGGTAATCGTCCTGTTAGACATATTACTTTCCTTCGATCTCCAATTGAAAGAATGGTGTCACATTATAATTATGATATGTGGCACCATTATATTAACAAAGGAAAAAAGCAAATCAGTCTTGATGACTGGTTTAAAGAGCGTCATTATCCAAATTATATGGTAAATTATATATATGGTAGATTTATCATGGGTCCGGATATTGATAATGAAAAAAAGAAATTTGATATTGTAATGAAAAAACTTGAGACATTCTGGTTTGTCGGTATCTATGAAGCCTTTGATGTTATATCGGTGGCAATGGCAAGGCATTTTCATATACGATATAGGAATTTACATAAAAATAAAACATCTGATTATTCAAATAAAGTTGATATATTAAAATTGAATGGTTATATCATCGAACAATATAATCATTTATTTCAATATGATTATGAATTATATGAATATTGGAAGAATCAATTAAGCTTTTCAATTAAAAGGTTAGGGGAAAAATGAAATCTGCAACATATTTAAAAGTGCTGTTTATACTGTATTTTCTCAATTTATATCACTTGTGTTCATAAATCCAATTAGCTGCATCTGATACATTTTGGTTATTTTTTCTTTTCTTATTACAAACGCGATACTTTATATAATCTGGATATTAAAAAGAAGAAAAGAAGCTCGCTGGCAGTTCGAATGGCGATTGTGGGATATATGGCTTCTTTTAAGGCTAAGAAAGCGATGTTATGAGTGTAATGGAACAAAAGAGAAATGGAAATATAACCAACCAGGCCCGTGTGGCCTGTGTGATGGAACAGGGTATGTTTCGAGAAATATTCGATATAAATTGAAATAGTAGCTATCATGAAGTAGGTAAAAATTTTATAAAATTAAGGAGGTAATGTGGCATTGGTAGAATGGGTAGAATGCCCAGATCCAGAACCTGGGTCTTCAGCAAATTTTATTACATCTTGTTTTTTTGTTAAAAAAAAATCTCCATACTACCCAATAATAGCAATTGATGCTTATAAATCTAAATTACATCCAGGTGCAATCGATATACATATAACACAATGTGAGTATTGTAATAATGGCTATGAGTTGGATTGGGGTAGAACATGTGTTGAATATAAAGCATGGATTAAAATAGAAAGTGAAGAAATAAAAAAAAGAGCAATAGAAAAAATAAAATATATGGAATAAAAATTGGAGTTGCTTATGAATTTTAAGATAGCATTAGAATGGGTAGAAGATCAGTTAAATTTTAAAATAACTGATTGGGATGAACGTAAAGTAAGTGTATCGGTAAACGATGTATAATTAAAATTATAAATAAGGAGAAAATATGTGAAATTTTTTCATTTTGGTTCTAAAATAAGCAAAAATTATGCATACGAATTGTCGTTTATGCATATATATCGATGTTTTGATGATGGAATTGATTTTATTAATTTTAATGTAGAATTGAGTATTTTCAAAGCAGATCACAATCCTACATTTTCAATTCTTTTTGTGTTTTTTAATATTGCCATTATTGATTTTACTATACATAATGTTAACCATTTGAAAGAATGAGGAGATGGAAAGTGTGATGGTAGGCCAGGCTCCAATCAACATTGACTCAAAATGAGCATGGGCAACAGAAGGGGGAATTATGAATGATAATGAGTTTATAAAAAGTCTTCAGGAAATAAATACACCTGAAGAAATGATCAAATTTATGATACAATCTGTTGGTGATGGTATATTTGGAAACGATCCTTATTATGAAAAACTTAAAAATGCTGTAATTAACCGCGCCAGACAGATTTTCGATGGAGTTTCAAATCAGTATCCTGAACCATGGAAAACTATCAATGTCCGTATTAATAAAAAGACTGGCGAGATTCATTGTGATGGTGATGAGGAAACTGTTCAATGGTTTCAAAAAAAAATACATGCAAATGGAAAAGTACATGATACTTTACAAAGTGTTGATGCTCTTGATAATTTATCACTCGTTGCAAAAACTGCAGATGAGTTTGAATTATTGGAATATATTCAAATATTGGTTAAACAATGGGGAGAAAATCGTAATAATATAGTCAATACTCTTTGCACAGTTTGTGGAAAATCTGGGGGTTTAACTGATTCAGAGTTGATTCATAAAAAGTGTCTTAAAAATATTAAAACTAAAGGAGAATAAGTTGAGTTACCAAGTTCCAGGCGGTTCTGGTATAGGTACTGAAGATATTAAATCAGCTTGCGAGAATTACGGCTATGGTAATGTTATGTCAACTGCTTCTATTTTATGGCAAAAAAAACTCGGAAGAAATGCAGGAGGCGCTTATTCTGTTGGGCCGTGTATAGCGTCTCTTGTACCATGCGGATGTAAAGATGACTTTAGAACAAAATGTAACTGGTGTGCAGGTACGGGCAAATTAACAAAACATGTTAAATCGATTAAAGATTCAATGGAAAATAAAAAACATGAACCATTGAAATATGAAATAGAAAAGTTTTTCGTTGTATCAACAGCCCATATATCATCCAGTGATAATGATGGTCTTCAATATGCTGTTAATAAAAATAATACGATTGAAGATCAATCCCATCCTTGTAATATTGTTGTTTATCAATATGAATTTGGGTGGTTTATATGGATAGATCCTCAAATGACTTTCAATGATTATAAAGGGTATTCAAATGCATTCAAGCGTTTAATAACCATGGCAAAGAAACTTAAATGCCAATATCTTAAAATAGATCGGGATGGGCCACAATATAATAATCTTGAAACATTCGATTGGTAAAATATGAGAATGTGGATGGTTCCTCCGCAAATATTATGCAGAAAACACCTTTTTGGAGAACATGGTGAAATTCATAAACACCGTCATAATTTTGTTAAAAAATATTCTATAAATGGTCGAATATTTCCAGTCGTTCAAATAGAGCCATCATCAATGTTAATTCGGCATGATGAATTGGCAGAAGAGATGTTGCGACGAGGATATAATCATAAATCACCTTATTATATGCCTGATATCTCATACCTTCCTGAAGAAATACGTAATTCCAAAGTTGATATTAATAAATCGATTGAAGATCTTATTGATAGGTGTGAAGATTGCAAATTAAGAATAATGAATATAGGGGGATAATGTGAAACCAAAAGATATACCTACCATGATACAAATCATGAAGGCTTCCCGGAAAAAAAAGTGATTCTGTTACAAGACGGCCTTTCTATACCTCATCTGAGATGTTGGGGTATTCGCCAGCGAGGCAACACTCTGGCATTTTTTACATGTATTGACAGGGTTCATTCAAACGGTTGGAAAGAACCGGAAGATTGGCGCGTTTCATACAGAAAAATGTTCGGTGCTATGTGGTGGGATGATAAAATTGAGCGGATGCTCGGCAACCCAGTGATAATTAAATACCGGTATGATACTTTCATGCCGTGGTCTACTCAGCACTTTTTCTCAGTTCGTGTATATATGCAATATTTTAACGAATTTGAAATAATTGATTAAGGAGGATAAATGAGTTTATATAATCAGATACTTGGAACACATCCATTTTTACAACACCTTTTCGCGTTACTTGGCCTTGGTGTAAATGAGGATGATGAATATTATGTCGGAAAGATACGGGATTTATACGTGATCAAGATTGAAGATATATTCAAAATCATTTTGTATACCAGGAATGGCGGACCAAACAGAAAATCTTTTTCTTTGGTTTTCAAGAAATTAAGATCGCATCCGAATTACATCAAAGATTATGATTGTAATATCGATAATACATATGCGTATTTTGAATTCTCACCACCAAAAGATTGTTTAGATATCGTTCAGGAAATATATGATATAGCTCCTGAAGAAAGAGGTACCAAACTCTTTATGCGGGTGTGTGATAATATGAGGAAAGGTAAGAAAGATCCAATAACAAATCGTGCCCTTGAGGTTGGCAAAAAAAATACTGAAACCAATTTTAAATGGTGATATTGAAAATAGTGGTATTGTAGAAGTATAATTTCTCAAACATAAAAACGTTATAATTTTGGCTTTTCTGGTATAATAATAACAGTAAATAGCTTTAATAATTTATTAAAGGAGGGCTAGATGGCCAAAGTTAAAAAAGCTAATACTGGCCTTAACAGAACGGTTGTATTTGAAGTCAGTGTTGCTAATAATAATATTAAAAAACAAGTCATGGCGTCTATAGATAAATATAGAGCAGTGGCACGAAAGATGTATTCATCGGTTGCGATGGCAGCAACTGCAGGAGCAACAATCGAAGTAAAAAATGGTGATGTCAGGGTTAAACCTTATACTCAAAATTCAAAAGATATATTGTCAAAAGCATATAATGTGTCTGGAAAAGCTCAATTTTATGAATTAAGAAATTTCGTATTAAAAGATCATGCTAATACATGGCAATCTGTAATATGGGATTCTTGCAGACTTGCAGTGGCTGGGACATGGAATCATGCTGATCCCGAATTTTCTAAAGGTGAAAAGAAGGTTGGACGTGGCTGGTTATCACTCCAAGGCGCAAGAGCTTTTGGATTTTTCAATCGTTGTGGTATAGGTTTACCAAATACAAAATCTATACAATTTGGTTCAAAAAGTATGACGATGAAATGGGACAAGGAAATTGATGATGTAACATTTTTCGTTGACAGTAAGCTTCCCGGGAATACATTCTGGAAATTTAAGAACATAAGAGATGGTGTATGGGAAAGGGGTACATGTTACATTGGGTGGAAGTATAAAAATATCGGTGGTGGTAAAAAAGTAAAAACACTTTATATAACAATGACCTATAAACTTCCAGAAAATTATTTCAATGAGGAATCAGGTGAAGGTGTTATGATTGTTGAGTTTACAGATGATCCTGAAAACGGAATCGTCATGTATTCTGATGATAAGTTCCATTATTCCGACAAAATAAGTGTGTATGAGGCTATAGCATGGAATAAGCAACTCAATGTTGTAAAGGATTACTACAAAAAACAAAGAGCATCAGTTGGTGGTAGAGATAAGCAGTGGGGTCTCAACCAAAGTCTCATGGTTATTAGTAACAAAAGTGAAAATTTGACCAAAAGGAGAATTAACGGCAAAAAGCATCGGAATCATATATGGGCCAACAGAATAGTGGCGAGAGTTAGACAATGGGGTATGGGTGTTGTTGTACTCAAAGATTTTCCTGACGGCCTATTAATTGATCAGGAATGGTCTATGTTTGAGCTTAAAGAAATATTGAAGTACAAACTTAGAGAAATTGGGTGTGAGTTGAAAACCTATAATACCCCAAAAGAAGAAGAAGCTGCTTAGGAATCTAAATAGCGCACGGGAGAAATTAAAAATATAGGCGCTATGGAAATTGTGTTATACTAGGCCCTAAAAAAAATATCAGAGTAATTTTTTCATACGAGTGAGGGAAATTGATTAGGCTACAGCGCCATTCTAAAAGATTTCTGAACTTATTTGTACATAAGGAAAGCTGAGTGGTGAGATTTTGGATGTTGTATCAATTATTGTTTCTTCCGCGCGCGCGAGGGAAACTGGGATTTGCATTTAATTTCAACTACCTGCGCAAGTATGCTCCGCGCGCGCGGGGGAAACTGGATATTCGGCCGGGAGAGGGCGAAACAGCTGTAGTATGCTCCGCGCGCGCGAGGGAAACTGGGTTACTTCGTACCTCTATTCCATCATATCCTAGTATTCTCCGCGCGCGCGATGGAAACTGGGGAAATTTCCAATCATACTGGCGTGACCATAGTATTCTCCGCGCGCGCGAGGAAAACTGGGTTTCTTTTATATACAAAAGGGTGCAATATTGTATTCTCCGCGCGCGCGAGGGAAACTGGCCCCCCAGCATTTGAACTTGCCGTTATCGTTCGTTTCTTTCGCGCGCGCGAGGGAAACTGGTTTGGGATATTTCGGTTTTAAAAATAAATTTATATCCGGAAATAGTAAGGTGAACACCCTTGCATTTCTTTACAAGTTACAACTGAGGCTACAGTTTGTCTCGTGGATAGTAGAGTGCTATCTAATGTTCCGATGGAACACCCTCGCGCGCCTTTTTATTAATAAATCAAAGGATATAATATGACTAAATTAAAACCGAAAATATGTCCACACTGCGGGGTATTATTTACCCCCGCAGTGCCTGGACAAAAATATCACAGTCCAAGATGTCGGAAAAATGATTATAGTTCCAGAAAACAATATTTTCCACGCTTCGGTAATGATGCAAAAATGAGACATGTCTTCAGAACAGAGAAAAACGTTATAACAAAATACTCAAAGGAGGTAGAATTTGCCAAAAAGTAAAATGGAGGAATTCCGTGAAAATGGAAAAAAAATACAGGAAGGATGTATTGCTGAAATGGAAAACCTTCGAAAGTCGTGGATAGATTATAAAGCTAATAATGAGACACATGGTGACGCCATGCTCCTCATACGCCAATCCAGAGCGCATGCATACAATGCGTCAGCGGCTGTCCGTGAAAGGGTAATAGAGATGGGTCTCCATGTGGGTAGCGGCTATTACCATCCTTAAAAAAAAGTACTAATTAAATGTACTTTTTTTTATTTATTTATAATAAACCAGTTTAAGAATTGAGGATTAACATGGGCTATATATTGCAATCAAATTTTGATGGTTTAATCGGAAAAAAGTGCAGAGTTGAACCAGGTGATCGACCGGGTATTGATAAGTCACATAGTGTATCTGTAAAAGCAGGAGACGAACAGAATGGTGTTATTATTGGATATGTTGTAGAGCTTAACAATGAAATGTTTGAGAACGATCCTGTTGATATTGAAACTATGCCATTAACTGTTTTTCTTTATATTCTTATTACGCATAATAATGGTGATGGAAACCAATGGTCTGAAATTGTTAGGGAGGATTTTTCATATGTAACATTTAATTAAATATTTCTTTAACCAAAACGTATATTATTAGTAAGGAGTCAAACAATGTTACCAATATAGGTTACTTCAATTCACCCGCCGTAGATTTTTTACCGCAAGCGCAAACCGCCGTAATCTCTATTATACCATTCTGTATAATACCAATTAGTATAACAAATTTTATTTAATTTATTTTTAAGGAGATTACATTGAATATTTCAATTGAACAGATTAAACTTATCAGTCAGTTCAAGAAAGAGCTGAAATTAGAAGCGGCTGCGCTTCAACGCCTTAAACAGGACACTAAAAATGCCCAGAGAGAAGGTGATGTTGCTACTGGAGACCTTCAGTTTAAGATTATCAAGAACAAAAATAAATTTCGGCATCGCCACATTGCATACTGTATGTTGCGCGGAAAGAAATACAATGAAATCGAAAAAAAATGCAGATGTAATCCAAACTTCAAAACAATCGAACTGATTAAAGGTAAATATACATACCATGGTACAGAAGAAACTATATCTGCTGCTGCGTAAAGATTTAGGTACAATATATAGTATGGTTCAGGCCGGACATGCTATTGCAGAGTTCGCATTAAACGGCAATACTGCAGCATTTAAAATATGGGGAAACGGAACCCTCGTCTACCTCGGGGTTCCGGATCTTCAATCATTAGAGTTCTGGCAGGAAAGGCTTAAAGTCCGTGAAAAAGAATTCGTGTGCTTCTATGAGCCTGATATAAATAACGAATTAACAACCATCGCATGTATCGACGATGGAAAAATATTTAAGAAGTTGCGGTTGGCTTAAAAAGTGCTAAAGGAGTATGTATAATGGATTTTAAAATTGAAATTATTGAAGATATTCAAGATAAGTATGTAATATTTGATACACATCCTAATGTAAATTATTATACCGTATCAATGCTGCTTGAAGGTCCATCTGTGGGGGATTTTGTTATAGATTTACAATTTGGAATAAACAGCCCAAGGTTTAAATTATATATGTATAGTATTGAAAAGGTTTTTGATTTATTTTGTTGTATACATAAATATAAATTAGACCATGAAAATGATTTTGAATCTATTACTCTTGTAATAAATAAGCACAACAATACAATTGGCGCGTTTTTTACACAAAGTTTGTAAGGTTTTTAAAAGATTCCAATTAGCATAAGGAAAATTATTTTATATGACTGATGACGAAAAAAAAAGAATTGATAATATGACACAGTATGAACTATGTTATATGTGGAGATTCGCAAAATCTGGAGAATCACTTCTGCAAGGTGATACTGGTAAGTATTTTGCAGAAGTTTTAAAAAAGAAAGGCGGATTTACTCCTGAAATATCAAAACATCTCGGTTGGAAAAAATAATATGGCAGGGTGATGCAGTGTTTAGACGTTCACGCCAACGATATGGTTCCGTGATTGCGGAGGTTCAAATCCTTCCCCTGCTACCATAAATTAATGAGAACAATGTTCTCATTAACCCAACGTCGCAGCCCCTGACGGTCAGGTCCGGTAAAAGCCCGGTTAAATCGGGGAGTGGTTAGCGTAAGCGCCACCTCGCGTCTTAATGACGGGGTCTTCGAGCAGAGCCTGGCAATAAATTATGGTGTGGGATAACGCTGATATTTCCCGAGAATGAGCGATAGTGATGGGGTGCTCAAATATCAGCGGGCTTCCCCACTACAATGCGCCTGTAGCTCAGTGTTAGAGCAGTGACCTCTAAAATCACTGGTCGGTGGTTAGAATCCACCCAGGCGCTCCAAATTATGAGGGTTGGTATACAACTATATTACCTGCATCCTCGATCAATTCATCGCAAATACTCTTAAAAGGAAATCTTCAAATGCGACCTGAGAATCTCTTCCTAAAACGTATTAAAGAATTACAGGGCACTGCAGAACAATATTGTGGCCTCTCTGCTAATACACAGGACAAATACTGGCCTTTCTATGACTCCTATGAAGCCCTCGAAAAAGACTGCTTCAAACGTGAAGATGGCATCTGGCAACTTAATTATAAAATAAATACCCATATAAAAGGAGGCAGTACCGTCCTCTTTATATGGCGTATAGCTCCTAACTATTGTTGCCACGGCCAACCTTTATATACCGAAGACAAAATACAGGAATTCCTGAAACAAAGCGAAACCGAAAAAGTATTACTCATCCACAAAGACTATGAATTCGTCTGGACATGGAATGAATTCCACAGACCTACAAGAAATATCTGGGGCCTGAAAAAAGGCCCAGACTATCTCGTCCTGCGAAAGAACGGAGAAATACTGGTAAAAACCCAAGTGAAAAAACATTTCCTGGAAACAGTCCATCGAATCTTAACCTCTTAAAAATCAGTCTGGAGTAGAATGTAGTACTCTTTGTGGCTGCCAACGGTTGCGAAAAATGTAAAAAATCACCCCCGATTTTGAAACTGCACCACACCATGGGCCGAAGAATTCTTTCTACGCAATAATTCTTCGGCACCATTCGGTGGCTTTTGCTTAGGCTTTTCGCGTTTCATCTCACCTTAATAAATCTATCTTAGTTATATATTAAAAGGAGAATGATTTTGAGTAATTTAGACAGTAAAGATGATTTTTCAAAAATAAATGATAATTTGTTGTTATCATTATTTGAAGATCTTGTTATAGACTTTAAAATGTTACCGTGCACCTCGTGTGATGCAAGAAAACAGAATGCGGCAATAGTTCTAAATAATGTTAGAGCAGAAATTTTAAAAAGACTGACAGATAAAACACGTATCTTAAGAAAAACATTAACAGTAGAACAAATAGAAGCTGGCAATAACGTTGCATCTGAAATGTATACAGCATCAATTCAAAAAGCAATTGGACTTGGCGGTTGTGAAGAAATTGATATGAATAAGTTTAAATTTAAAAATATAGTCAAGCGCTACTTGGATGGAGATATTGACAGTGTTACCGGTATATGGTTGGCTATGGAGGGAGAATAAATGGAAAAAAGAGTTATTGAAATATTAAGAGAAATAGAATTAATGGAAGATGTCAAAATTATCTACGCCTGTGAATCTGGGAGTAGGGTGTGGGGTTTTGAATCAGATAATAGTGATTATGACGTCAGGTTTGTCTATATCAGGCCAATAAAATCTTATTTCTCAATTAGTCCTCTCAGAGATGTAATCGATCGTAATAAGGGTAAGGAAAAAACCAGTCAGTATATCAGACAGCTTGAGAAAGATGGTATTGATATTGTTGGATTTGACATAAGTAAAACCCTCAAGATGATTGCTGATGGAAATCCGGCTCTTGCTGAATGGCTTCACTCTCCTGTAGTGTATATGGAAAAGATGTTCGTCGTTGCAGCGCTGCAGAGGCTTTCTGAGAGGTTCTTCAAATCAAAAGCCGGTATTTATCATTACGTACATATGGCTAAAAGGAATTTTACTCAGTACATCAAAAATGTTGATGGTGATGTAATAATTAAAAAATACCTGTATGTTCTCAGGCCACTCTACGCCTGCGAGTATATTATAATAACAAATGGCAGTGTTCCACCAATGAACTTTAGTAAATTAATAGATTGGTCTGAAAGCTCTGGTACTAAAGAGTTTAGTACAATAAAAAGATCTGTTGAAAATATTATTACCAGGAAAAGAGAAGGGGAGGAGCTTGGCCACGGTCCACATGTTGAGCTTTTTGATGATACATGCGCAAAACTACTTGAGTCATATGATGGATATGCAAAAACACTTGGTATAGAAGCGCTAACTGAGGAAGAATGGCAAAGTCTTGATGATGCGTTTTTTGATTTAGTTTGCAAATAAAGTAATGTATTATATCAAATAGAAAATTCTATAAAACAACATCCTCACTTGAGGTTTTTGAGCGATGTTGATCTTGAAAAGTATACACAATATATTATTTTATATGTGTGTAAACAAAAAAAAAATTACATTTAACCAAAGGAGGTCAAATATGCGTGCTGTTTTAAAGCTGTGTGGCATATTTGCGTGTTTGATTGTAATATTATTATTATTTTACACATCATATCCGGATAATGTTTCTATCAATGGCGGCAGAAATACTGAGTTGAGGTCAGTAGAAATGGAAGTAGATAATACTATCCCTGACGAAATTACTTTTCAAAAACCAAGCATTGTTACAGAAAATACAATTCTATTCAATTTTCAATTTCTGGATAATCTGGAAAATCCAATATTTATCAATTTGAAAAAGTCAATATTTAATAATAATCAAAAGCGATATAATTTTAAGTTTGATAAGAGTGTTACAAATAATAAAATTTATTTAAGCAATTCAATATATAAAGAAGAGTCCCTGGGAGTATTCACGCTTGACGTGCTTAAACTACCAATTAATCAGTGCTTAAATATATAAATAAATTTCTTTTTAAATCAAGAAGCCTCCATAGAAATATGGAGGTTTTTTTTTATTTTATATAATACTTTTTTTTTAACTGTTATTGTTTTATTTATTTTGGTATAATAATTATGGATAATGTAATTATTTTTTTTTAAATAATTAAAATTCTAATAAATATATAAGGTTTTAGATGGTGTTTCGCCATCAATATTTTGTAATAAGGCCTCGATAACCTGGGAACGGCCACAGTCCGCCACGTCGTTGGCCTTGACCTCTTCAGCAAGCTGAAGAATTCAAGGCCACTCGGTGGCTCCCTTATGGCCTTACTCCCTGGTTATCTCACCTTCGTGTCTCAATATTAGTTATATATTAATAATTTCGATTGGCGCCATGTCGTACAGCCAAATTGCCGGCTTCCGGGTCTGTACTTCTTATGGCGCCAACTCGATCTACCTTTTTTTTTTAGCTGTTATCGCGTCACCAAATGTGGCATAACTATTATGTGAGTAATAATTATTAATTTTAACAAACGGAGAAATAATATGTGGAATAATAAATGGTGGAGTTTTTTATGTCAAGAATGATTTATCAGACACGCCCTGCCGATGTTATAGTAGCTGTTGAATTATATAAAAAAGTATTTTCCTGAACACTTTTTAGTTATGATGATAGTGAATTAATAAAACTTGCCTATAAATGTGAATATGGTTCTATTGGCAGTTATCTATTAGATGCTTTTGATAGTTTTATAGAAAATATGCCTGACATTCCTCCATACTTAAGGAGGTATATTAAATCAGATGAGCAATTAAAAGAAATGTTCGAAATAGAAACAGAAGAAACCATTGTCAAATTATCTAATTCAATTTTTGATTTAAGTGCTATTTTTGATAAAGAGTATATATCAGATCACATATTTGAAATAGTAGATGATATTGAAATTTGTGATACTGATTATTTTTAAATTCAAACTGTTAAAGGTGAAATATGAATAGTTGGAGGAAAGATATGTATGACAATTGGCTTCGTAAGCTGCTTCAGAAGGCTGTAGAGGCCAAGAATATAGCAGGGTTATTTATGATGGACTTAGCACCGGAAGCTCAGAAACACATAGATAAGGCCGGCCTTAAAACGAAACCTGAACAAGAATTAAGAACGCTGGTTGTCGAACATTTTGGAAAAGAGTACTTCATCGCATTTATTGATGCGTTTGATGGAAATTTATATGCAGGTTTTTTTTTGAGTTACAACAGGTCCCATCGAGAATTATACCAGGCTCTGCAAATTATAAAGGTAAATGGATTGGATATTGCAAAGTTAGTAAATAAAGGTGATTATGAAGTGTTGTACAACATAAACCGCGCTGAGATTATAGTTCGGCGCACTGGAGGTTAAAATGCTCGGCTCAATATGCGGGGTTCCATTTCATGTTGTAGAAGCGACACTTAAACAAGGTGATACTCCTGAAGAAAAAGCAGATGCATTCAACCTTATTGCTCATATCGCAGATGAATCTGTGTCGCTTGAAAGCATTGTGGAAAATGTTATGAATGGTACGGTGCCAAAAGTTGTGGCGCCGAAAGAATAATATTGAGGCGCGATTTACGTCGCACAACAACCGTATGTTGAAATGGGATAGAGGCATGCGGTTGTACCACATCAACATACTATCCCGTTGTGAGCAATACCGCCCGGCTCTTAAAATTATAGGGCGGCCATTTATAACGAAAGGAATTTGCCATGAACTTCGGGCAAGCCATCGAGTCGATGAAGCGCGGCGAGAAAGTCTGCCGTGCTGGTTGGAATGGAAAAGGTATGTTTATCGTTCTTATGGGAGCGTTGAGCCTGCCGCCGTACAATACACAGGGTACGGAGCGCAAGGTTAATGACCGCACTGCAAAGTGGATTGGCGAAGATAAGCCGCTGGACAGCCAGCCGTATTTCGCCATGTACACCGCGCAGCAGAAGTGGCAGCCGGGATGGCTTGCTTCTCAGGCCGATATGTTAGCCGATGATTGGGAAGTGGCCGCCTGAACACTATGGTAGCCGGGCGGTACAGCTCACAACACCCGTATGGATGCCATGCGGTCAAAAAATATGTGGGCGTACCGCACAGCACCATACTATCACGTTGTAAGATTCATTTGAACCATTTTTGAGGCAATTAACGATTAATGGAGGATAAATTTGATATTAGTTAAACATTCTATTGAGGAAAGGATTAAAATTGGCACTCAAAGTAGATATATTAATTTTGTTTCACAAATTTGTGGAACATATTCATATGAATTTAAGACTGCTTATTTTAACAATGCTTTATTTAATTATTTTTGTAAAAAAATATTAAGAAGATTCCCTGAATTAGATGGGTTTATACAATTTCATATTTCCAGTAATAAAAAAAATATATATTGTGCTAAAATACCTACATCATCAAAATTATGGTTCCAAATAAAATATATGATTGTTACAATAAATAATGCCACATGGTTAAATGATGGCAGGAAACATATTTGTGTAGATTGCGATCCACTATGGAGGCTTTGGGGGCAACGGTGCTTAAATTGCCAGGCTATAAAATGTGATAAAAGCTTATGGGATAATTCTATAGCAGAACCATCAATAGAATGTGAATTTAATCAATTAATGTTTGAAACATTCGGAATATAGATATACTGCTCCTGAAAAAAAAATAGAAACATCTTGCATCAGAGTTAAAAAAAAATTATATTACTTTTTACTGATTACCCTCTAATCAGATAAGTAAAATACACCCTTTTTAAAAATTTTGTAATAATCTCCAGATCTCTCGTATGCGCGAGAAACCCCCTATAGAGTTTTTTTAACTTTTTGCTTGCATTAATGTCAATAATTTTTTAAAAATTTAAAAAAAATTTTACGCACATAATGAGGGATTATTACATAATTTTATAATATTATATATAAATTATATTATATTAATAACTTATATAGATATCTCTCTTAATGGCGTGAGAGCTTTTTTATATATATATTATAATATTATACTTCCTATATAGCTTGACAAATGAATACATCCGTGACCATCGAAAATCGAATTTTTAGTGAAAATACATGTTAATAACTAATGTATAGTGACAAAACAGCAATCTTTACTTTCTTTAATGTCACTTTTTTATTTTTTCAATTTAACCGATTAAAATAGCATTAGCCAAAAATACCAAAGGTCGAGGTTTTATTCATTAGTAAATAAAAGTTAGAAATATAAAATATTCAAAAATATAAAAACGCAAATTTTGGTTGGAAATGTAAGTTATTGATTCAGATTTAAGGAGGTTTTCAGTTGGAGAAAAAAAGAGATAAAAGTAACAGATATTATTCCTGCCAATGCATCCGTATGATAGTCGGTCCAATTAATAATAGTATGATTCATATGAATCTCGCCGGCAGACTGAGAAGGTTTGTTGTCGATGTTTTTGGTATTGATGCTGGGGATACTGATAAAATAATTGCTGACTTCTACTGGAGTAAAGGTGGAAATGTTGGTATTGGTGATTTTAACGAATTATTTGAGATAATATATAGAAAGCATAATCCACCAATAGTAATCAGAGATAAATTTGCCCAGAAAATTGAACCTGTTATTAAATTATTTCAAGAAAACGGGTGGAATGAAAAGGAATTCGATATGATGCTACTCAGTGGTACCAAGTATGTAATTAAAATGAGAAAAAAATGGAGGAAATAATTGGAAGATACTTTTGTGTATAGTGGAACTCAAAAAATATTTGAAGAATTAAGGAATATGCCGTGTCCTCATCTTGAATGTGATAATGATGATCCGGAAGAAATTGATGCAGCTGGTTGCATCAAATGCTCTCTCGGGAGAACATGCGACCCGGGGAAGCCTGAAACATGTCCTGTTATTGAAGCGCTCCTTGTTTATATACCATGGAAAAGAGATATGCTTGAAGAAGAGGAGGATTATAACGAGTATATGTATAACAATGCCCAAAACGTGCTCAAGCGCAGCGGAACAAGGCCAAAATGTATGTGGGATGACGATGATGAAGATTTGGTTGATAATTATGGTTTTTACAAACCACGTCATGACAAAATAGATCCTGATGGTGATATTTATACTATGGGTGTTGTTAAGATTGGTCAGATACGATTGGTTCCTGGCAACTATTATATAGTTAAAAGAGAAAACCACAGTGATGATTATATCGGATCTTTTTATAATATGAAAAATGGTGAAATTCTGAGATTCACTGAAGATGATAGCTTTTTTGTTGAAATTGATATCAAAACAATTGATTCGATTGAATATATTTCATTTAAAGAGGTTCAAGAATACTATGCCAAAGATATATGTGGTATAGATATGGAAAAAAAAAGAGTTTATACCGTTCATTTTAATAATGGCCAATGTTTTACCGGGGAGTTTAATATTGCTATGGTGGATTGTATTTTTATGAAAGCAAATGGTGAGCAGGAGAAAATATACATTGATGATATTACCGGTATCGAATTAATAGAATAAATATATGAAAATTTGTTTGACTTTTTATATTATATATTATTATATTTAATATGGATAAAAATATATTATTTTTTCATATATAAAATAAGGTAATTATGGCCGAACAGAATTTAGTAACTGTAAATCTTAAACTCACTCGCAGAGAGAGAAATGATTTCAAGGAAACTGCTAAAAGAAAAGGCCATAAATCGATGCAGTTGGTTTTATCAGCATTTATCAGCTCATATATACAAAACCCAGACCAATTCGTTATTCAGTTAGGAGTTAAAGGAAATGGATCACCCATTCGGAAAGAGTCTGCAATTAAATCCTGAGAATATTACATATGGATATGAAACATTCTCGAGGTTTTCAGTTGAAACAGTCTATTTAAATGGAAAACGAAAAAATGAATACCATCTGAAGGCAGAGGGTGATTTAACAAACGAGCAATTGCTTATTGTTTTAAAAAAACAACTGCAAAGAGATTGTGAAGTCGGATTTGTCGATAGAACCGGGATAATAACGCTTGAATATCCGATATACATTATTGTAACAAACCCGATACTCGTCGACGAAATGCATAATATATTCATAGATGTTGAACAAATTATTAACAAGGAGTAAATTTGAGCGATAAAGACAATCAGGATTTGAATGCCGGAGAGCTTCACGTAGATGGTGAAGGTGAATATACTCCCCCAACCGGGGAAGGAATTAAACATATTCCTCCAATTGATGAAGGAGGGACGGAAGAATCACTCGAAGATATGGTTGATGGTAAAACCAAAATTCAGGGAGATGATTTTCAGGTTGGTGGAGATAATGATATTGATGAATCTGATATCGAATTGCCGCCATCAGAAGGTGTTGAGTATGGTGCGCCTCCGGAGCCTGATGAGGATACTGATGATACTGCTGTAAGTCTTGAAGAGGCTATTGCTGAGCCTGATAATAAAGACATACCGGTAAACGAAAATGGTGCTATACAAGCTTCCACAGAAGGCCAGGTAATACAAGAACAGGCTCAAACATCAGATAATACCACAGCTCCCGTGGTCGGTCAAAATGTGGATGAAAAAACCGGTATAAATCTCGACAATGTTATTGAGGAGCAAGAACTCACACAGTCTGATAAACCTGGATTTAATCCAGCGGATACACAGGATGCCAGGAGTGATCATGAGGTTGAGGGTGGTATAGCGCGCAACAGGACGACAGGCAATCAATTCCACAGCCGCGGAATGCCTGAAGGGCATCAGGTGAGACCAGACATATCAAAACCGAAAGATGTAAGTGAAATGTTCGAAATATCTGGGTTTACCGTCTCATTTGAGAAAAAACCCGGACAGGGTAATGTTAATGTCGAAATAACTGACCACTTTATCGATCTCGAGACTGCGCAGGCAAGTATAAACGGAGAGAAATATTTGATGCCACTCCCGCAGACAGGATTTAAAATTGTTGATATTGTTTCCGGAGCCCCGACAATCAGTCATCATGACAGGGTATTATATGAATATATTAACAATAAATGGAGGAGAAAATAAGGCAGGGGATGTCTCTTATAAAGGTGACGCAGGTTTATTCCTATATTCCACCCGGGGTATCATGGTGTGAATAAGTGGTAAAACCATTTCCGGAGAATAACCGGATAGGAATTCCTGCTACGCCTGCTGAAATGGAAATATTATGATTCGATATGTATGTGGTTTTATGTTCAATAATTTAAAATCATCTGTTGTTCTTATAAGAAAGAAAAGACCTGAATGGCAGAATGGTATGCTCAATGGCGTCGGCGGAAAAGTAAATGATTATGATGATGACGATATTGGGGCAATGATTAGAGAATTTCGAGAAGAAACCGGTGTTCATTATGAAAATTGGAAACATTTTGTTACAATTACAGACCGGAAAGAATTTGAAGTTGTATTCTTCGCTGCAGCAGACACTGAAGCATTTGACAAGGCCTACACAGCAACAGACGAAATTATCGTAAAAAGTATTATTACAGGTCGTGGAGATATATCATTTGCAATTGATGCATCTTGCGTCTTTAACCTCAATTGGTTAATCCCACTTGCACTGGATGAAAAAGTTATTAAACCAGTGACAATAATTTATACCGAAAATGGACTATCAATCGGTAATGGGCCATTTACTGCGTAAGAAATTGAAGAGCCGAAGCTCGAACCACAGTTTTATAAAGAATCCAAAAAAAACAAATTAGTGTACAATATATTAAGCACAAATTTTTTTTTATATCTAATATTTTTCGGAAAATGACACTCAAAGGTATGTTATGTCTGGTAATAATCAAGGAATAGAAGTTGTATATAATAATAGAAGATATAGAGCAATAGGTGAGGCTATGTGGGCTTGTTTTTTTGACATAATAGGAATAATTTTTGGTTATGAAGTAAAAAACATCAGCGGTTGGTTGGTTGATTTTTATTTTTCATATATACCAGGATTATGTATAGATGGCTTTATTGAAAAGAAAATAGCATGTGAAAGAAAGGCTGCTGAATATGATAATGATGCTCAGTTTACTCCATATCTTTCATATGTATACGAAAGAGGTGATCCAATTCTATTTATAGGGCATATACCTGGGTTTGCAAAGTATAAAATGTGTAAATATAATAAAATTCATTTTGCAACAGCTGTAAATCCAAGGACTGGTGAGCGAACTAAGTTGTACATTGGTTACAATCTTGACAAAGAAAATATATTTGGACTTTACAGTAATAATGATAAAGTTGTTAAATGCACTGGTGAATATAAGCCGATTGACAGATCTGATATATCAATTGGTTTAAAAATGCTTGTTGATGACGCAAAAATAATAATAGATAAATTTTGCAGAAAAGGTAAGACTGGCCAAACAAGTAGGTACTTTGGAAAAATTAGATATTCATATAATGAAATAAAGAAACTGCTTCTTCTAAAAAGAAGTGGAAAAAAAATTCACATCAAGAATGTGTTTAGATATCCTGATCTTAATATAAAAACACTATTCGACGCAGAATATGAAGAATTAAAAGGAAAGCTTGTCGAATCCTGTATTGATGTATTTGATAATGAATGTTATTGGAAAGACTGCTGCACACTATCATCTACAGAATGTGTATCAAGGATATGTTATGCAAAAAGAAACCAGCTAGGATCATTTGTTGCTCTTATGAATCAATATAATAAAAAAATTGAAAAATGCGGGTTTATTCACGGTTGTTTTTATTGTAGATTTAAAGGTGGATATGCATGTAAAAATAAAATTGAAGATGCTGAAAAATATATTAGAATATCAAAAAAGACAAACCCTTGTATATATGTTTCAGTATGCAAAAAACTTTTGCAATGCGACCCTAATAAATGTGTTCAATATCATAATAACTGTGATGATATTAAGCATGTAAAATCTTCACCATGCATCATGGGTAGTAATATGTTCGCATGTGATTTTTGTAGGATATATTCTAACTGTAATTGTGATTTAAAAAGAGATATATTTGGTTAAACTATTAATATTTTATAAGGAGTAAATAAAAATGAATTTTAAATCAACAGATTTTGAAAAATCTGAATACAATGAGATTTCTGATGAGAAATATAAGAAAACAATGGATTCATTTTTTAAAGAAGATGATAATATTTCTACTGGCTATTATGGGTTTAAGATGAATGATCCATACAAACCGAAAATAACACTACCGAATGACGGAAATCCTCATAATAAAAAGTTGTCAATGTTTCCATTTCCGACATTTAGAAAGTTTCAAAAAAAATTACTTCAGAGAATGTTTGAGGTAGATGAAAAGTTTATTCTATATCAAGGGCCTTGTGGAAGCGGTAAGTCTGCAACAGCTGTTACTTTTGCTATGAACCAGTCTAAAACATTTATACTTACTTCACAAAGAGTTCTTGAAGATCAGTATATAAACGACTTCGGGTGCGATGATTTCGCTGTATTGAAAGCGAAGAGGCATTATCAATGTGAAGTGGATGATGCGTGTAATGCCGCAGAAGCAAGATGTTCACATGGTTTTAAGTGTGATGAGCTTTGTGATTACAGAATAGCAAGAGGAAAGGCTATGAATGCCAAGGTTGTTGTGATGAATTATACTTATTTTCTTTATGCCACATATTTTGGTGATTATTTACCAATGGCAGATCTTATAATATACGATGAAGCTCATAATATTGAGAAGCAGCTTATGGCATTTATTAAAATAGATTTTAAAATTGGACATCTACTAGAATACGGTATTATAGAGATTCCAAGATACAAAAATGCTAATAATTATATTCAATGGATTAATGAGGTAGTAGATCATTATAAAGCTGATGTTCTTGAATCTAATAATTTATTAAAAAATAAACAAAAGGAGTGTAGTGATATTGAAGACAGAAAACCACCAAGCAGGTTTATAGAAAAATTAGACAAATGGAAAATTGAACACGAGAAGATACTTGTTTCTATAAAGAAACTTGAGAAAAAAATAGAAGTTTTACACAAAAGAGTAATTAAAGTGGGTGATTTTATTAATTCGTTCAAAAAATATAAATGGGTTTATAAATTCTCATATGAAGGAGATACTCTAAAGGAAACAATAACATTCAAACCTGTATCAGTTTCACAGTATGCAAATGAGATGTTATTCAAACATGGTAAAAGGCACCTTATGATGTCTGCAACAATACTCGACAGTGAAATGTTTTGTTATAATATTGGTATAGACCATACAAAAGTACATTACTTCGTAACACCATCTACATTCCCACCTGAAAACAGAAAAATATACTTTGTTAATGCTGGAAATATGTCTAATAAAAAAAGAGATAAAAATATAGATAGTGCAGCAGAGATTGTAACGAAGATAATGGATATGTACTCGAATCAAAAGGGGCTTATATATACTAAAAATAACAGTGTTAAAAATGAAATAAAGCGTGGACTTCCAGACAGGCACTTGGTAAGATTAAAAGACCACGAGAGATATGCTGATAGAAATGAATGCCTTAATGAGTTTTTGACGAATAAAACTAATAAAGTGCTTATCTCCCCATCGTTCAGTGAGGGTATTGACCTTAAGGATGATAGAGCAAGGTTTATAGTAATAGCCAAAGTTCCATGGCCAGATAAGGGAGACCCACAAGTTAAGACAAAAGACCAAATGGTGCCGGATTGGTATAGATTTCAAACCGCTCTCGATTTCCATCAGGTTTTGGGAAGGGGTGTTCGCCATGAAAAAGATTGGTGTGATATATATATACTCGATTCTGCTTTTGAAGGGTTAGTTTACCCAACAACATTTACAGGTGAAAGGCTTAAAAACTTTTTCTCTCATGATGTTATTGATTGTCTTGAATTAGATGAAGCAGGGTTTCCAGTTACTACTAATATTGACGATATAACACCATCAACAGGACCATCTGTAGTAAAATGATAACAATGAACTGGGCTTTACCATTAGATCAGCATGAAATTGAGGAATTAGGAGAATATAATATAGTACTGTCTGATGTTGGCATGATTAATAAAATGCTTCTAATTCCTACACATTTTTTGTTAGGAAAATATAATGTAAATAAATATAATTTTGATTCTGTAGGCTATGAGACACTTTTAAGAAGTATTAAAAACTCAGGATATGAATTTATTTCATTTGGGGTTAAGAATGGTACCAATTCTTAATAACTGGGTTGAATGTCCTAATGGTTTCTGTCGTAAAGATGAAATACTAATTAATAGTGTATACGATAGTGAGAGGTTTAAACACTACAGACAACAATACCCCCTCTACAATCACATCCTCCAACATCTCGGAGAATTTACTATACCTGAATATGAGCAAGGTTGGGCGCAACAAGAGGGAAGATTATTCCAGATGGTTGTTGATGAAATTGAGGATCTTGAGCAACCTCGTACACCTATTATTGATACACCTATGTTTCCAGGTCTCTATATACAAGAGAATGAGCCAAACCGTAATAATCAATTATTTGTTGGAGGATGTGATTTTGGAAGGGATAATGACCAAGTAGGATTTTATATAAGTGGTAGTAGCTCTGGTAGCGGTATAAATATAAGCGCATCAAGTAGTGGCGCAGGTGTTGAACTTTCTACAGGAGGTACCAATAATGCATCTCATATCCACTTTTTTAATCCACCTTTATCCACTGGCGGAAGTGCATAAGCGATACCGTATTTTTCCCAATACAAAACATGAATTTATTAAATGTCCATACTGCAATTCAATTTCAAAAGTATATTTTTTGGAGCTTCTTTTTATCGGTAAGTACTGCATAAATTGTGGAGCCAGACATATCGCCTGGAATGTAACACTTCCTCCATTTTATCGAAAAATAAAGAAACGATTGTTATAACCAGCACAATTCTGGTATAACCATTTTGTAAAATTTAATTAACATAAGGGCGTGCACACCCTTTTTTTTATTTAATATTAAAAACCGCGAGGTGGTGATGAGTAAATTAATCTTTAAAGACTTTAAAGATGCTGTACAGAAACAGTTCGATACTATGAAGAATAGGCCACTCTTTGTAGTCGAAGTGGAAAAGAATTATCTATGGAATATATATCTCAATAGCTTTCCCGAAGGTTACAATAAAATGTTTCGTGAAAGGCTGGAATATGATTGCCAGTCATGTAAAACATTCATAAGGGCATGTGGCCATATGGTTAAAATCGTCGATAATAAAATGGTTTCAATATGGGATATTGATATTGAAGGTCCGTATAAAATTGTCGCCGATGCATTATCAAAAGCTGTTAAGAAAAGGCCTATCAGGAATGTATTTCGATATTTTCAGCAGAATGCAGGAACAAATAGTAATATGCAAATGCTCGAAGATGGAAATACAATTAAATGGGAGCATTTTTTTGTTAAACTTCCTGCACAGTATGTACAAAGTGGTGATGATATTAATGTTACTTATTCGAACTGCAGAACACAGAAAGAATTATTCTGCCGGGCAATGAATGAGATAACTCTTGAATCAGCAGAAACTGTTCGTGATCTTATTGAGCAGAATTCTCTTTACCGCGGTGAGGAGCATTTACCGACAATTAAGCTCTTCATAGCAGAAAAGAGTAAATATGATGTCGTTCCAGAAGAGGGCCGTGATATATATGAGTGGACAACCTCTTTAAGACTTGGTGGTAATTCAAGAATGAAAAATTCTGTTATCGGAACGCTCCTGGTAGATTTATCGAATGGAGAATCGCTTGATAGGGCCGTTAGCTCGTTTGAGTCTAAAGTTGCACCCGCTAATTATAAACGACCTACTGCTCTTATTACAAAAGGTATGATAAAGCAGGCTGAGAAGAAGGTAGAAGAGCTCGGCATAGAAAACTCCCTTTATAGACGGTTTGCTGTTACTGAAGATATAACAGTAAATAACGTTCTTTTTGCTGACAGAGAAGCAAAAAAGAAAATGGGAGCATTTGACACTCTTAAAAGCGAAGTTGCTGTTAATGAGAAAAAATACAGCAAGGTTGAAGAGGTTTCTGTTGATAAATTTATAAAAGACATTTTGCCAAATGTTGATTCTGTTGAAATGATATTCGAAAACAGACATATCAATAATTTGATGAGCCTTATTGCCCCAATGCAGCCTGATACAAAAAATATATTCCAATGGCACAATAATTTCTCATGGGCGTATAATGGTGATGTTACCGACTCAATTAAAGAACGTGTTAAGGCCGCCGGCGGGAGTGTTACCGGCGTTCTACGTTGTTCGCTCGGGTGGTTCAATTATGATGATTTGGATATCCATGTAATCGAACCTTATGGCAATGAGATTTATTATGGAAATAAATCTTCTAGTACAGGTGGCTGTCTCGATGTTGATATGAATGCCGGTGGGTCACAATCTCGTAATGCTGTTGAAAATATTACGTGGCCAAGACTCTCTACAATGAAAGAGGGTAAGTATCAAGTATTTATCAACCAGTATAACAAGCGTGAAGATGATAACGTTGGATTTGATGCAGAAATTGAATATGGTGGTGAAATTCACCGGTTTCATTATCCGCGTCGTGTTTCAGGAAATGTTCATGTTGCCGAATTTACATTTTCTAAAAAAGGTGGTATAAAGTTTGGCAAATCAATGGAGTCAACTACAGCAAAAAAAACCGTATGGGGAATTTCTACCCAACAATTTCACAAGGTGAAATTGATTATGAATTCTCCAAATCATTGGGATGGTCATAAAACCGGTAATCGTCATGTGTTTTTTATACTTGATGGATGTAAAAACGACAAAGACGCAAGAGGATTTTTCAATGAATTCCTCAGTAATGAGTTGACTAAGCACAGAAAAGTGTTTGAAGTGCTTGGATCTAAACTCAAGGCCAAAGTTTCTGATGAACAATTAAGTGGTCTTGGTTTCTCAAGTACAAAGAGGAATTCTGTTGTTTGTAAGTTATCAGGGAATTTTTCCCGGACTATCAAAATAAACTTCTAAGGAGTGTGTAATGGATATTTTCGCTTACGCGACTCGTACAAAACTGAGGTTTGAAACGGACAGGGGTAACCTTACTGTAGAAGATCTCTGGGACCTTCCATTAACCGATGAAAATGGTGGGTTGTCGATCGATTCCATCGGTAGAATTATGACAAAAGCTGTGAGAGATAATGAAGGTAATGAAGCTTTTGTTTCTACAAAAGAAAAGGATGATGAAGGCCTACCGTTAAAAGTAAAGCTTCAAATCCTTGAACATATAAGGGATCACAAGGTTGAATATGCTGCCCGGGCTGAAAAAGCTGTATTGACCAAGGCACGGAAGCAGAAAATCCTTGAGATTATTGAACAGAAAAAGGTTGGCGCACTTGAGGAAAAGAGTGTGGAAGAGCTTCAAGAGCTGCTTGATTCAATGTAATAAAATGACGGGCTTGTTCAGCCTCTACGTGATTATCGTATATTATCTGGTATAATGATAATGTAAGATAAAAACAGCCCTCGTGCAACGAGGAGAAAGGGGTCTCATATGGTAAAAGAGATTCTTAAAATATCTGCTGCATTAGTAGTAGGTATAGTCGGGACAATTCTTACCCCAAAGGTTATCAGAAAGCGGGGTAAGAAAGCTGAGAAAGCTCCCGAAGAAAAAGGTGAATAAAACGAAATCTCAGCAGCTGAGGATAATAATAAAGTCGGGGTAACTTTCTTGAAAACATCTTAAAATCCTATTGACATTCCGACATCAATAGGTGTCCTCATTTTCGAATGAAGGCTAGGTTATAATTGTAACCTAGTCTTTTTTTTTAATTATTAATAAGCAATTTATTTAAAATATTAGTAAAATAATGTGATTCTTTTTATATTCATGGTATAAATAATATAGTAAGTCATATATATTAATTTCACAGGAGGATTATATGCCATTCTATGATGATTCTCTTGATGAAGAGATGTCATTTCCTGAAGTCAGAAGTGCAGAGGAATTAGACGAAGAGGCGTTTGGGGATGTAAGAGGTAATTTTTCACAGCGCCAAACCGTTGACGATGATAGTTATTACGGGCACTTATTGGACTCGTAGCTACGAGAAGGTGACTGGTAGAGAAGTTATTAATCACCATAATGTATTGTGATGTTAATAATGGATCCCGGTCGCCTTTTTTTTTAAAGGCATAATAGTGTCAGGGGGTTAAACCAATGATATGGAAAATATTATGGTGGACTGGGATTGTTCTGTCCCTGTTCATAATTAATTTACAGACTACTTTATAGGCGCTTTGCAGCGCCTTTTTTTTAAATCAGGAGGATAGCTGTGAATATATTTAGAAAAATTGAAGAAACAAAAGCCCTTATTAAAAAAATGAAAGACAGAATGCCAACCAATATACAGGCAGTAAATGTTGCTTATGATTTTATAACATTATATGAGAAATTAAATCTCTGGCAATCATTAGGTTCAAAAACATTCCGTTTATCCAAAGAGCTTATTGATGCTTTTACACTTACTGATATACCTCTTGATATTACTCCGAACGAATTTAAATATCCATTTGATACATTTCTTATTGAGGGCGAGAAGCCTTTATACCAGGTTCAAATTCGCAAAAACGATTATGCAGATGTGCACTGTCTGCTTTTTATTGACAAAAGAGCAATAATAAAACAGCCTGGTGATAGATACCTTACACGCAATGGTGAATGGCTTGACGATCTTGAATGGGATCTATCTGTATCAGGATTATCTCCCGGCCTTGACGGATATGGGCTTGATCACATGTGGTTAAATATGAAAAATCATGAAACAATTGAAAACGCTCTTAAAGTAGAAAATCAAGCAAAAGAATATCGTGATACAGTATCGATACCTGAAGCCAAAAGGGCTTCGAATATTTTCTTTAATACGATAATGTATATCAACGATCCAACAAGGATACCTGTGGAGACTGAGTCGAGAGGGAGAGCTAAATATAAATTAAGCGGTAAAAAAAGAACAATAAAGAATGAATATATTTTACTTCGTCCACCGAGAAATTACATTTCAATTCCTGGAGTCGGAACTGGTAGAAAAGTTGATAAGCGATTTATTGTTCGTGGTCATTATCGCAACCAAGTATATGGAAAGGGTCGATTAGAACGAAAAAGAATTTGGATTATGCCATTCTGGAAAGGACCTGAATTAGCTGAGATTGTATCAAAAAAATATAAGGTGGAATAATATGGATAAATTATTGGAAGAATTAGTTAAAGCTGCTATGTCGGAAGCTTACCCTGAAGGTGATGATAGTAATCCTGATGATGATTTTGTTAGTTGTAATAAAAATGGTTTTCGAGTTGCCTTTAGGAAAGTACTAATCCAAAATTCTCACACTATGGCTAAAAAATCCATATCGAACAATAAACAAATTGATGCCATTGCCTTGAAAGAAGAGATTCAAGAAGTATTGCGCGGTTATATTTTTTCAAATGAAGTGTCCAGAATAACCGATTGCATAATGAAAAAAATAGAACAAAGGATACATATTTCGTAAATTATTGTATTTAATCCAAAATTTTCAAGGATATTTTATATGGCAAAACGATATATAATAGTTGAAAAATGCAGTGAAAAGACGTGTCCGTATTATGAGATTCATCCGATATTAAAAAAACGATATTGTAAATTAGTTAGTAAAAATTATGGCGACATAATTGATTCTAGGGTTAAAACATTTCCAAGGTTTTGTCCATTGGATAATATTAAATGTCCGCATTGTGGAGGTAAATTTTATACTGAATAACCTTATAGGAGAAAAAAAAATGTTTTTATTTGAATGTTTGTTAAAGTTTCCATATCACTTACGTAGATTGCCTGAAAAGGTATATGTAATTGCTGAATCTCCCGACGATGCCAAATTGTTAATAACAAAAGGTCAATATAAGTCAATTGACATTAAAATGTTATGCGAGCAAAAAAACATTCTTTCCTCAGATAATAAGAATTCTGACGATGATAAACCAATAACAAACAGATTCCTAAGATATACAGACTAATATTAGACATTACAAGTTGAAAGAATAATAATATGTAAATTAATAAAATAAAATAAGTGAAAGTCTCACCCGAATTGGATAGAAATATCTGCCAGTAGTACCAGCAACTGTACGACTGGGGCTATCTCCGTGTTCACCAGGAGACTTGGTGAGACTTTCCTTTCTTTTTAACAAGAAGGGGGTCTAATGTAAATTAAATGGAAAAAAAGGCTAGTATTATAAGAGATAAAGAGCAAGAGCGCATATACCATTCTTTGCTCAGTGGACATTTTAAAACCGTAACCCTCGAGAAATATAATGACGCAATGATGAATTTAATGTTTCAAGAGGCTTGTGACAAAGTGCTTGGTAAAAATTTTTCCAAGAATCGAATAAGCAAACGTAAAGAAAAAAAAATAAAAGATTATGTTGCAAATAAAATTCGAAAAAAGTATGGTAAGTGGGTTAATCTTACCAATGTAAAATTAAAGAAAAATGGCCAAATGGCTTTTAGAACAAATCTTGACAGAACATTTATTGTTCCTGACAGAGGTAGATTATACGGTGCTTACTATCATACAATAAGTGGAAATGTATTTTTTACTGAACATTGTCTTGAACGGTTTGAAGAACGGGCAAATATGGAATTTCTTGATGGTATAATAAATGCTGCCAGGAGAGGTCTTAATGCAGAGCCAACTGCAGTTGATATTTTATCATTACTTATAAATTATGGCCCGCTTGATTATGGTAGAAATAAAGACCATCTTCATATAAGCGTATTATCTGGAATAATTGCGCTTGAAGATCTTGGAGATGTATTTATAGCAAAAACATTTCTTTCTGAGAACATGATTAAAGATATACAATGGTATCGACCCGAAATTGGAAATCGCAGTGAAGCAATGTCATTTGTCAGTGTATTACAATCGCCGTGTAAAAAAATAGATAAGCCCCTTTTATATACAACAGCAATAGAAGAAGCTCGTAAACTCTACAATGAAAGCGTGGATTAATAATCTACGTTGCTTGACTATGAGTTGAGCTTCTTTTTTAGTTATTAGATATTGTTATAAAATATGAAAATCTGGTATAAATATATTGAATGGCGATTTATATTTAAATTGGAAGAAAGGTTATACCGACCCCACCATGCCACAGGGTAGCGAGAAAACCGTAAGGGTAATCGTCCTGCTATATTGGTGCCTTCGTCGGTCTTTTCCTTGATTTGGGACCTTTCTTCCTTGTTAATATAATATTTCTTTATTAAAGGAGAATTTTATGGAAAAGGGTGTGGATATTGATGCTGGAAGAATTATATTCTTCCAGAATGAAGAATATATTGATATATGTCAAATCGGTTTTATGCTACACGGATTTAGTGCATGTCATCATTGTAAAATGATGACAGTGTGTAAATTAGCAGTTACTAATATGGAAACAAGTAATACATTATTAAATATATATAATCAACTGTCAATGAAATATCAAAATTCCTGGAGCTAACCAGGCCTTATAAATGATATTTTCTTTTCAAAAGCGGCTCGGTAAAACGTGCCGCTTTTTTTTACCTATTACTGTTAGAAAAACAGTAAATCTGGTATAAGTATAATGAAAGGAAAATTAACTATTCATTTATAATGGGAGACGTTATGGAAAAAGTAAAAGTTATCGATGAACATCCAAATAAAATACACGATGGAATGGAACTGTTCCTTGTCACCGGAAAGCAACTTACTAATGCCGGTGCTTTTCTAAAAGGCGAGACATTTTTAACTGGATTTCAGGAAAATAACAATGTCCGTGGAATGTTTAGTGAAGATTTCGAACCTGTTCAGATTATCGCGTTTGATAATGGAAAATATATATTCACGATGTTCAATGTAACAACTATTTCGAGAGAAGGTATTTCAGAGCTAATCAAAAAAGGCGAATACATTCTCGATAACAACAAATGTATGAGCCAATCCGAACGTGAAGAGTTTGGTGAATTATATCCTATATATAAATTTACATTATAAAAATAAAAACTATTCATTTACAAGGAGGAGATATGTTTAAATCATTCACAGACTTATGAAGAGTTTCAGGAGTGGATTGAAATGTGCAAAAAGGACAAGGAAAAGTTTAATTTTAAAACTTATGCAGCATTCATGATGATGAAGAGGGGTGTCATTGGAAATAGCTCTATTAGACAAAGGATTATTAATAAATTATTATAATGATATTTTCCTTTATACAAATTTACAATTTACAAATAAGGAGAAAAGTATGTATAAAAATTACGCAGAATATGCAAAAGCCCGTGTTGAAAATATAAAGTCATTGATCCAGTTTATTCCTGAACTGGAAGCATGTGTCGAAATGATGGATGACTTCTTATCCGAAGCTGTCAAATGTGGTCCAATATTTGACAAAGTCAAATTGGCAATTGAAAACGCACTCGGCAAAGAAATTGAGTTTGCCGAGTGCGATACGATATTCGCCGTAATCTCGTCAGTCATGACAGGTAAAATTGACTATTCGCTGGTTAATGAACCTGCCGACATAGGCAGGTTAACAATTATTGAAATTGCTAAAGTGCTGCCTGGCACCGGTATCGAAGGTGTCTCTGAGAGTATTGTTGAAATAACAAATAAAATGTTAGGCCACGCCAAAGACCTAATGTAGACTGTTATTGGTAAGTGATTATATACAAAAAAGAGCGCAACTAAATAGTTGCGTTTTTTTTAGCTGTTATCAAAAAGATAATTCTGGAATTACTATAATGTGCACGTTACTATTAACTTTTTTTATGAAAGGGCATGGCATGCCAAAATTTTCCAATCCATTTGTAGAAGTGAAACAAGAGCCCGTCGAAGTCGGCGGTGATAAAGTCTCCAAAATAGGAGTTCGAGTGCAGGATGACGAAGGCAACTGGCAGTTAGCTGGAATCCAATCGGCTGGTTGGAGCCTGATTAAAAACAGTATTGCAAAAGATGTTGGTGATAATATTATGAGTCGCTCACCATATGACTGGGAAGAACTCAAAATCCTTTGGGATGGAAAGAAGTATGCACATTATTTTATTACAAAACAGACTGTTGCTGAAATTAATGCCGGCGGTAGTGAAGAAAATGTACGCGATATTCGTCTTGGTATGATGATGCGAAATGCATATGACGGAAGTGGTAAATTCGGAATGGAAATGTTTGCCTGTGATTACGGGTGCACAAATCAATTTGTGTCCAGGAAGAGGTTTGGTTATTTTGCTATTTATCATAGCGAACAGGATTCGTGGAAGATTGATGATGCTCTTCAAAATCTCCAAATTGGTGCAGAAAATCTTATTGCAATTGCACCAAGAATTCAACAGCTCGCAGAAACACCACTGGAGACTCAGCACCTCATAAGTGCTTATAAAAATACAAAAATACCTCAAAGCAAATGGGGTGAAGTTATTGAGCGTTTATCCATCGAGCAGGCAACATTATTTGGGCTGTATTCAGCGCTGACATATATCACATCTCATCAATTGAAAGGTTTTAATGCGATTACCGTTGGCGATACAATCACTGAGCATATGCTTAGTGATTGATGAAGTTATAATAAAATAAAACATAACCAAGAGGTAGTTTTTTTCTATCTCTTGGTGTTATTTATAACAATTTTTATTTGGAATCAAATTATGATTTTAATAAAAGCGTCAATAATTATAATGTCCAATCTTGATATAGATGCAATAGGATTGACAAAACAAAATCTTGCAAAATGTTGTCCGTATGGAGAAATATTAATAAATAATGAGGGAAAATATAAAGATACATTTTCTTTATTTAAAAGATTAATAATTTGCTCTGATATAACCAATATTTTAATTCATGTTCCATATGCTGAAAAATTTGAACCACACAGCAGAATATTTCGTAATAGAAAAGATAAACCATATATAATTTTAAAAAAAATGTATACTGATATGGATGAGGTTGAAGAATTAATTGAATTTTGTTTCTGCAAAAATATAATTGTAGAATCACATTGTATAATTGGTGAGAGTAGAAATAATGAGTAGTAATTATTGGGCAAATAGTGGATATATACTTAAAATTACAGATGAAGTTTTAAAGGCTTTTAATATAACAAAAGAACTTCTAATTCAACAATGGTCTGACGAACATAATATAAAACATTGCGAATCAATAATGGATATGATTCGCGAAGCTACATATGGTGGTGAAAAGCTTCATCTGGATTTTTGTGGCAATAAATTTTCTGTTGATATATTCTGTGTTAATGATGATATTGAGAGTGCTGACGCATTACTTGATAGGTGGGAATATTATATGATTTTTGATCAGAGTGATATTTGTACTATTAAACCTACGCCCTTTTTACAAGCTTTACAAGATAGAAATATTGCTCCAGAATTTAAACAATGGGTGAGTTATGGGTAAAATTGCTCGATGTTGTTTCTTTAAAATTTCTGGCATAATTATAATAAAGGTTGATTAACTATTTGAATCGATTAAATCGACTTATAAGGAAGGAAAAATGTACATTCAATTAACTTATAAACATGGAAACGGAATATATGATTCCAAAGTCAAAATCGTCTCAGATAATGAAATAGATTGCAGCTCGATAGACACTATCGAGGATAATGGTGTTGTATACTGGCAAGATGGAGACCTAAACGGAATAGCCATACCGCTTCCTGACAATATCGAAGAGGTATAATATATGAATTCTAAAGCAAATACTGTAACAATTTATGCATTTTTTACATTTGTAATAATAGCGGTTTGTTTAATAATTGTGTGGTGCCCGATAAAATCGAAATATAAAAAAATATTACCAGATAAAGATACCGTGTATGTTGATAAGGCTATAGGGATTGACACATTATATATTGATACCGGTATTATTACCAGACTTTATCTCAGAGAAGATAGTTTGTACAAAGAAATTATTATAACTCGTGATAGTCTCAACGAAATTAAAAGGAGGATAGCGAATGCCAAAGAAAAAGAAGCTCCCTAGAATGTTCATATACGTTGAGGGTGGTCTTATCCAGACCATAGCGGCAGATATTCCAATGGAAATTCTGGTGCTCGATGGTGATGTTGATGGTATCGAATGTCCGGATAATTATAAAGATATTGATGGTAGTGAATTTCGTGCTCGAGTTGCCTGGGAAAGAAAGCCGTACCAAAGTAAGAGTACCGTTAATCATTATTTCAATGAACAAGCACGAGTAGATAAGGAAAACTACTGATGGAAAATGAAACAATCGAATGTCCAGGATGTGGATACGCAATATCCATAAATAATCTTCAGTGCCCGGAATGCGGGTACGAAATGGATGATGATGAGCGTGAGGAGGCCGGAAATGAATCCAGAACAGATAATTAATCAAATATGGACAATGCACTGGTATGAAGTAATACAAATCGCTTTAATGGATGATTTGATACTCCTGGTGAAAACATGGCCATTTTTACTTGTATCAATTTTTATTTTTTTCGGAACACTTCTATTAATAGAAAAGAATAAAAAGTATAGAATTACATCCCTTAAAAGCAAATGCCTATTATGCGAAGGTAAAATAGAATGCGGCCTCCCCAATCATAAACCGTGTGGAAAAGTTATAATAACCATATCAGATATTTCAAATGAAGATTTCTGTATAGTTATGCATCGCAACTGTGCTAAAGAATATATGAAAAAACTTATCGGTAATGTGGAAGGGCTTCCACAGACTGATGAGTTTATTGTCGGTGTAATAGCAAGCGAGCTTGTTAATAAAGGCGATCTTATCAGGCCGCAATGGGAAATATTTCAGTGTGTATCAAAGAATCAAGGAGGATAATTGTTAAAAAATAAAAAATTTGTAATACCTGTAATGCAATTACAGGATTTATTAACAAGATTTGTCGAAACGCCATCAATAGGAAATCCTGATTATATTGATATGATACTCTGGCTTTATGCATGTGCGAGAAATAATAAAGATAATTGGGGGCTAAAAGGTAAATGGCCTTATTTCAGGATTAAAATCGATCTCGAGAAGCAATGGTACCCGGTAGTTATAATATATAACCGCTGGTTTGCCAATGCATTCATTGAGGGATGGTTATTTAATTACATTAAAAAGAAAAGGAGTAGTAAGCGTGGCAAAAAAAATTGAACACTGGGATCCTGAATTTTGTCCGGAAGAGTTAAGCGCATTATATGATTTTCTTGATAATAGGGCGCATGGTCTTCCGGAAGATATTGATCATTACATTATATCAAAAGAGTACTTTAAAGAACTTGAGGTATATACTTGCCCGGAAGATCATTATGATATTAATGATTATGTGGATGTCGAGTACGTTGCTCATTTTGCAAGTATGTTAGAGCGTTTGAAAGATATTCCTGATGACGCTGTGCTTGAAATAGATTTATCAAACGCCTATTAAAGGAGTATCTTATGAGCGAGGTGGTGAAGGTTGCGACTACGCAATCGTATGAATTCTGGCTGTTAATAACCGGCCATGGTGAAGGTTGCGACTACGCAATCGATTGTAACAAAATCTGGAAGAAGATTGATGGCTGCACGAGCATGGAAGACGCTCATATTATGGTTGAGACAATGTTCGAGACCGGGAATCTTTTATTTGAAGGTGAAAGAGGTGTGAAGAGCATTTCTATCCTTCAGGTAAAAGATGCAGCAATATTCAATGTTCAGCAAGCCAAAACGAAAATCGAAAGGCAGGCTAATGTGGAAGAGAAGCAGAAAGAAGAAGCCGAAGATCTTGCTAAAATGGCTGAGCTAAAGATGAAATATCCTGAAAAATTCAAGGAGATGGCTCAGTGAGATATAAAAAACTGAAAACGCTCTGGGCCGCAATGGAACGCAATATTGGGTTCAATGCGGCCCATTATGAGCGCGCTCTCGGCCTCGACCATGGAATTATTGAAAGAGCCCTTAAAATTGAGAAGAATGGTGGTCAGTGCCCGCAAGAGTTGTTTGCTGTTATGAAAATAGTATATACATTTCCATGGATACTTAGGGTTGCTGATCAAAATTATGATCCGAAATACGCAATGAAGGAACTCTGCAAACACGCAGTAGATATCCTTGTCGAAACAACTTACCCTTAAATACTAAAACCTACTAATTTGTCCTAAAATTAGGAAGAAGGAGGATAATCAATGTATGAAAATACCACTTAACCCCAATGGATTCATATGCTGATAAAGGAAGAATTACTTACTATGATGGCTAGAGCTGACATTTTAATGCAGGAAATATCTGATGCTGCAGAAGAATGCACTGCGACCCAAATGCCAGCACAAAACGTCGTATCAGTTCTCACAGCTACTCATGAATTTAATAAATTATTAAATGAGTTTGTTGAGGCTCATTCAAAAGATGAGACCTTTATCGTATAACCACTTTTTGTCGGAGGATAAGTTGCCTACCATCAGAGAAATACTTGGAAAAGTAGTAAATTATGTGCAACCGCAGCCTAAAAAGAGGCGGATTAAAGCTCCTATAACCCCGGAAGGAGCAATTTGCACTGATATGTTAGTTATTTATGAATGGCTGGAGCAGAATAAGCACAATGCTCCATTTTACTGCCTTATGCTTCAGGAACAATTTGATACATCATTCTTTCTCACACCGGATGGAACACCTGCAATCTTTAAAAAATGGGATGAGGTGATTCGTGAAAAAGAGGATCTTAATAATCCAAATGTTTGGATACTTGAGTTTACCGGAGTTGCAAATTGATTTACCCTGAATGCGGTACTATAATTAAACCGGGGATTATGTTTTATCATTTCCCCGGTTTCATTTTCAAAATAGGAGGATATGGTGTTAGGATTTTATTTTATTTTTGAATGTAAACTGTGTGGAAAACAGTTTACTTTAACTCCTGAAGAAATGATTGAGGAGAAGCGTGTTGTGAGTGAAATGATTGAAAGAGATACACGTTATAAGTTTACTAATTTAGATATGGTAACACGAGTATTCCATAAATGTGAAATTGAATCGGTTCATGAGAACGTTTCATTAAAAGAAAAGGGTTTAAAAAGTTATTATGGTATTGCTGAGACTGTTGGTTTTATGATTGTAAATACGTAAATCCGGAAGGGTGGCGGTATATAATTATACACCTCTTATCCTCCGGCGTATAATTATTTATACAAACCGTCACCCGACTTTATATATATAAAATAAGGAGAAAATTTGATACAAGAAAATATTATCTTGTTCGATATGGATGGAACACTGTGTAATTATGAAGCAGCTTTATTAAATAGTCTTAATGAGCTGAAAGGTCCTAAAGAAAAAATGCTTAAAATACTTCCACATAAATCAAAAACTCCTGCCTATCTTAAAGCAAGGATGGATTTAATACGCGATAATACAAAATGGTGGATAAATATACCACCACTTTCTTTGGGAATGCAACTGTGGAGAGTGGCAGGCGAGATAGGGTTTAGAAGAATGATACTTACACAGGGGCCTAAAAGATATCCAAAATCATGGATGGCAAAGAAAATGTGGATAGATAAATATCTTGGAAGCGATGTTGATATAACAATAACCCGGGATAAAGGTCTTGTGTATGGAAGGGTCCTGGTTGATGATTGGCCTGACTATATAATTAGATGGGCGAAATGGAGGCCGAGAGGGCTTATTGTAATGCCTGATGGTAAACACAATCAGGGTTTTGAACACGATCAGGTCATCAGATATGATGGAAATAATTTTGAAAAAGTTGCTGGTGTGCTTCAGGATAAATTTGATTTCATAAATTAATTTTGGAGGATAAAATGAAATTAACAATTAGAAAGATAATTGATATTCTTGCATATCGGCCGGATATCGCCCAAAATGACAGGAATGAGTTGGTTAAAATTGCTGAAGATGAAGGGTTATTCATTGATACAGAAAAAACCTGTATTGATAGTGCCGAACGCAAAATATGCAATTCTAAATATCTTGGTATAAAAGCGAATACATGGGATAATAAAGAATTTTATTTCTATACAATGGAACAAAATCATGTAGATAATGCAATGCATATTATGGGTTATGATAGTCATGGATATTGGTTGAGTTTTTTCAATAACCCTCTGGAGCCTGAAACACCAGAAAATTTTGAATTCAAAGGTGGTAAGCATGGTAGATAATCTTGGATTTATACCAAAATCTAAAGCAAATGATATTGCAGTTAAAATATGCATGGAACTTCTTCCTCATTGCGAACAGAAAGGAATAACTGTAGTTGGTGATTTAAGGCGCGAGCGAAGCAAGGTTGATAGTATTGATATAGTATGCATTCCGAAAACCCATTATGCACAAACAGATCTTTTGACATATGGTCCGATAAGAACCAATGGTTTTATTAAAACTGTTAATTCATGGGCAAAAATGAAAGGGGATCCTGTTGGTGGGAAGTATACTCAACGGTATCATCCAACCCATATGATAACTATAAATCTTTATATGGTTACCAGGGATAATTATGGATTAATGGTTATGTTTCGCACCGGGCCGGTCAAATATTCAAAGCGCATGATGGAAAAGGAGACCAAAAAAGTTGGAATGAAATCTAGGGGTGGATATCTCCGCTGGGAAAAAAATGATGAGATAATTCCAACACCTACTGAAGAAGAGTTTTATCGTCTTGTTCAGGAACCATGGATTATACCAATGGCACGAATAAAATAAAGGGGAATTATGGCTAAACATATATTTAAATGTTTATATTGCAATTCGCCAATGAAACTGGAATCAAAACCATGTGGAGAAGTTGAAGAAGGTTTTAAATGGCACTATCTACAATGCACTCAATGCCTGGCTACAGGTCCACAGTTTTGTGATTCAATAGATATATCTAAAGTCAATTGTATCAGAAAGGCTTTTGAGTCTATGACCATACCACATGGTTACAGAATCACACTTGTTTGCAGCAAATGTATTCTTGAATGTTCGGGCCAATTGGAAGATATACATAAAGAGTGTCCATTGCCTGATTGTAATGGCACACTACACAAAATACCAGAAGAATATATACATTAAAAGGAGGGTAATTGGACGATGCTGCATTTGACGGCCTTGTTCGTCAAAGAATACAAAAAATAAAAGATGTTCTGGCGTCAAAAGGTAAAGATTACGGGCGCGAAGATCGGCTTCACCAGTTCAAAGAGGCTGGAATGAGATTACACTGTACTCCGGAAAGAGCTCTGCAGGGTATGGCTGTAAAGCATGATATATCAGTAGCGACAACTATTACTGATATTGAAAACGGTACTTATGATTATGTTACTCATGAGTATATTGATGAGAAGATTGGTGATGCAATAAACTATATGATACTTCTCGAAGCATTAATTAAAGAGCGTCTTCTTAAAGACAATTGTACTGTTGAAAGTGAGGGGGCTTTAAATGGAAAATAAAAAATCCGGACTACGGGATGAATTTGAAATGCGCCAAGATGCTGCTGAAATTGAAGCTGAAAGTCGAAACTTCAATAATGAAGAACCGCCGGATTGTCTTACATGTAATAGAACTGGCGTGTGCTTTGCCGGGTGTATTGAAATGCTTGGAATTGATCCTTTCAAGGTTAATGAGCCGACGAGCAGAATAATAAAGGCTTTGAAAATAGCCATGGATTATGGTACCGCCCAAGGAGACCAGCACAGAGCATTTGCTATTGATCAAATGGTGCGCGCCCTTTCTGGTGATCAATATGAAAATTTTACAAAACAAGCTGTCATCTGGGATAAAGGTGTCGGTTAAATAACAAAAAATTGGATTAGAAAAAAGGCTGAAGTGCTAATTTCAGCTTTTTTTTAGTTATTATCAATTAGTTTATGAGATAACTACTATGTAAATGATAATTATTTGACAAGGAGAAGTAATGCCAGAATTTGATATTTCAATAGTAAAAATAGCCCAAACAACTGAAGATTTTCATATAACTACAAAGAATAAAAAAGAGGCTGAAAAGCTTGCTATACAAGCGGCTAAGAAAACTGAATTTAGTCATGGGGAGCCTGATATAATTACTGATATGATTATTGAGTGTAAGGGGGAGTAATGGATATACGAGATTTTTGTGAATTGGTATACACATCTTATCAGAAATATGAAGAATCAAGATTGGAAAACTCTCTTGACATTCTTGAAGAAGAAATACAAGCAACTGTTTTGGACTTTGTTAATGATGGTGGGATCAATAACTGTTCAGTTGATGCGCTTTGTTGTGATACTTCATCTCTTGTAAATACTATGTATGAACTACTCGGATTGAATAAAACCCCTGGGATTGAAGAAGAAATTGATGATATATTCTCTGCTGAAGAAAATAATTTATGATTTACATTGATGAAATACGCGATTATACCGGTATGACAAATTTAAAATATAAAAAATGGTCACATATGTGGACTGATGGCGATATTGAAGAATTGCATAAATTTGCAGAGAAACTTGGATTAAAAAGAAGATGGTTCCAAAATAAAAAACGGTTACCACATTATGATTTAGTTCCTACAAAAAGAGCTATCGCATTAAGAATGGGGGCGAGATTTATTCCGCTTAGAGAATGGTATAAAAAGTTGAAATTAATGAATAAATAAATCTATTTTATATAAAATCATTACGACATATTGCAGGGTAGAGCAGTTGGATAGCTTGCTTGGCTCATAACCAAGAGGTCGGGGGTTCAAATCCCCTCCCTGCTACCAATATAATAGAAACACATCATAGGTGTACGTGCTTTACACTTGGACATTGATCGTGGAGCCGTATAGCTTGTACGATTCGGTTCTTGTGCTACGAACACGAGTACAGAATAAAGCACACGTACTGGTAAGCGGGGTGAACTTCCGTGAGATATCTGTTGTGTTTCTAATTCGGGTAATATGGATGATCTGAGAAGGTGTTTTGTGTCTCCCATTAGGCATCTTTAATGTAATTCCATATTACCTTTTTTAATTTTATAAAGGAGGATAAATGGATATACGTATCATACTTCTATTTGCGGTTATTTTACCAATAATATTTATATTATTATGGAGAACATTCTGGGAAACGTATGGCAGACCCAAATGGATTCCATGGAAAATATTCTACCCTATTCACCAGGTGGAATGGTGGATATTCGAAACTTTATGGTGTAACAGGTTTTTGACACAGTGGAGGTGGGATAGAAGGAAGGATAAAAACACTCTTCCGATCCAGAACTGGGGGTATAATGGATTTTCCGGGAGCCTTAAAGAAGGCATGGCACCATTCACAGGCCAGTTTGTCAGGTGGACAGCTGACCCTGGTGTAGCTGAGATTAGATGTTCTGATGGCAAGACCAGATACATACCTTCTTATGCAATTCATGGGCACAAGCCGCCTGAGCCAGATTATGAAAAAATGAAAAAGAATGGACAGATGGCTTACTTCGGTAAGGCATCAAGCTCTGAAAATTAAATAACTGAGGTAGAGATTATGTCACAATTACCAATAGCGCATATTGAGTTCAGAGGTGATGTTCCTGCGATTTATCACAATATGCCATGCCCAATATGCTATCATAAACATGCAGTTTATCAAACCAATAATGGTATATTTTTACCATGTTGGAGGTGTCAGGAAAAAGGATTCAAATTAATAAAAACGAAAAGTAAATTTATATTAAAAATCCTTCATTGGCTTGGCGTTATTAAATTACCACAAAAGGGCAGTGTTTAACTGTCCTTTTTTTTAGTTATTAACTTCATAAATGTGGTATAATTATTATGTAAAGAATAATTATTAATTTTAAGGAGAACAAAATGAAATTTAATTTTAAAGATGTTTATAACACAACGGTAGATTTTGCTGCCGAAGCAATAAATCAAACTATTGATTTAGCGATAAACACATCAATCAATATATATGATTTTGCCAAAAGGCTCGGTTCAAAAAACGGTCGTGAAAAGAATTGGAATGATATTAAAAAAAAAGCTAACGACTTTGCAAAAATTGTTTTGAATGAGGCAAAAAAGATATTGAAAGATGTGGTCGATAATTGGGAAGCGGCTATAATATTAACATTGTCGTCAGTTGGATTAACTCATATCATTGGCAGCCTTCCTGAAACAGTTAATTTACCAGCATTTATTGAAATCCCTATGGTTGCTCCGGTAATCTCTGTATTAATAATACTTTTTCTTGTATTTCTTATTGAAAGAAAAATGAAAGGAGTCAATAATGAGACTTCTGGCGCAAGGATTAGTTAGAGGGAAGGGCCTTTATCAGTGTATAAATCCAGCTTGGCCAAAAGTTTTAAAAATTGGAAAAGTAAAACGAATTCTCAAAATAGTTAAAATAATTTCACTGATTGAAAAATATCATAAAGCAAGATCTATTGATGACATAGTAGAAGTTTTTTCAAGAAGAATGATAAAGTGGTTTGTTTTTGGGTTTGTTAGCAAAAAGACAGAGAGTGTTTATCAAAAAGCGGCATCAAGTAGCAATGTTTTTAACGGTACAAAAAAGAGAACATGGTTAAATAGAGGTAGTAATTCTTCAAGAACAGTAAAACGAATGAGGGTTGTATTCCACCATGCAACCAACCCTCATTTGGACATTCATATAGGACACTTGAGTCTTGTAATAAATCTCGGAAACAAACCGGTAATGAATGATATCAAGTTCAATAAAAATGGCGAACTTACTGAAAAGAGTAAAGCTGCAATTATGGAATTCCTGCGTGAAGAGATAATGAACAATTCCAGAATGGCACAGAATCTTGATCACTCGGTAAGGAACGCAGCTACATCATGGAACGCTGGTGAGGTTGGAATATCTGGTTATGGCTCTGGATTAACCAGGCAGACCGTTGTAAATGAACCAGTTGAGATAATGTCTATAGATGATGGAGATGGTAAAACGATAAAGATGTATTGTCCGATTATTAACCGACACAGATTGCTCTATTTGCATAAACTATATAATGGAAATAAGAAAAAGGCACCTATAGTCACTTGGGGGACAATCAAGAAGCCATCCCCATCGTTTGAGAGCAGGCTTCATCTTAAAAGCGATAAGGATATCAATTCTTTCAGGAAAAACGTTGATCACGAAACAGTTACTAAGAAATATGATGGTGCAAGCGCATATTTTGATACCGGTGAAAAGGAGACGAGCTGGTGGTCTCCAAGAGTAAGTAATGAAACCGGAGATCGTATAATGTATTCAGGAAAGGTTCCAGAGCTGTTTCGAATAAAAAGTAAAGAGCATCCCCGTGGTATTGGTGAGCTGATGTTTATCAGGAAATTTAATATATTTAATCCGTTTGCAAGAAGAATGCTAACCGCTGCGGAAACAGGCGGGATTCTTAATTCGGATAAAATAAGGCCGATGAGTATAATTCCTGTATTCATAGTTTACCGAATTGATAGATGGGGCGGAAGCAGAACAACAGAGCTGCCATTTAAAGAAAATCGAGTTCTACAAAAGCTATTTGCTGATATGAGTGAATATGTCGAGATTCCAGAATTTGTTTCAATTGCAATCCACAAAGGTATTGAAGGGATTGTCGGTGTCCCGGCCGGAAAGAGTATAAATGAAGGAAGAAAACATAGATTCTGGGGAGATCCTCATGACTGGCAGGTTATTTCAGTTGATCTAAAATGGGGTCCAAAAGGAAAACCTGCTGGAATGGTTCTTTTTCGGTCTCTCGATTCAGAAAAAGTGTTTAAGCTCGGGCCCGGACAGCTCGGAAAAGAAAATGAATTCATTGAGCTGCTTAATAAAGGTAATTCGCTTATTGGGATGGTGGCCAAAGTGAACTCTCGATACGGTCACGAAGGCAGAGCGTCTAAGCTGGCTGAATGGCATTTGGATAAGGGGATCGGTTAAACCGGTCCCTTTACTTTTTTTTAGAAAGGAGAAATATGGCTATCGATGGGGTAACAAAAGCTCATGTAATATGCTGCAATGATGGCGTAATGGCTGTTGTCCTTGGTCCTGAGAAAAAGGCAAAAAAGAAATGTGAGCAAATGAAAGAGGAATATATAAAGAAGCATTATCATTATATGCGTGAAAAAGAGCTCGAAGAGCAGAAACAACTTTTATATTTCCATTTGCATACCGTAGATGTATTTTTTATTAATTAATATTTTAATCAAAATATAGGAGGTTCAGTGAGGATTGTTATTGACGTCAGAGATGATGTAATTGCCAGATGGGGTTCGTTATTCATTCACCCACTGAGTTATAATACGCAGGAAGTGCGTATGTATACGCCTGGTTTTGAAATGGTACAAGGTATTCAACCAAATCAGGCATTTACTGTAAGTATTTTACAGAGTCCTCAGCAAATGCAGGTACAGCAACCAACTACACCACCTCAACCTGCAGCACCGGCCGGATGGCCACAGCAGCCACAATTGCCAAACGAGTATCCGCCGCCACAATTGCCGAAAGCGTATGAACCACCAAAGCCGGCACAACCGCCTACAATGCAGCAAACTCCACCTTCATATGTTCCGCCGGATAATCAACCTACCCCGCCTGCAACGCAAGACAATTCGTCTTTGCAAAAACAGCAATCATCTTCACAACAGCCGACACCAACCGATAAACCACCACTTTCATTGGTTACCCCGGATGAACATAAAAAAGATAATGATAATTTGCAAAATAATGAAAGTGATAATAAAGACGCTAAAGGAAATAAAGGTGAAGAGCCCGAAAAGGAGACTTAGTGTCAAATATGATATTTTATAGTATATTATAGGTAGTGGGGTAAAATCTCACTACCTTTTTTTTATCTGTGATATTTATAAATTAATTGTAATAACTATATTGTAAGGAGTAATTTTGGCATCAGATTCAAAGAAAAAAAATAAGCGAAAGATGGCCCGTGCTTCCCGTCGTCTTAATCGTTTCAAAAAAGGAAGAAGTAAAAAACAAGGGAAGTATTAAGGAAGTATTATGCTTATATTTTTTGAAACCGACAGTGATTTAAACCTTATGACCGAAATGGTTAAAGCATATGAAGAAAAGCGTGCAAAAGCGCTCCGCAGTGATGACCTTATTACTCATAATATTATTGAGATAATAAAAAAAGAAATTCGTCTACAGAAATACACACGAGCAGGCTATCTCACCAAACATGTCCGTTGTCATAGATGTAAGAATGTATGGCTTGCGTTATATGATGACGAAAGGGCGTCAATTACATGCCCAACATGTAAAGAAAAAATTCCAATTGTTCGACAAAAAAAGAACAAGGAAAAATAGTGTCTCAAAAATTAGATAATTTAATGATGAATTTTAACAAACTGGTAGAGTTAAAATTCAAAGAATTTCTATATATATTTTTAAAAAATTATTATCATAATGCAACTTGTGAAAAACTTACCCACATATTAATGAATCTACCATTAGGCTATTTTTTAAATGAAAAAGATATTAGTCATATATTTAAAAATGGGAAACCATTATCATACAATGAAGTAATTGAATTATTATCAAAAAAAAACATTAAATCAATAATCGAGGAGGATGAATGCCATACAAATGGGTAGATCCGGATTTGTATCTGGAATATTTTGGTATACGCATCTTCCGTGCGTATGATGATGAATGGTATGACCAACCATTAACCTATTGGTTTACAACATCTAATTTTGACGATAGTCAAGATTGGCAATTTGATGCTAGAGAGCATGTTAGTATAGTAAATATAGCAGCTGGTAGAGATGCGCATTGTAGTGATGATATTGCTCTAAAAGAAGGAATAATGCGCGCAATAGAGCTTCAGGAGCTTAAGCTTCCTGTTGATGAAGGTGTTGACTACCCATTCAAAAGAGGGACGTTTAACTGGTATGTGAATCATCCGGGTGAATTTATCCAGTCACTTTCAAAAGCGATAATGAAAGCTGATATGGGAAACAGGTCAAAGCTTAATAAAATATACAGGCATGCAATGTTGGCAAATGCAATAGGAAATTGGGATAAAATTGTTGATGGAAATATAATTGACGAACCGCTTGGTGATAACACTAAGGTTTCAGTAATAAACCCTGAAAATCCTGTTCATGGGTGCTTCTTCTGGTATCTGCATCATTCAGGTTCATTTGTAACGCATATGGCAAATACAATAAGATATGCTGATAATAACAACCGTGAATTAATAAGAATAGTTTATCCGCAAATGGTTGCTGCATATGATTTAAGTAATTGGAATCAAATTCCAGAAAATTTTACCCCAGTATATAATGCGGAGAATGTTGGTGAAAGAGGGTAGATTAAATATAATTCTATCAATTCCAGCCGATTTTCTCGAAAAATTTATCCATTTCATAAATAATATAAATGCTTTAAATAGCGATAAAGGGCAACCTGTAATAGTTGAAAAAATTTATTATAACAAGGAGGATTCTATTGAGGATAAGGCTGAAAGTGAATAGTTATAAACATTATGGTGGTAACTATTCAGAACAATTAGAAGCAATAGATGGTCAATGGGTTAATATTGATACAACATTTTTACACAATGATCAATTAAATACAATGCCAATAATCGGGGTAACAAATATTGGTCTTAGAATATATCAAAAAGATATAGAAGAAATCCAAAATGATGAACGTGTTGGCAGATGGAGGTGCGATTATTGTGGTTCATGGACTGATACTGGAAAACCCTGTCAAAATTGTGATAAAGGAACTTCTTATATGAGTGAATTTTTTCCTGGAACAAAAAGAAGTCCAAGAACAGTTCAGGAAGAAGTTGACGGAATGTTAGAAGATATATTTCAGGAAACATAATAAATTAATGTATAAAGTCTTAATGTTATTTTATATATAAAAAAGTAATAACTATTATAGTTGATGGATTAATTATTTATTTTACCCTTTTGTTTTCTCAAAGAATATAAATGCGGCGTTGTTTCGATGTCGTTTACTTATATCATTTATACTCAGCCACGAAGCTCGCTCTTGCAGAGCGTCGCTTCAGGCTGGTCGCTGATTTACTGAAGTAAATCAAAACGCGACACGTATAAATGATACTGGGCGCTCGGCCGACCGCGGGTCCGGATGCTGTTGCGGTCCGGGGTTCAAACCTGTGACCGATGCTTGTTGAGGGGAACTTTGGCACCGCTCCCGGAAAAGTTAGAACGGTAAGAAGTTTAATATCGGTATGATACTTTCCGTCGGGCCTCGCGAAACTGCTCGAGCAATAGTTTGAGAATTATTTTCCAAGTATGCCCCAACATCGCCGCTCCGGCGCTATGGTGGCCCTTGAAAAGTAAAAAAGTTTTTTACTACTCAAGGGTAGTTGCAGGGGCACATACTGCATTAGAGATGCGGGGTAACCCTTCCCCGCATCTTCTATTAATTTGATATTTAACTCCAAGATTTTACACTTGATGTTTCATCAAGGTATAAAATACCACTTCGTGGTACCGTCGAGGCGGGCTCGAGCGTGGGGCGTCGGAGGCGATGGTAATTCTGCCGCTCCATCCCCCGACGACTGCAGGTGCATGCTTGCGCGGTTACTGGGATCTGGGTCCGGATGGGCACGAACGTACGCGACGGACAACAAGATTGAGCTATATTTAAGTTGGAGTATTTTCTTCTAAGATTTTTAAATTCTATTGTTACGATAGAATATAAAAATTTTCCTATTATTAGCCACCAGTTTCCTACTGGTGGCTACAGCTCGGTGAATTCATCTCGAGATACCATGGTCTTGGACTGCAGCTGTAGCTGGATTTACGGTTACTAAACCTGGTCAAATTTAAGTTAGAAGAAATAAAAAAAAAGAGAGTAAAATTTAACTCTCTTTTTTTTTAGCTATTAGAAAAATTATTGAATTAACCGTCGATTGCTGTTTGATCCCAATTGGTTTGCTCAGATACGATATTAAGATCGGCAAGATTCTCACCTTTAACATAATCTTTCGATGCAGCTGTATTAATAGGTCTACAGCGAACAAATTCCATATTGATTGATTCTGTAAGCACATTCATATTGGCTGAAATACCCATATTCAATGTGCTAACACGACATCCTTCAAAATATGTTTGTCCAACAGTATCATCTTGTTGATCTTTGAAATAAAATGCGAGCCCAACGGGCTGTTCAAAGAAAGAAGAGGCTAGATTCATGGCAAGATTTCCAGAACCAATATTGGCGAATTTTTGATATGTTTCGGCGCCATCAACATAATAAGGGTTTGAAGTAAATTTGGCAAATTTCTTATCTTGTGTAGCAAAATCTGCTTTTACCTCACCCATATATATTGCCTTAAGAAGGCTTGGTCCGTCAAAAAATACACGACTTAAACTTATTCCACCCACGGTACGACCAGGTATGATATAGCTGAGCTTTGATCCAATTTCAAAAATACGGCTCAAGGGCTTGTTCATACTTATCTGAGCTGTTTCGATAAGGCCGATAGGTACAACTCTGAACCCGTCAGGGTCTTCCGAAGCTTTATCGAGATCAGAAGGGCCGGCAGCGATAAGAACGGTTCCCGATTCAACTATATCATTTATAGCAATCGATTCTTTTGTGTCAATACCATGAGGGGAAATATAAGCCTGAGATACATGAGCATCTTCCCAGTCCCAACCGCCAGATTGGTCTATTAACTCTTGCAAATCCACTTTAGGTAGAGGTGGCATATGCATTTCCTCCTTTAATTAATATTCTATATTGAATTGATTACCATTTAACGAGAAACGACAATCAATGTTACGTCATAGTAATTACCAGCGACAAAGACAGTTGCTTCCATTGTGATATTAATCTTGTCAGCAATAACCTCATCTCGGGCAATTTTTAGAACAGAAAGCCGAGCAATTACCCCTTCTTTTACAAGTTTGGTACTTACAATAGCACAGACTTGGCCAATAAATCTGAACAAATCAGGGGTAATGTTATATTTACCAACATAAGGCGCAATCGCATTTCGAATTGTTTTTGCAGATACGTCAGCCTGCTTTGTGATTGAGCGCTCACGATACTCAACTGCATCCATATTAGATGTTAGATCGTGGCGTGATTTAACTGTTTGGCTAATTCGTGCATCTTGAACCATAATATCAACACCGCCGCCACCCATTTCATCGAGCTGTAGTTTGCGATAATAATGATTCGTATCAAGTTGGATGTTTGACAACCCTGGAATAGCAAAGGTGTAATTGGTGAATGACTGAGATGCGATGATTCCACCATCCATACCAGTAATTGCAGCAGACAGATAATAAGGTGGCAGTGTATAAGTTTCTCCACCCCAGTCAGCCTGGAACCATCCTGGCCAAACAACAGTAACACGACGATTTCCATATTGGATTGCTCCAATTCGAACTGCCTGATCGTCTTTACGACCGCTTTGAAATCTGAATGAATGCCCCGCTCCGAGCGCTGCGCCATCATAATCAGTTTGAACTTCAGTGATAACACTTGGAGTTTCGGTAACATTTACCTCATCAACAAAATCACCACTGGAATCATATATCTTCACAATATCACTAACGGTAACACCTGAAGCTATAGGATCAAATGCACCGTCAATTGTGATAAGGCCTGTGTCAGCAACAGAGCCGGTATCAGTTCCTTGAAGGAAGATATCATCAGCATCATATACAATAACACCAATTCTTTCATGACCTTCATATGGTTCGGATTCTCCATCAACATATGGTCCAACAAGAGCGTTTACTCCACCATCTGTTGTACCGAAGGCGTGACTATATACATCATATAGTTTAAGCTCTTCAAACGCATCAGCATACTGCTGTGCTATATTTGGTTCTGTAGCATCGACATTAACACCATACAGCACTTTTCCACGGTTAAGACCGAATTGTATTTGGGCCATAAAAGCAAGCTCATTATGAATATCAATATCATTATCTTTTGACCATGCCGTGGTAATATCTTCCGGACTGGTGATACGTTTAACAACACCAAGCTCTTCTTCGCGTACTGCACGAAAATCACCGAGAATAGGAGTTTCAACCTTTGGTGCCCACATATGAATGAATTCTCCACCAGAGAATTCAGTTTCAGGAACAACTCCTGATTGATAAATTGTTCCATCAACTGTAATTTCATAATTAGCACCAGAAGTAGTTATAGTACTTATTCGATACGAACGAAAATTGGTTGTTGTTCTTTCGTCGGTACCGGCGGCAATATTTATTGTAGTTAAAATGAAAATATCACCTTCATTTACAATTGGAAATCCTGAAATTGGAACGGTAAGAACGCTGGAGCTCACTTTCGCGACGGCGACACCAGCGCCGGCGTTGAGTAATTTAATACCATAATTTTGAGAGAATCCGCAGTAACGCTCAATCCAATAGGTGCGAAGTTGCAATGTAGAGCCTGGTGTTTCAGTAAAATCTTGATACTTAAGATAATCATAATCAACCTGACCGGTAGTAAGAGTTTCAGTATTGAATTTCAACGTGTTCTTATCTATAATTGATACGACTGATGCGGCTATAGGATTTGCAACAGATGCCGCAATGGCCAATGTAGAAATATAGACGATGTCACCAACTCTTACTTTTGCAGTAATAAAATCTGCATTCGGGTCATAAAGAGTATTTGGAATATCGATAAGAGAATCAGATACCGCCCCGACAGCGATACCATCACCGTTTGTTATTTCAGTTGTGTATGGCGTAGCAAGGCGTATTTTTGTTTCATCATTTCCAATAGAACCAACTGTTCCAACAAGGGTCCAGCTTGTACCGCCATCATCAGTGATAAAAACTTTTTGTCCAGGCTTTAATTGTGCAGTAACAACCGTTCCGCCTGTAATTACGACAGTCCTTAAATCGGCAGCAAGAATCTTAACATCACCTGCCGTCAGAATTCTTTTATAATATGGAATAATTCCCTGACAAGAACCAACAGCCTGTTCAGTATCAGGAATTTTATATGCTTTATCCTTAAGAATCGTAGCCCCTGTGCTCGAAAGATTTGCATCCAACAGTTCGAGGTCTATATTCCCGAACAGCGAATTGACAAATACTTTTGCCGGATAAAAATCAAAGGCTTTCTGATCTATCACATCTTTATCGAAAACAACTTTATCTGTAACCCACGCAAACTCTCTGTCAACGATACCGTATGATGATCCGATTTGCTCTTTTTCAAATACATCGAAGGCAGTGCCAACAACAACTGAAGGCAAGTCTTCTAAAGCAATTGCACCGGGGCTGGTAACGAATTGCTGTGTTACCGCAACATGCGGTCCTTGATATGTAGGCATTTTTATTCTCCTTGCTTAAGTATTATTGTTCGGAACATCCCCGCGTATATGTACACAATTCCAATACAATTGATATCCAAGGTCAACAGCGCTCGCAGGCGCTGAATAAGGTATTGGGTTCCCATCTTCATCATGAGTAAGTAATTGTAAAGTATTTTGGTCCACAATATCTGCAATAGGATACAGTTGATCGCCATCTACGAACTTAATATAATAATACCCTTCTTGCAGCTCTTTTTCAATAAGTCTCGGGTCATTTGTTTCAAGATAGCCGAAATTGGCTGTAGAATCAGTTAATGTATCGAGACCTTCAGCAACTATGCCGCTATTTGAGGTTCTACCCCAATTTGAATTTACTGCATATATTGAAACCTTATTCCAAGGCTCCGGCTCCCGTATAGTTGTTGCCCATCCAACTTGCATAGAAACCATTATGCGAATAGTTACTTCCCATCTTTTAACTTCTGCGTCTTTAAATACCGGTATTTCCGGGCCAATATCAACATAATTAAAATTTCTTAAGAATTTTAATTGGTCTATAATTCCATGCCTGTCGGCTTGATAGTTGATAGCTAAAAAATTTGCTATATTTGATGCTTCTCCTGCTGCTCTGGATCCAACAATTACATTTATGTAACCATCCATCCAATCTACTTTTTCTTTTGTCTCAAATGTATTTGGAGTAGCATTTTTTAAATTATCAATGGTGCTATTATTGAAAGCAAATGTTCCTCTTTCTACAACTATAAATGGTACACTCATTGGTTTTTCATTATCGATAACAAAAGGCCCCTGAATTCTGAGTTTACTTTCTCTGTCATTTTCAGAATAGCGATAAGATGGTGGAGTAATCTCGTCATTGGTAAAAAGAAATTTAGTATAACTGATTATACCATCAACTATTGCTTTCAGAGGAAAATTTAAAAAAGGTACTGGCATAATTTATCAACCGATTTCAAAGAGCATTACCTATTCATAATATAAGTCTAAAAGAACAGAAAGGCAAAGGTAAGCTCCTAAAATCATAAGTTTATGTATGTAAAAATTCGACTGCATCTTCTTGATTTTCAAAAATTGGTATTATATTATTCATTTTACACTCATGGAACATATCAATATGTTTGTTGCTTTTATTATAAAAAGCCATTTTTCCACCACGACTTGATACTGATTTATAAATTTCAAAAATCTGACTACAATGTGATGTTTCAATATAATCACGATCTGGATACGATACTATAGCTTTATTAATGCCAGATTCTTCACATTTTTTTATTAATCCTGATTTGCTTTCTTCTGATAAAATTCTTTTAATCTCTATAAAAGCTATATCATTATTAATTTCGAATGAATATCCATTTGCGCTTATAACAGCCCTATTTATATTTTCATCTTCTGCAGCGGCCATTTTCTGAAGCCTGTATTTAGTTTCAAGATATTTCAATTTATCTATTACTCTATCAATATCATTTAACAAGACTCCATTGATTAAATCGTATGATATATCTGTTTTTGATAAACAATCAATTGAATCACATAATAAATATAAATCAGCATTTGTTTTTTCACGAATTGATTTTAAAAGCTCAATTCCCCCTATAGGTTTTGTTTCTGAACATGCTATAATTGCATTAAATAATTTTATTTTTATTTTTCCAAAATCATGAGAATTATTAAAAAAGAATATATTCCAACCATCATTGTTTATTTTTGCCAATTCTTCTTTTAAATAATAGATGAATTTATTATTACCACCTATAATTGCTATTCTCATTTGTAATCCTTATTTGAGATGAACAAAGACGGCTGCCAAGGCGCTTATTACCGACGCTAATGCACCAAGTATTCCAGCAAGAAGTTTGGCAAATTTAACTCCAGCCCTGATCTCTGTTTCAAATATAATTCTTTTGTCTTTTTCAGAATCTATATCTTTTATATTTTGATTAACTCTATCTCTTAATTCTCGTATATCAACTTGTATAGATTCTTTTTCTTTTACATCTTTTGTTTGATGTATATTAACTTTTTCACCTATACGTGCAATTTCTCTTAAATGATCTTTTGACTCTTTATCTATTGTTTGAAATAAACGGCCCAAATCATTTCTCATTGTTCCAATATTTTCAGATGTACTTTCAAGTTTTTGCTGTATTTGTCCTAATTCCCTGTCCATAGATTCATTCATAATAATTCCATTTCTTTTTTTTGAACAGGATATTATACTTTTAATTCTTCATAATTTCCGTCAGTATTGACAAATATAGCCTTATCTCTTCTTAATATACTGATAAGTTCTTCAATTGTTATATCTGCATATGAAAACCACCCATCAATGAGAACACTGTCATCAGGAGCAGATTGACCATCATCACCAAACCATCCACCAACAATTATTGACTCATTATCTAAAAGGGCCATTTTAAACTCCTGAAATGTAGAAAGCCAGGTTTAGAACTTTTTTTCTTTTTTTTGTTTTTATATTTTTCGTTGTATTTTTCTTTTATACTTTTAATATAATTAGTTGTGCGCATTATAGCAGATGGCTTGGGAAGTTTAAGCCCGAGCTTCTCAAGCTCATCTGCAAAAGCGTTATTGTATATACTATTAAAATCCATTATGATCGCGTTCTACCTGCAGCAGACCCAGAAATAACCATAACGTCAGCATTGTCATCATAATTTCTATAAGTATATACTGAACCGGCTCGATTGATATTTCCTCCACAATAAGCAAGTATTTGCCTCATAGCAACTGAAAATGTTGCAGTTCCGTCAATTGTCATACCAAGTATTTCAGATGTGACATTATTAATTTCTGCTGCATCAATGTCTTTTCCAGTGCCGTTTCCTCTCATTATAAATCCAGCTTTATCGCCGGCCTGAGATTGAATATTAAGACCATATCCATCAGAAGATCCACCGATAACCTCGATACCGCTTCCTACCACACCACCTTCGAATCTCATTCCAGCACCAGCATTAAAACCCTGTACATGAATACCATTAAATGAACCACCACCAGCAACTTCAGCATGGAATGCATGTCCACCAACAGCTTGAACACTTATACCAGCTCCAGAATTTGACTCAATACGAAGTCCGTTATAAGTACCACCACTACCGCCTTCTATAAGGGCTCCATTCCCGGCAGACGCAAATACTTTAATAGCAGGAATTCCTGCTCCTGATGTGCCAATATCAAGGCCTATACCATTATTACCATAACATGCAAGGCCACCACCGTTTGCGAGAGATTGTATTTCGACAGCATAATCCCCGTTAGCGTTTTGAGATTTGGCAAATAAGGCTCTTCCAAGAACAGAATCTAATCTAACTGCGTCGCCTGATGTTGATCCGCCTAGAACACTTAATCCAACACCGGTTGAACCTGCTTCAACAGTAATTCCATTTCCTATTCCATTTCCTTGGATAACAAGCCCAGTAGCATCAGTTCCTCCGGATATCAACATTCCACCATCAAGGGATACAGCATATCCAACAGATGTGACACCTATTCCAGTTCCAAGAGTTGTGACTTTAATTCCACTTGAACCGGAGCCACCCATTGCTGTTACATTAATACCATTATTGTTATTTGCGCCAACAGCAATGTCAATACCATGTCCGTCAGTAGTCGATATATCAATACCATTTCCAACTGCAGCAGCTATTTCAAGTGCATGCCCTGTATCACCGCCACCGACAAATAATCCTGCGCCATTCCCGGCGCCTGTCAGATTAATAGCATCGCCATTAGTACCGGCAACAGCCTGAATAGCATGGGTTGTATCAGAGGTGGCAATTATAGCTGCGCCGCCGTCATTGTATATATTGAGTTGTTTTAGATTAAGCGTTGCATTATTACCTGAAGTAAGCTCATCATCAATTGATACCAGGTTAGCATTGATAACACCTTCAGGAGCCTCTTCAAGAACGAGGGTTGTCCTACTATAATGAAGTGCAACAGAACCCTCTTCACATGCGAAATCATACATGAATTGTGCTTCATTCTCTGTATTCACTATCTCCATGTAACAGAAGAATATTCCTTTAGCCTCCCTCTCAAGCTCTTTATATCCGGAAAATTTAACTGAATTGTCCAAAGCGTTTGAAAGAGCAAACTCTTTATAGAGAAGAGCGTTCTTATCAGTGCCGTTGGCAGTTTCAAGATCGATTGAGAACTCAGGCATACCGACACGATACGTCTTACCTGTACCTGTGAAAATATCAGCATCAAGAGTAAGCTCATCTTCACCATTAACAACCGTGACATTTGCTTCAGTTAAATCGGTGTCGTTATATACAACATCACCAATCTGAACACCGTTCGTCTGGAATGTTGCCAAGGTATCATAAAGCTTGTTCGTTCCAGTTGAAGTATTCGTACCTGTTTCTTTTTCATTTAAATCAGGATCTTCCATATTACCAGCAGAATCATAGAAATGTACTTGAAGTTTGTATATATTTGATCCTGCCACAGGAATCAGGCAGTAAGAAGGTATAGTTGCTACAAATCGAGTATTGTTTTGAATTGAATCAACCGAACTTTGTCTTGCGACGCCGTTTCCGGAATCGTAAGCATTAAGAGCATCATCGCATCCACCCTCGATATCGATAGCAGAAATTGCCGGCAGTATTGCATCGATTTCGTCAGCATCAATATCTTTACCAGTCGTTCCTTTAACACAAGAAAAGCCGTGGCCGGAACCATTACCCTGAACAAGCAATCCATTCTGATTCGGACCTGCCTGAATAAATGCACCAGCAAGTCCTCTCAATGAATAATTGCCAGGATCAGCAATAAGTGTTAATGCGTCACCACTTTCACCAGCAGCTACCTGTACACCACCATCCATCTGAATTGCTCGTTTAGTTCCTCCAGGGCCAACATATATTCCATAACCGTCAGTTGTGGAAACATCAATACCCATGCCAGAAGTTGAGCCGCCAACAATTTCAACACCGTTTCCAGTAGCACCACCCTCAACCTTTAATCCAGAATTTGCTCCGTTACCTTTAAGCTCTAAAGCAATGCCACTCGGAATAGCCTCAAGTTTAGCTGCACCAGAACCACCTTGAATGTACAATCCTAATTGACCGGGGCCGCCTGTGACATTAAGAGCTGGATGTGACGGAGAACCTTGTATATAAGCACCATAGCCAGTAATACCAGGAACTAATCTAAGCCCTGATTCTGTTCCAGAGCCCCAAAGGCGTAGTCCATCATTGTTGCCACCAGCCTGCGAAATGATTCCGTGACCATCTGTGGCTGATATATTAATACCATTTCCTGATGTAGAACCTCCAACAACTTCAAGACCATTACCTGTCGCACCACCTTTAGAATAAATACCAGCATAAGCTCCTTCTCCAAGAGCCTCTATACCTGGACCACCGTATCCTTCAGCCTTAAACCCGGCGCCAGAAGCAGGTGGACCAGCCGAAGCGGTAAGGGCATAAATGCCATTAGTTTCACCCTCTGATTTTAATCCAATCGCCTTACCCTTTGTATAAATACCGATGTTACCGGCAGTAGCAGCCGCATTAATGTTCACCCCGTTACCATTGACAGTATTTATACTTATACCATGACCAGAGGTAGGACCACCGACTATTTCGATACCGGCACCTGTAGAATCAGAGTTAAAATAAGCTCCGGCACCAGAATTACCACCAACTGACTTAATACCGTTACCGTCTGTGGCGGAAATATTTATACCGTTACCTGAAGTAGAGCCACCAACAATATTTATTCCGTTACCGGTAGCGCCGCCTTCAAACTTAGCACCTGAACCAGAACCATCACCCTTAGCGTAGAAACCGTGATAACCAGAGCCAACAGCAATAGCCTCAATACCATGGCCAGATGGCGCTGCAACAGCCTCTGCTTTAATACCACTTCCGGAAGAATCTCCACCAACTGCGTGAAAACCAGGACCTGTTGTGCCACCTTTTGAACGGATGCCAGCGCCAGTTCCGTCACCTTGTGCATAAATACCACAATAGCCAGAGCCAACACCTATTGCTTCAATACCATGGCCAGACGGTGCCGCAACAGCTTCAGCCTTGATGCCACTTCCAGAAGAGTTTCCTCCAACTGCATGAAAACCAGGACCTGTAGAGCCTCCCTTTGCATAAATGCCGGCAAAAGATCCTTCTCCCTCGGCCTCTATACCGGGGCCACCATTACCAGTTGCCTTAAAGCCAGCGCCAGATGGCGGAATAACAGCATAAGAACGAGCCCAAATACCATTGGTTTCACCCTGAGCTTGAATACCAATCGTTTTTCCCTCAGTATAAATACCAATATTCCCTGCAGAACTATTGGCAATTATATTCATTCCATTTCCATCAGTTGTTGAAATGTCTATGCCATGACCAGATGTAGAGCCACCTTTTATTTCAATTGCCTTGCCGGTACTATTTGAATCTATTTTAACAGCAGGGATAGAACCTGTATTTCTACTGTTTATATACAAAGAGCCACCATTGTCCGATGCCCCATCAAGTTTTAATGCATATCCATCGCTATTACACGCAAGAATCATGGCAGTTCCGCCAGCACCACCGTTACCAGCACTAACATAAATACCAGCGCCTTGTGAATTTACACTAATGCCAATACCAGAGCTACCGCCAGCAGTAATAGAGACGCCTTGCCCATTTGTGGTAGTAATATCTATACCTTTTCCGGAAGTTGAACCACCTGCTACTTCAATCCCATGGCCAGTAGCACCACCGGCTATCTCTATACCTGCGCCCGTGCCATTACCACTTATCTTTATTGCGGATTGATTGGTACCACCAAATATTCCTATTCCAGCACCAGAGCCACCAAGGCAGCTAATGTTTATAGCATTGTAGGCTCCATTTCCAAATATAGACAAACCACTTCCGCTTTGAGTTGGATGATTGGAAAGATGTACAGCATCGCCACCAGAAGACGAGCCATACACTTTAATACCAACTTTACTTGTACCTCCCGGGGTAACCAAAACACCAACACCGTTAGTAGTAGAAATATCTATACCTTCTCCGGAAGTCGAACCACCTGCCACATCGATTCCATTACCAGTAATACCACCCTGCACATCAATTCCGGCTCCAGCACCGTTACCTCTTACAAGAATTCCTGGTGCATCAGTATCACTATTCTGGATATTAAGCTGTTTCAGATTAAGCGTCGCGTTATTACCGTTTGTAGCCTGACCGTCGATTGATACAACATTTGCATCCACAGCTCCTGAGCCCTGATTATCTCTAATTGCTTCTTGAGAATCAGTGGTTCTGTCATAAGAACCGGCATCACTTGTTTTACCAGCAATTGCGGTAAGCATCTCTGTGATTGATGTTCCATCTCCAAGATCCACACCTGATCCGAGTTGCGCAACAATAGCATCAATTTCGTCATCTTTATCGGACTGATCGCTTGAGCCCATAATATAATTAGTTGGTAATTTTGATACGATAGTGTCGACATTGGTATCAATTGTGTCAATTTTAGTTTCATTAGCATCAATATTATCATTGATATCTTTATAAATAGAACCGGACACTGCACCTGTCCCTGAAACATCACGCTCTTTTAACGCCTCTGCAATAATATCTTTATTAGTCGTATTGTCAGCAAGTGTTGTTGTTCCTGGTGTTGCAGCAAGAACATTTGTACTACGTGAATAATTAAGAAGAGTACTTGATTCTTCAAGTTTGAATGTGGCTGTCCACTGATCCTCGCTTTCAGTATTTGGAATCTTATAATAAGTTTCATAAACACCAGTGCTTATTTTTACCATCTTCCACATATTTGCATCTATTACACCTGCGGTTGCAGGGGTTGTGCCACCCGCATCATCGAAGAAGGCATCTTTATCACCACCGGAAACATTCTCATAAAGAATGTCGATTTCATTATTATCCGGATCTTCCATATTACCATCAGAATCATAGAAGTGCGCTGTAATCTTATACATTGTATTGCCAGCAGCCGGTATAATCATATACGTTGGAACAGTAGCGACAAATTTTGTATTATTCTGAATACCATTTACACTCGTTTGAACACTGTCAATCTGATCAGAAAGTGTCTCAAGCGTATCACCATCAGCCCCAGTTCTTGCAACGGCAGTTGAACCTGTATCTGCTGAAGTAAGCGGGTATGCAGTGGTTTCATCGAATTTAGAAGCTGTGATTGCATCATCATTTAGATTAACAGCGGGGTGATTTGCATATGCTCCAACAACAAAAGCACCAGTCGCCTCATCGAGCTGAATATCACCATCAGCATTAGCTGTACCAGCAAGGTAGCTCTTAGAAGGCAATTTAGCTTCAATATTATTAACACCAGTGTCAATATCGGTAAGTGCTCCTGAATTTGGAAGATTATCAGTAACAGCTTTAATAGCATTAATCTCATCATCCTTGTCTGTCTGAACACTTGATCCCATGATATAATTTGTCGGTAACTTAGCTTCAATATTGTTCACACCAGTATCAATATCAGTAAGCGCTCCAGCGTTTGGTAAAGCATCTGTCACAGTCTGAATATCATCAAGATGGGTATCAATCGAACCGGCAGCAGGTGCCCCGCCAGTTGGAGCAAGTTTCATTGCATCTCTGACCTGTTGAGCAGTAAGACCACCTGCAGCCTGATTGTCTCTGAGAGCCTCAAGCGAATCGGTCGTATTATCAAAAGTATCCCAGTCCGCTGTTGCACTCTTGGATGCTATCTTTGCAAATACAGAGTTATCTGTCACATCAGTTCCAGTAACAGCAACTGATAGCAGGTGGTCAAGTCCTATATCGCTCAATGCAGTATCAACCTCTGCATTGACATCGAGCTTCGCCTGAGCACCTAATGCATTAACGGTGCCAATAGTTACCGCGCTCTGGTCTGCATTCAAATCGACATCTGGATGATTCGCAAATGCTCCAGAAGGCAATGCACCAGTTGCCTCATTCAATTCAATATCACCGTCAGAATTATTTGTTCCGGCAAGATATGACTTACTCGGTAATTTCGCTTCGATGTTGTTCACACCAGTATCAATGTTGTTAATATCTGAATTCGCGGTAATAGCAGCATCGCACGCAGTTTGCACATCAGCAGAAGACAGGTCATTCAATCCTTCAACTGTTGACTTAATCGAATCAATTTCATCATCCTTATCACTCTGGACACTTGAACCCATGATGTAATTCGTTGGAAGTTTTGCCTCAATATTATTAACACCAGTATCTATATCAGTGAGAGCACCGCTATTCGGAAGATTATCTGTGACAGCTTTAATATCATCAACCACACTATCTACAGTATCTATCTTCGTCTCATTCGCATCGATGTTATCCATAATATCTTTATACACAGAGCCGGAAACAGCTCCTGTTCCAGACACATCTCTTTCCTTCATTGCCTCTGCAATAATATCGGCATTTGTCGTATTATCAGCCAATGTTACAGAACCAGGATTCTCTTCAACGATATTTGTAGTACGTGCATACTGAAGCAATGCAGAAGACTCTTCAAGCTTAAATGATGCTATCCACTGTTCCTGTGTCTCAGTACTTGGAAGCTTATAATACGTCTCATAAACACCTGTACTAATCTTCACCATCTTCCACATATTCGAGTCTATTGTACCAGCGGTCGCTGGAGTAGAACCTGACGCATCATCAAAAAACGCATCTTTATCAGTCCCATCAACACCCTCATAGAGAATATCAATTTCATTATTATCTGGGTCTTCCATATTACCATCAGTATCATAAAAATGCGCTGTTATCTTATACATCTTAGTACCGGTATCAGGTATCAACATGTTTGTTGGAACAGTTGCAACAAATCTCGTATTGTTCTGAATACCATCAACACTGGACTGTACACCGTCAATCTGGTCTGACAAGGTTTCAAGAGTGTCTCCATCTGCACCGGTCCTCGCAACAGCAGTCGAACCAGTATCGGCAGATGTAAGTGGATAAGCTGTAGTCTCATCAAACTTAGAAGCTGTTATTGCATCATCATTTAATCCAACATTCGGGTGATTTGCAAATGCACCAGAAGGCAACGCTCCAGTTGCATCGTTCAATTCAATATCACCATCAGAATTCGCTGTTCCTGTAAGATATGATTTGCTCGGAAGTTTCGCTTCAATATTATTTACACCAGTATCAATATCAGTCAGGGCACCTGAGTTAGGAAGGTTATCAGTTACTGCTTTAATTGCATCAATTTCATCATCTTTATCTGTCTGAACTGAGGAGCCCATGATATAATTAGTCGGGAGTTTTGCTTCGATATTATTTACACCGGTATCTATATTATCAATTTCATTAGCATCAATATCTTTACCAGTTATTCCACCAATGAGACTTAATCCGTGACCGCTGCCAGTTCCATTAAGCTGCATTCCATCACAATTAGACCCTGCACCTGCATAAATTCCATGTCCTGCGGTTGATGTGATACGTAGCCCATCATCTTGTGCAGCTATTTCAAATCCATAACTTCCAGTTGTAGATACATAAATTCCTTTTTGATTCGATGCTATTGAAATCCCATTGCCACCCGTTGCTGATACATTAATACCAATCCCGGCAGCATTGGTTATATCTACACCAACGCCGGATGTTGTATCAATACTGACAGCATCCCCAGAAGTATTTCCGCCTTTAATCCATACGCCACGGCCAGTTTCTCCGCCTTGTACTTCAATACCGGCCCCAGTTCCACTGCCCCCTATCAATACACCAGGATAATTTCCAGTATTGCAATATATTTCAACGCCAGCCTGAGATGATTCAATGTAAACACCTTGGCCGCTTGTTGCAGCTACTGAAATTCCATGGCCATCTGTGGTTGATACATTAATACCTTTACCAGATGTTGAACCACCAATTACATCCATTCCGTTTCCAGTTGGTCCGCCTTGGGCTTTTAATCCAGCATTTGAACCAACTCCAAAAGCATAGATTCCATTTCCATTATTCGGAGCCTGAGCGAACAATCCATGGCCAGATGAGTTTCCACCAATCAATGCTGCTCCATGTCCAGCTGAACCACCGAGGCCATATATACCAGATCCGCCACCATTCCCCTCTGCGCGTATTCCAGAATCTCCACCGCCTGCAGCTTTTGTATGAATACCATGGCCGCCAGCAGCACCACCAGAGGAATATATTCCATTACCAGAAGCTCCACCTTCTATATACGCACCATTTCCACTTGTTGATGTTATTTTTAATCCATCACCTGAAGTTCCGCCCCCATAAACACGTATGCCCTCTCCGGTGGCCCCGGCTTGGACTTTTATACCTGCTCCAGCCCCATTTGCTGTTATATCAATAGCATTGACACCAGTTCCTGTAATGTCAATATCAATTCCAGGGCCTGCTGAGTTTTGAATATCAATAGCACCACCGGCATCGGCCGCATTTATTGCAAGTTTAGTAAGAGTCATCTGTGCACCGGTTCCATCCATGATAGCTTCAAGATTATCCGCAGCCGTAGAATCATCACTGATTTGCTTCATATTAGACACTGCTGGTCTTGTCCAAATAATAACCTCCTGGTCATCCCACTCTTTTGGACTCGTCTGGTCTATAAACTGGACAATAATCGGATACTTTGTATCATCTGGATTCAATTCAGTTGCTGTAAAGGTAACAAGAAGCTGGGCTGTCGCTCCAGATATAGCAGAAGGAAGTGTACCTATGTTTGACACATTCCAACTTCCGCCTGTATGCCTTATAATCTTAACGTCTCCAGCAGCAAGTGTCGGATTCGATTTGTAACTTGGTCGGTTCGCAGCATCAACCAATGGAATTACAGCATACGATGCAACATTTTGTTCTCTTAATATTTCCATAATAACTCCTTAGAAATTATCTGGCACCTCTTCCGATACCAGCTCCCACGCCTCGGTAAATACAAGGTATAATAAGTTCTCCAGCGCATGTATTATAAACAAGATATAAACTATACCAAAATCTACTATATGCCCCACTACTGTCAGTCGGCCATGCTGCCGGAAAAGCAACATCAGGGTCTGTACTTACAGCAGCAGAGGCAAACCTTCCATCAGCCCTCTGAAAATCACTTCCCTCTGGGCTTGTATTATATCTCACTGAAAACCCAGACGGCAATTTCATCGCAATCCACAATTGAGTATTTTTAGGAATAGATGCCAACCCACCATCTAATTCTTGCCATTCTTCTGTTCCAGAACCAGATGTTTTTCCACAGTCTTTGACAAGAAATGCGGTCGGTGGTGTAAATACAACCCCGGATGTCTGCCAATCAGCATCTTCCATATTTGTCAATGTTCCATCATTATCATTACTTGTTTCATCAGCGGCATTCGTGCCACTTGATTCATTTAGTTTCCAATACCCTACCAGGTTTGCTGCCGAAGGTGAAACGCTCAAATGCATATTATCATATATCTCAGCATCAGTACGAACATCACTCCACATTCGAACTTCATCAAGTTTCCCGACAAAATATTCAGTGTCGTTTCCAGCCTGCCCAAGAGTCATATTAATACCAGTTGTAGTAGCAGGGTTTGAATTATTCACCTGATTAGTAAACTGACCATCTATATAAAACCGCGCATCATTCGTACCATTAATAGTCACAGCAGCATGAAACCACCTATCCAATGGACATGACTGATTCGATTCATAATCATGCTTTCCAAATGAAGTATATCTCAAATACCCATTGCTTGTATTATAACCGAAACCGACACCGTTATCTCCGTTTCGTGACCCAATCCATCTTATTACTCCAGTCTGCCCATGGTCAGATGGTATATATACCCAGCATTCAAGTGTAAAGTTATTTGTAAAATTAAATACTGAATCGTTACCTATATCAACATACTCAGGGTCTCCATCGAAATTCAGACAATTGCCCTGAGCAGGACCTGAATACACAGCCAATCTTGCCTGTGCAGAATGGGTGTCGCCTATTCTCACCACAACTCTATCTAATAGCATGTTATCAATATCTGGAGATATACCACCAAATGCTAAAGCCTGAGTCAATCCTGTTCCATTAGTAGCCAATGCCTTTGTTATTCCCCAACTGCTGGCACCAATAGTGATTATTACAATTCTTCCGTCATTCCCATCAGAACCATTACTGGTTGTTCCGCCGCCATTTCCGCCATATCCTGCGTTATCACCATAGTCATCATCACTGGTATTCGGTGGAGTTTGTGAAGAAGCCTGCTGATTAGACGTATCAGTTGCAGTCCCAATTATATAATTTGAACCGCCACCGCCGCCACCACCGCCGGCATTTCCTGATGCAGAACACGAACCTCCACCACCACCGGCACGACCTGAGCCGCCGCCGCCGCCGCCAGCAAATCCGGCTTGTGCTCCCATGTTACCACCACCACCGGCACCACCGTTTGTTATACCACCATTGTCTTCATTTCCTTTGCTGTTGTCATTATTACGGCCATCTCCTCCATTTCCACCAGCTCCAGACACAAGAGATCGAACCCAATCAGAATCTTCCATATTTTGAGTTGTACCATCTCGACCGTTTGATGTAGAATCAGCAACATTAGTTCCTGATGTTTCATTCATTTTCCAATAAGCTTCAAGGCCGGATTCGTCACCATTAAGTTCTACCCATGCATTATCTGATAATTCAGAAAGCGTTCTTACATCATTCCAGATTCTTACATCATCAATTTCACGTAACCAATAAGATGTTCCAACATCATTACCGATTCTAACATCCAAACTCGATGATGTATTAACAGTTCGTGATGAGCTGGAGCTTATTGTTTCTTCAACACCATCGACATACAATTTAGTATCAGTAACATTTCCACTTGCAGGAAAAGTACATGCCACTCTGTGCCATTTACCATCATCGAGTACTGTTGTTCCTATTACATACCCATTAGTAACTTCTACTCTTAATTGTCCTGTAGTAGGCTCTAATTTAAAAACCCATTTAGCACCATCCCCTGACGCAGATCCCCAAGAGAGAATTGTATATCCACGACTTTCTGTACGAATCAAAGCTTCACAAGATCGCGCTCCTGTTCCGGTTATTCCTTTGTATCCAGATATGTTAACATATTCGTTTGTACCACCAAATGATAGGCAGTTATGAAAATCAACAGATGAATTTATAAAAGGGTCGCCATCACTACCATAATTTGCGCCCCCAATTCCTGCATCACCTCCAGCAGTTTGCGTTCCTCCACCACCGCCACCAGCACTACTTGATGCTCCGCCAGATCCACCTGTTGTACCTCCACCAGCACCACCGGCTCCTCCAGCAGTGCCTGATGAATTATCTCCGCCACCGCCACCACCACCTGCGCCAGCTATAAACAATGCTGTAGAGCCTCTGAAAATCGATGAACGTCCACCTCCACCGCCACCACCTCCAGAATATGCTCCTGGATAAGTCCCATTTTCACCCATACCGCCAACATGTAGAGTGAGTGTCTCGCCTGGAGTTACAGCAATTGTTCCCTTCACATAGCCACCACCACCACCGGCACCGCCTGAACTTGCTGTACCACCAGCAGCACCACCTCCACCAGCACCCCAAGCCTTGACTGTAAGCTGGGTCACACATCTCGGAACTTTGAATGATTGGCTACCAGGCGTATTGAATATAAAACTTCCAGATGTACCGCCACCAGGCTCAGTATAAGTCACATACAATTTAACCTGTGATATCTCTATCCAGCGTGTAGTTGCATTATCACTTCTGGTAAGAACAATACCCCAATTATCAGCAGCATCGTCTATCCAACTTTGAACAAGGTCTTTGATATTGCTCCCACTATCAAGTATCGTATACCATCCATTATCAAGAACACTTCCGACATTATTAAGCTCAGTATCCCAATACTCATGTGTTCCCGGGAAATTACCAAAATCATCATAAATTGGAGGACTTGACCAACTATCAGGGTCGGTCTTATTCTGCTCCATAGCATAAACTGTCTGAGCCTCTGTACCGGAACCACTATCAGTAACCTGAAATTGCAAATACGCAGAATCAATTGTTTTACCAGCAAGTGAGGAAACATCAAATTGACATAATGTCTCATAAACATATCCATTAGACCTCAAATACATACCAGCTCTCGGTGGTGTCACATTCGTATCACCATCGAAATTATTATTCCAAAGTCCGTATGCTGTTGCTGTAAAATTTACTTCTGGCAAAACATATTCTCCTTAACCACTTAACTCTCTCAAATTTGTTGACACTTCAATATCTTCAATATCAACATAATTTTTGAAACCTTTTGTATCAGATACAGCGGGATTTTCAGAACTACTACTCATTAATCTAACATTCAAAGTCTGATGCAATAATGGCTTTTCAGGTGATACACCATAATTCTCATATGATATAATCAAATCAACCCATTCACCTGACAATCTAACAAATTTAGCCGGTGGATATTTTTTCTCAAATTCAATAATAGCTGCTGCTATCTTACTAACCATAAACTTATATGTGGTATCAAATTCAGTAAACAAATCAATAAGAATTTGAGCCTTTTCAGCAGTATATGGTGGATCAAATTCATTAGGCCCATTAAATATTGTTTCATCGAATGATCCTGGAACAAATTCAGCAGTTGTATCAGTATTTCTTATCCAAAGCATACCTTTCATCTTTTGATCAATTTCTGCATTACTTTTAGAAGGTATTCTATTTTTAATTGTATCTTTTGATGTTTCTATTGGATTATATTGTGCCATAATAAACCCTATGGAATTGCCCTTATTACCGGGCTTCTTAATAATATATCAATTGATGTAGTTGATAATGGTTTTGCTATTATCATAAAAAATCCAATACCCTCAGCTTGAGGTGTTTGGGTTAAATTTCCGGCGCCATCAAAGAAAATACTTTTTCCGACATCCCAACTCCAGCTTGGATTTGATAATACTCCCATTTTTTGAACCATTACATCCATACCTATACTGGCAACATTTAAATTTATCCCGACAATTCTGTTTAAATGGTCTATATTGGTATAATCTGCAATTATTACTTTACCATCATCATTTACTGCACAAACTTTCATTGTGGTAGAAATAATTTCAGCTGAAATAAATGTATCAATACCGATTGCCCCAGTACTATATTTTAATTTTAATTTGCCATCTTCAATTACAAAGTCGTCATCATTTATTTCAAGAGCTAAATCCTGTTGCCCATCAGTGATAATTAATGGGGCATTAACTGTAACAGGCATATGATCATTAAAATAAGGTGTTGTACTTCCGGTGCCGCCTTCTTCACTTGGGGGAACTTCTGGTATCCCATCAACATCAAGAAAATATTCATTATCATCTGGATTAAGCTCTTCCAGAGTTAATAATTGACTAAGAATATAATTTTGTTTTGATAAAATTACGGTAGAGCCTTCTAATTCGCTTAATTTAGGCAGCTTCGTTGTTTCAACGTGTGTAATAACATATCGTTTATAGTCGTCTTGATTAACTATTAAATCTTTCGGACGTAATAAAGGATAATTACACACTCTTGCGCGCTTAGTATCGTATACATTTTCCCATTCTTTCTGTCCATCGGTCTTTCTTGGATCAGAATCAAAAGATATCTGAGTGGCAATTGGTTGATAATATCCAACAACGAAACCGGTCCCATGGCATGTATCACAATGTGATTTTATTACTTGTCTACGTTCATATGACCAACATGTTGGACATCGTGCTCCAAAACTTTTTCGTTTGATAATAAGACATGGTTCGCCATGATACATTCGATATAAAGTATCTTCGGCATGTTTAATAGTTTCGTGTACACCATTTTTGTACATACCAATCCATACTTTATCAGAAAATACACCATCACCCTCATCACCCGCATTAATATATCCAAAAGTTGCTACAAGTAAAGGATCTAATTCTGAAGTTTGTCCATATAAAGCTATTGCCTCAGTTGTTGGGGCGGGGAATTTATCAATCACCATTACTTTGTAATAGCGATCTTTATTGAAGTTATATTGATTGTGCCTATGAGTATAAGAGAGTGGGCCAACAGCCCCATCTATAACGATTGTATCACCATTTTCATCCTGTATTGGTATATATCCGGATTCTGGATCGAAACTCCACCATATCTGAAACTTATAATCGTCAATAGCTTCACCAGGCCCGGGAGTCATGTCCCATTCTATGTAAAACCAATTTTCTTTGGTTTTTACAACCTCGACAAATGCAAATTCCATATATACCCTTTAAGGGATTTGGTAAATCTTTATACAATTTAATGCTATATTTATAATATAGTTAAAAAAACATTATTAACCAATTATCAAAAAGGGGTAGAAAAAGATTCCTACCCCTTTATTATAACTCAATGAGAAAAGTTAGCCAACAATTAAATTTTTCCCGCCTTTGCCAACTGTATCATTTTCGCAACAGTCTGAGCATCATACATCTGATTTTCACCAGCACCATTTGCAGGAACTGGTTGCCCAGCCGGTTGTGGGGCTACTTTTGTATTTACAGCTTTACTTCCACCTTCGGGTGGCAAACCTTCTGCTGGTGGTTGTGGTGGAGTTGCGTTTTGTTCAGGAATAATTTGGTCTGCAACAACACCTTCTGGAGTTGATGGGCCAGGAGGAGCGGCAGCGGGCGGAGCACCTTCAGGCCCTGCAGGAACAGCAACAATTCCAGACGGGGCGCCTTCAGCTGAAATAGGAGCCTCTCCAGGTATACCTTCTGGAGAAATTTCTTCGGCAGAAGCTCCTCCATTCATTGATATGGATGCTTTTTCCGTGACAGAAGCCGCTATTGCCCCTGCAGTTCTGGCAATAATATCAGCAGCAACCGGATCTCCGCTGACAGCTGCCTGTATAATCTCCGGACCAATAAAAGATTGAGCTGCACGCGCACCAATTGCTTCAGGCGTATCCATCGGTGCTGCTTCAGCAGGAGCAGGAGGTTGTGCAGCTGCTTCTGCAGGAGCTTGTGCCGACTCGGGTGGGCCAGCCTCTTTTTTCTTTGGCTTTTCACCATTTTTCTCTTCCTCATCATCATTCACAGGAGGGGCCTCATTAAATTCAGTTGATTCATTTTGTGCCACCTTAAGCAGAAGGTTCCTGAATTTTTGACTTACTCCTGCAAATTTGGTAATTTCCTCTTCAGTCAAAGGTTTCATTTCGACTCCTTTGTTTAAAAAATGCTATTCGGATTTAAACTTTTTTCAGTACCATGAAGTCTGGCATATGGTGAGTAAACTCCTCCCCATCCGCCTTCTATATTTAAAGATATTTTAAGATTTGTATACACTTTAATTTCCATATCAGCCATTCTATATAATTGTTGCAATAATCTCAGGTATCTATCGCCATCAGACACTTTAACAGTTACACCGCCATTATTATAAGTTAAATCATTTCTTGCCTGAACAATACTATTTGATATCAGGCATTCTATTGTTGCCTGATGAACAAGCAATGCCGGTAATGGAAATTGTTCAATTGTAATATTACCTATAAATGGAGGTATATAATTAAGAAATCCAAGCGCCATATTTAAATACAAATCAAGTTCATCATCTGTATTTTCATGAATAAATTGAAGAAGCCTATTAAGAGCCTCGTGGTCCTTAATATAATTTCTTAAAGCTGTTCTATATTCTATTAAAGTCATTGTTTACCAGGTTACTTTTCTGATTTTTCCTCGATTTTCTCCTCAACTACCTCTTCTTGTTTTTCTTCAGGCTTTGATTCTTCCAGAATCGGTTTAGTTTTCTTTTTCTTTGGAGGTTTTAATGGCGACTTTTCTTTTTTAGCAGTTTCTATCTTCTCTTTTGTAGCAACTATATTTTTACTTTTTAAAAATTGATCTTTTGTAACAAAAGATAAGTCAGAATTTGCACTAACCAATAATTCAAGATTTGCATTATCTGGTAAAGAGCACATACCATCAGGTATAGTCATCATATTTCCACTTGTATATTTAACAATTTTTACATTCCCTTTATTTAATACAAATTTCATAATGACCTCTTAAGAATTTTCTAATACATAACGATATTTGTTTTGACTCTTAGCGGCAGCAAGCACATCTTTGATAAGTTTATCTTTTTTATCAGCCCATTTTAAATCGATATCAAGAAGCTCTTCACCAATCTCCATAATACGTTTTTTAGTCATACCTTCAAGAGATTCTTTAAGCTCTTTTCGATCCACGGCCAACTGTTTTTTATCTGGCTGCACAGGTTTTGTTTCTTTTTTAACCGGACTCTTCTTGCTTTTTGAATCTATTTTTTTTGGCTTAATATTTGTATTATCATCAACCAAACGCATGAATGCAGCATTTCCACCAAGATGTCTTACATCAGTTGAATCAAGATCAACCCTTTCACCAGGGGCGATCCAGCGTTTTACACGACGCACAGCGACGAGTTTGCGAACCTTCGCAATATTCTCATATAACGCCATGAGTAACTCCTTTATTAATAGTATACAATTTTTCTATTCAGTTTTTTATATTTAATCGTTATTTTCTGATTCTTTTGTTTCCTCAACAAGCTTAGGGTCGCTTAACCCCGCTAATCCTTCTATTTCTTCCCGTTCCCCGGCGGTGTCGGCGGTATCGGCGGGTTCCGGTCCACTGGGTTCGTCGGTTAGTCCTTCGGCCTCTTCGGTTTGTTGTGCTTCTTCATTTTCTTCATCGACCTTTTCATCACCCTCAGTGTTATTATATTCTTCAGGCCTTTTCGAATCTTGAACCCGCTCAGTTTCAGTATTCTCACTTTGTTCATCAGGGACCCCTTCTGCTGATTCCGTTTCAGTTATACCAGATTCTGTTTCAGGTGTTTTAAAATCTGGCACTTGAGTATTATTATCATTTGCCCCTTTTACTGTTTTATTTTCAGGCCTGTTATCAAGGCTTTCAAAAAATCTTAATGCCGAACTTGAGTGCAGAACGTCAGCTTGGTCAAGATTAACAATTTCACCAGGTTGTACTGGTCTTTTTACCCTTCTTTTCACAACATATTTAATGCTATCTGATTTATTTACGAAACGCATTTCCCTAACCCTCCGCGATAGATGTTTATTTAGAGAAAAGGCCCAGCCCAACTCCTGGGCAGGGCCTCAATGACTATAATGAAAAAACCTCTTCTCAGACTTATATTGTCAGTCCGGCATAGTAATTGGTAATATTAGCTGTAACCGTACCATCTGACGAAATGGTAAGATCAGTTGAACCACCCGGGTTAACTGCGCTTGTCAGTGTCAGAAGTGCGGTTGAAAGAGCATTACCAATACCAGTAGCAATTGATTCTTTGGTTTGCCATTCGATGAGGCCGAAATTTGATTTAATTTCAAAACTCGGATCACCAAGGGCAAAATTATGACCAAGAAAATCAGGTGTGGTAAAGGCCCAGATATGGCCGACAGGAAGAAGATCGCTTTTGATTGTTTTCACAACCTTTGTTCCGTATAAAGTGTCGGAAGTAATACCGTGAAGAACACGATCTTTACCAAAATCGTCACCAGCACCCGGCAGAAATACTGCAGTTTCAAATGCTTCCTGGCACATCAAAAGACATGCAACTTCTTTTCTCTTTGCGTCGGAACCATTAATTCCTGAAGCAAGAGTATTTTTCAGTTTTACAAAATCACCCGTTGCAAGCGTTAAAGCTGTAGTTCCAGCAGAATCAACAGCTTTTTGTGAACCGGCAGCAGCAACTGAAAGTGATGCGCCACACAGGCGAAGAAAATAAGTGTCCTCAAGTTTTTCGAGAACAGGAACTGATTTATCCTCGATACGCTTTGTGATTTTGTATTGATAGGCCCGAAGGTCTTCAACAGTAATCTGAAAACGTTTGGTCACAAAATTAATAACCGGTATAATATACCGTTCGCCTTTGACGTACTGGCCGTCAGGCTCACCCAGATTATCAACTGCAACAGCAGCTGCATCGGGCTCTATGTCACGAATCAGATACAGAGAATTGTCATTAACATTCCTCTGACAGTCCGCAACAGTAATTGGTTCCTGCGGGATTATGGCACGAGTAAACGCGGCTTCCTGCAGCTCAGTTTTCACATACTGGCGACCGGCTTCCGAAAGCTGTGCCTGGCCCTCAAGAGTACTGACCTTTTCAAGAAAGGCCTCATTACTTTGCATGGCCGTTACATGGTCTAACATAGTTTACTCCTACTTTGAGTAGTTTTGAATAGTTTTTTTTAAAGAGCTGGTATTATCCAGCCCAGATATTTCAACAAATTAGCTATTAAGTAGCTGTATATACTGCTACAGACCCAGGTGATAACGTTCTGAAGATAATATAACCATCAGTAGTATTCACCTCTTCTGCACGAGCGACAACTTCATAGTCACCAGCGGCTTCAGTCTCATTGGTAACACCAACCAGCTTTCCTTCCTGACCGGTTTTGGTGGAAACAATCAAATCCTCACCAACAACCACTGTTCCAGCATACCCTTCAGAGTCAACTTTACAACGGACGCCAAAAGATTCTACAGTGGTGATGCGGCCAACACTTACATCATGAGATTCATAAATGTTGTCTGAAGCGTTTCCGATAACGAGTTTATTCATTGCCCCGGGCGTATCTGTGGTTATATTCTTAATACTACCATCAGTATCAAGCTCCGCCCAAATACCAGGGACAGCAACGAAATTGTCAGGATCGATTTTGCGTGATACACGCTCGATCTTGTTCATGAGAGTTAAAATCTCAAGCATTTCAATGCTCCTTGTTAATGGTGATTAGAGAACGCCGTCAAACATCCCCCTCTTCCCGGAAGAAGATGGAAGTTCGTTTGCGACTTTATCAAAGATCATACTTTCTCCTTCACCGCTTTGAGCAATTTTAATTGCCTCTTTAATTACTTCAAGACCTTTTTCATCTTTTTTCATTAATTCAGCAATTTTTTCTTCGGCATCACACTCGTCTGAAACCAAACCTGAATGAATCAGGTCATCCAGAATTAACCGAACTTGGGCCGCCTTTTCCAACCCAGAATTTCGCTCGTTCACGGAATTAAGAGATTCCGTTACATATGCTAAACAATCAGAGGCTATTTTCATAATTTCCTGAACTGAAGTGTACACTTTCTCATTACAAGGAAATGATGCCACTTTAGCCAAGCCATCAGAAATTTTTTTAGCCTCTTCTGCAGTATAGCTTTCAGAAGCTGTTTTTTCAGTGGTAGGTTGATTCGAAGCAAGATGCTTCAAAATCAACTCACCAAAATTTTTATTAAAGACCATTAAGGCCTCCTTTTAAAGAAGACCTTTTTCCTTCAGCGTCCTTACCGACTCAGTTACCTTTTCATCCTTCATCAGCTCGGCAATTTTTGTTTGCTCATCAGTCTTTGATTCAGTTTCTGGAGTTTCATTACCTGCTTTTTTCTCCATCAATTCGGTAATAGCAGCAACAAAATTCTGAGCATCTTCACGACCTTGAGCCTCAGCGTCTTCTGCTTCTTTTTCCATTTCGAGAGCTTGATAAGCAGCGCCAATAATATCTTCGCGGGTAAGCTGCTCTTTGTTGGCAATCTTTGCAAGATAATCAACAGATTCACCTGCTTCTTTTGTCATACCCTCATCCTTGATATTATAGCCTTCAAGGAGACCAGCTGTCTTCAATAGAGTAAGCGCTTCAGTGTACTCCTGATCCTGTGCGGATTTTTCAAGATGCTTTTGAAAGCTTTCAGCTATCTTAATACCAATAGCATTTGCTTCAGCAGCAGTCTTTTCACTCATAGATCCCCCTGTATCTGAGGCAGCCGCTGCAACAGCCGCTGGAGTTCTATGAAGATTGTTGGCATCAGTAACCACACCGTCACCGGCTGATATTGCAGTACCTTCATTTGGTTTGGTTGCCGCAGGCTGTTCGCCAGCCGTTGCTTCGGCATTGTTTCCACCAGCGATTTCTGTCTGAGGAGTGGCAACACCTTCAGTTGCAGCCACTACAGCCGGGGCCGCACCGGCAACACTTGAATCTGCAGGTTGAACCTCACCTTCTGCTGCCGGGGCAGAAGTATCAGATACAGAAGCTCCAGCACCAGCACCACCCGGAGCCTTTTTCTCACCACCGGTTTCAGGCGGAGTTGCTTCAGCAGTTTTCTCTTCGCCAATGCCGAGTTCCTGTGCTAACTTGTCAAGTAAAGAGCCTTCTCCTGCTTTTGGGGCAGAAGCGGTCTTTTCCTGACCAGACTCGACAATGCTGAGATGATCCTCAAAACTTGTCTTGTTTCTGGGACTCATGTATAACCTCCATTGGTTAAACAAATAGGATTATTGTCAATTGCATGTTTAATAACAATATAAGTTCATGATATATCGAATGCAATATTTTTCCCTATACTAAATATAATTAAATTATATAGTTTTAATTAATTTCAAACAACTTTTTTTTCAATATTTCAGAGTTAATTTCATCTAACCAGAATTTATTATTAAACTGTTGATTAGAAAAAATTATACTTCCAGTTTTACAAAATGCGCTTTGATTATATGAATTAATTATATATGAGTTTGGAAGCGCTATTGCTTCAGCTAATGTATTAAACGCTGACTGTTTAACCATCTTTCCTGAAAAATTAGTATTTTGAAGAATATTTTCATAATTAACAGCCGGACCAAGCATAGGATTTGTATTTCCTGATTTATTTATTTCTTCAAATATTTTGTACATTACTCCGCCGCCAATGATAGATCGCAACCATGGCTTTTTAGTAAATATTTCAGCAAGTTGTTTTGGTCCATATCCTTTTGCTTTTAATTTTAATCCGGCATAAAGTGCCGCAAGCCCGGAAAGAACTGCCGCAGGAGTTCCTATTTTCAATTCTTTTTTAGGCTCTTCCCATGGAAGGTCTTGTGAAGCAGCTTCTTTGAGCATTGCTATAGAAAGTCTTGGTCGCAGCAATGACGGAAAGCAACTTCTTTTTTCCAGACAAAATGCAAACGATTTTGCAAGAGCATCATCGTAATATTTATTCGATATGTCTATATATTGTGGTTCGACTTCACTGCGATAATCAAATATGGTACCCTGTTTCTCCAATTCGTCAGCAAGTGATTTTTTGCCAATACGTATTAGAACTATTCTTTGAAACTCATCTGGTTTTGGATGTATACCAAGTCCTAATATAGTAGATAATATTTTACTTAATGGATGAGTAGCCGCAACAGAGTCTAATAAATTATTTGGAATTTTTGGCTCTGCAGCAATGACTTTATTCATTTTTTCATCAAGGGCTTTTCTTATGACAGTTGAGTTATCTATAGGTTTCATTGTCCCATCGATATCATCTTTTCCAAGTGCGCCAACCTCTTTATCTATATCACTTTCTTTATTCACAGAAGAAATTTTATCAAACATATCATCTGTTACACCATATGCGTCAGCAAGATATGCTGACGGTATAATAATACTTGCAGATGCGGCTTTTCCAAGAATAAAAGAGGTTCTATCTGCCCCTATATACACTCTTGATAAATCAAAAAATCTTGGAAAATCGTTCCATGCAAAAACCATTGTTCCTGGAAGTATAGTTTTACCAAGCTCTTTAGACCATAGTGCAGCAAGCTCAGGAGTTACTATTTGCCCCATATAATTTTTAAGATGTTTACAATATGCGTCTTTTGTTTTTGATTTATTATCACATATATTACAACGATCATACTTTACTCTACAACCCATCGACACTGCGACAGGTTCACCATTCTCAAGGGCAGTAACAATATCAGCAGCTTTGACCACATCAATTGCCACTATAAGTTCGACACGATGAAGAACAGGGTTCCAGTGAGCAAATATAATTTCACCAAACGATCGGCTCGGATCCTTATTTACATGATGTTTATAGAATTTTGCATAGTATTCAAAGGTTTTATACCCATAATCATTTGCAGTATTCATGTCAGTACGCAATGATTTATGGGAAAGCCCGGTCTCCGGAAACGCATCGCCGTTACGATTTGCACCCCAAACCTCATAAGATCCAAGTGCATTAATTACAACATAATAACGCTCCGGCTTACGTTTAAGGTTAAGAATAACCTTCATTAATTCCGGAGCGTAATTACTCGCTGCAGTTTTATTGAGATGCATAATTGAATTAACCGGGACGATATGGTTCCCGGTCTCATCAATAGAATCATATTGGATATATTTAATCATACTGTGCTACCAACATTTAGTCTTTATATTTTTCAATCAGCTTTTTAGCGCCAGAGCCATAGCCTCTGATTGCTCCACCGTAATACCCAGCAAGACCTGCGCCAATAGCTCCTGCAGCCGCACCAGCTTTACCACTTTTTCTTAGAGCTTTTGCCGCTAACGCCCCTATACCAGCACCAGCACCTGCCCCAGCGGCTCCGCCAACAATCCCTCCAGCAAGAACTCTACCACTAACAGTGCCCATTGTATGGCCAAGTGCTTTTGGTTGAGATATTGTTTTACCAGTATGTTTCTTGACAAATTTCTGAGTGCCCACAGCTGACCCTTTTAATGATCCAGCCAATGATCCTGCATACCCAGCACCAATAGCGCCAGCAAGAGCCCCAGCCCGACCACTGCGCTTTAAAGCTTTTGCCGCTAACGATCCAATTGCAGCACCAGCTCCAGCCCCTGCAGCTCCACCTGCTAGGCTGTATCCAAAAGATCTGGGCATAACATGTCCAGCAAAGCTAAGTCCAGCCTTTGTCTTTGTCATTCCATCTTTGGCTATTTTTTGAAGCTCATCTTCAAACGCAGCATTGTAAATGTCTTGCGGTGTCATTTTTTTTTACTCCTATGTTAAAAGTTCAATTTTTAATTTCTGTTTTAGTCATTTTTTTTAAGGTTTTACTCCAGACAATATTAAAAAATACTATTCTTTATTATAAACATTAACACTTGAAGATGATGCAGCAGCCTGTTCAAGTGCTGCTTTTCTTTCTTGCTGTTTTTCATAAGCCGATTTTAAATCTGGATATTGTCTTGCAAGATTTTTTACAGCCTCATCATGTGTAACAGATGTCATAACAGCCGCTGGAATAACACCAGTTAAAAATGGATGCCTGAGAACAAAACTTTTTTCTTTAGCGGCATCAAGAATACCTTGAGCAACTTCTATCTGTTCCGGAGAAAATATAGTTCCCAACCTATCTTCAACAGCATTAACATTTAAAAATGCTATCTTTTCAAGCTCATCTTCAAAAGCTGCCTGGTAAACCTCATCATAGATATTCATACTATATTCCTTATTATGTTAAAGGGTGTATAACAGGTTTCTGTTTAATGACAGATGCAATATCTTTTTCATTTTTTGTATTATCAGCAATTTGTTGTAATAAATCAGTTTGACCTTTCATAATTTTACGCTTACGCATTTCACTGGTTATATTATACAAATCATGAACCTTATTTGCAATACCAAGCGTCGCAGCACCGGCCCCGAGCAGACCTAGGGTATAAATAGGATACCTTATCTCTTTTGGTCCAGTCGCGAGAAGGTATTTAATAACCTTTCCACCAACACCAATTTTTTCAAATCCACTTAATGGTATCATTATTTTTCCTTACTTAATTGAAAACCGGTAATCTGCTTGTTCTCGTCAAATTCTACAGTTGTTTTCTCAGATGGGATTATTGGAGTTGCCACAGCTTTACTAACAGATTCGACAACCGTTGGAGCAACTTTTGGTTGTGGCATACCGGCCTGAATTGCAGATAGATCCTGTACCAATTTATGATCAACACCGCCAAATTGCATCATTTTATTAACCAGAGCGCCGGCGACTAAAGGATTGGAGGCTGCTTTTGGAGAAAATGTTTTAACTACATTGAAATAATCCTTCATTTGTTCTTGATCGGCTTCAGCAAGCTGTGGAATTTTTTTCTGCATTATTTTAAATGATGTGTTTATTTTATTTTTTTCAACCAGTGGATCGACAATTAATTCTTTTCCACCGATACCTATTGCTCCAAGATAAGCAATCGGTTTTAAAATATTAATTATTTCAGCATGGTCTGGAAGTTTTTTTCCGACCGTCTTAAGACTATCCATGAGTGTTTTAAATTTGAATGCAACTTTACACAGCTCGCCATGTTCTTCTCTGGTTATATTGCCTTTTTTAAGCAAGCTGTCTGCTGCTATTTTTATTCTATTTTCCATCGAAAGCTCCTTTAAAATGTATGAGGAGTCGTAGTTTCTGTTAATCCGGTTTTTTTACCACCTTCAAACTGATATTGGTAAGGTGACTGTAATTTTAAATTAGACGCAGCCTGTCTATTTAATGGAGTAAGCTGTGTTGCTATATTTGATTGATTTATTTTATCTTTAAGATTCATTAGATTCATTCCATACATAGCAATACTCATTGGATTTATTGCTGTCTTTTCCATTTCTCTGAAAAAAGAATTCCATATATGATTCATTATCTCATTCCCAACTTTCTTACAGCAACAAGATCTTCTTGAGAAAGCTGTTCTGGTTTTATATTTCCGGCAAGTATATTATTTCTTAAAAATGTGGTATAATTTTGACCAGACAGTTTTTTTCTCGCCTGATATAATCTGGATGCCCCCATTAAACCAGCCGCACCAAGAGCACCTACTCCTCCACGCACACCCCACGTGTGTATACCACCAAGAACAGATCTTCTATACCCACCTTTTACAGCTATGCTCGGAATTGTTTTTGGAGTTCCAGCTAAACCTTTACCAATAAATTTAGTTGCCCCTTTTGTAGTTGCTGCAACCCCAGTACCAATAGCTTTTCCTGTGCCAATTACAAATCTTTTTGCAAAAGTGCTTAATAGCGCCCTTTTCTCAATATATGATGATTTTTTAAAAAAAAGTGGAGCCTCTTCTTGAACACGTTTTGTTGTTCCAACAAGTTCAGAATATGCCTCCTGAGCATTTTCTTTTGGAACTTTTTTTTGTATATATTCAAGATATTTATTATGAACACTAGGCGCATTCCATCCAAAAGCAGCACCAGCCATACCGGAGACAGCAACAGGAACTTTTTTTAATTTATATGCCTCTTTAAAAGAAACCTTTTTTCTTAATAAGGCTGGTAATATAGGCGAAGCCGCGATTGCTGCCGATGCAATAGTTCCAAGAGCACTCCATCTAAGCTTATCGGCAAACTCATCTCCTAACGGTTTATCTGTTGGTTTGACAGTTTTGCCGATTATATCAAGCTCAATATTTTCTCTTGTTCCCATATTAATTATTTCTGGCCAATAAGCTCTTCACTTATAACTTTATTAAAAGCTGCGACTGTTTTATTTACATTTTGCAGCATTTCAGTAGTTGCTGCTATTTTTTCTAAAGACATTATCAGCTGATCAACAGGTTTAAGCATCTCTGCATTTTTGTTAATACGAAGAGATGACACTTTTGTAAAACCTGTTTTAACAGTGAAACCATCGCCAATCAAGTCTTTATGAATTACATCATATGCAGCAGCAATCTTCATGGGATCGAGACCCATATCTTTAACATATCGTGATGCAATTTTCGCTATATCTCCGATTGATTCACCATTTGAAATCATAAGTTTTGCATCGTGGGCCATTTTTAAAAATGCTTTTTCAGCACTCTGAACCTCATTGTATCTTAATGATTCAATATCACTAATAAATGCTTCAAAAGCATTTCTATAATTACCCAGCTTCTGAAACTCAGCAAGTTTTTCACCGGCATCTGGGGCCTGTTCTATATTACCAACATCATTACCAACAATTAATGTCAACAGCGAACGGAAATCGCTAGGTGGTGTTGCGTAATTTTCCATAGCTTTCTCACTTTTTAGAATTTCATCTTTTAATTTATTGAAATTAGCAAGATCGAATGATATATTCGATTTGTCTGTTTCTTCATTTTGATATAGTGAAAGGTATACATTTTGATTAGCGAGTTCACAAATTCTTTTTAATACTTCAAGATTGTCAACATCACCTTCATAGTAGGATGATAATATAGTATCATTCATATCATCACCGGTTAATAAATAATTTTCTGATGCTTTATGAGCAATATTTTTTATACTATCAACTAAATTCATTATAAATGCCAAATTGAAGGTTCTATCAAAAATATAACATATAAGTCATTAGCTTGCAACTATTATTGATTAATCGTTTACCCTGTGTTATCTTATATATAATATCATGAAACTCATAAAAAGGGTGGCTATTTTATGCAGAAAGAAAATTTTGATTTTCAAAAAGAACTAAAAGCCTCTATTTTCGGTGCTGATGAGAAGCAGGATCGTCACGAGTTGGTGGCTATGATATTCAAATCATACGTTGCAAAGTGTATTGAATATACTTTAATAAAGAAGACAAACCGTATAGAATTGATGGCAATGTATCAAATTAGACGTAATCTTATTAATGAGTTCAGAAACGCTGAGCTTGGTGAATATCAAAAGTCAGTTAAACAATATGAAGAATTATTTAATACGGCTATTGAAGAAATATTCAATGAGGCCAGCCATGCGCATGAAGGAATAAATATAGCAACAGTTGATCAGACTTTAGAGATTAACAAAAGAGCATATGCAGAAAATAGAGGGATAATCATTCCAAATTAAAATTGTACATGAGATGTTTTGCGATTTCTTCTTAGTATACCAGTATTTCGTGCTGTTACTTCATTCCGGTATTCTACAGGAGTCATGCCTTTCATTTTTTCTTCTTTTGTTGTTGAAATCATATCTTGCTGAATAACTCTTGCTTTCAATGGAGGCGATTTCTGCGGATTAAATAATTTTTTTGCTATTTTAATAAACAAGTCTGATAATTCAGCATTCTTAACGTGTTCAGGAAGAGATTTTATATCTGGAGTTTCTTTTGCCCATTTTTTTGAAGTCCCTTTTGGAATTTCACCTTTTTTTTCTTTTGCAAAAAACAATCTCATTTGCGCAATTGATTTAAATGGTGAAACCTTTATCATAATTGCCTCCTATCCTAATGAAATTGCCGATGGCTCTTCTTCTCCAAACGGATCTGCGCCACCACTAAGATATTTAGAATATTCACCTCTTGCTATTTTACAAGCTATTCTACTGAACATATATGCATGAAATGCATCATCAGGAACATTATGATCATATTTTGTCATTCTTAGTTGTTCACTATATTCTGAAAATATACCTGTAAAATCTGGTTGAAATTCTTTAAATTGCTCATACCTAAAAAAATCGATTTCGGCACGTTTAATCTCCATTATCATATCTGTCATCATTTGGGTCCGATTAATAATATAATATCCTTTATCTTTATCCCATCTTATTTTCTTTTTTAAAGACCCGTGCTCATAAAGCTCACCAAATCTTCCAGGACCAAGAGCTTCTACCATTAATGCGTTCGATGTACGACCATCGCCGGTATCGGCTATTGTAAGGACACATCTGAAACGATTAATTATTCTGAGCATGTCTTTAACTTGTGGTATTGGGGCGGATAATCTTCCAGTATATTTTTTAGAAAATAATACTTTAAATTTTGCCTGATGCCATGTGCTTATTGTCAAAACCGAATATGATGTTCCTGATGCTGTATCACCTTTACCCCAATCAATTCCCGCAAAATTAATACTATTTTTGACAACAGGGTCACTCGGGGCCCATTCATCATCAACCATTTCATATTCTTGACAACACCTTTTAATTTCTGCTACACTTAATGGATGTTTTGCGGCCGCATAAGGTAATGCAAGAATTTCATTGAAGTATTTTTCAGTAGAATATATTTTTCGTGTTTGTATAACGTTTATTTGCCATGCTTCAGGGTGCTTTTCATTATTAACCCAATTTAGAACAATCTGTGGAAGCCTAAATCCATCGATGTATGGGTCAGTGTTATTCATTTGCACCCACTGTCCATCACGATAATATATTGGTTTGCCGCATTTATTACAAATTAAACAGGTATCACCTATATTATATTCATTTATGAAATTATATTTCTTACACCCAGTATTCTGACATTTAATAATCCATTCATTCTGAGTTGATTCCTCCCAATAACGCTCCATTGTATTTTCAACTGTTTTAGGTGTGCCTGCATATAATTTACAGTTAAATAAATGCATTGGTAGGTCTGGAAATTGTTTTACAAGATGTTCCCATTTAGCAAGACTATGGCTCATCGCCTGTTCTATAACAGGGACATGATCGCTAATTATATCTTGAATTTCATCTATAGCAGAAAAATCAGTAGATATACCACGTATAGAGTCAGCAGTATGGAAAGCAGAACGAAGGTATATTTTGCTTCCATTTTTCATTTCTTTATATGATACCTGGTCTTTTGTTTTAGTATCAAAATAATGATCTTTTACCAAATCAGATTCATGTAATGCGCTATTCAATTTATCAGTTGAAAATACAGATACTTGATTTCCGGTTGGGGCAACGTAAAGCGCATGATATGATGGATATTTAACTGCTGGTAACGATAATTTAAATCCAACCGTCGTAGACTTATGAGTCTGACGACCAAATTTGAACATCATTGCATTGGACCGTTTATTATATATTGGATAAAGGTGCCTCATTGAATCATAAGGCATTTGAAGGGGCATTCTATTTAAACAAAATATCCCTGTTGCAAATTGTGATGGGCTTATACTCATAAATCAGCTTTATCACCTGCTATATCGCCTAATACGTCTGGTAAATCGTCAATATTAGCAATAACTTCTGTACAATCAGTAAATTCAAGTTCAAGTTGATTCATTTTCTTAAAAAAGTCATCCGAATCGCTACGATCGTCTGGCATATGCTCTTTAGCTTTAATATATATATCAAGCCATTTTTTAGCCGCATTAGCCTTCATTTCTTCAACATTACGACGCTTCGTTTTTGTTGAACTAAATCCCCCCATTTCATTTTCACCGATTTCTTCTTCTGTTTCAACACTTTGTGTCATGGACATGGTTTCATAGAATTTATACATACTATCGGTTTGCACTTTTTCAAGGAAATCTTTTGGTTTTGGAGGTTGAACAACGTACCCTATTTTCCACTTTATATAATCCATATTATGAAAATGGACTGGCAAATCACACCCATCAGAAGACGAATTATAAAGAAGCTCGAGTTCAGACCCGCTTCTAAATTGCCGTATTATAAGAGCATTATTCCTAAAAGGGATACAATATTTCATTGCAGCCTTCGCGCACATTTCAGTTGTATCCCAAAATATTTTTTGATATAAATTAAGAGCCTCAATTCCAATTTTTTTTCTATATTTGACAAATATAACATCAGAAATTGTATCAACAGGCTCATTATTATAAAAAAATATATTAACTATTGACATAACATCTTTATTTGCGTGTATCCATACACAATCATCACACCATTTAAAATATATTGGAGGATTGTTTATATTTTTTGCAGATCTTACAATATGGTCATATATTTCGAATATTCCAAAATGATTAAGCCATTCTACATGAGATTCATCACTAACACGAAGTATATTACCTGAATTTACAATATCTCTTATTGATTCGGGAAGGATTGCCCTTATTTCATCAAATATATTTGATACCTCTTGGGCTTCTACGTAATAATTAAAAGTTTTTAATTTATCAACAATTCCATTGATATCTTTTCCACAAAATAGGAGTGCGATGATAAATTTTTTAAATGGAATTTTGTACATTAAATCTCCATAAGTCATTATATTATGAAAAATATAATATTTTTTATAGGATTGCTAATTTATTAATTTATTTTGCCCTTGTTAATTATGTGATTTATATTCTATAATATGATTATATAATTATATAGAAACTTTTTCAAAGGAAGTTTTTATGAATAAAGAAGCAAAAGCCGCTCAGGCGATATTAGGTTTTTTGAGAAAATCAGCCCCATATGCTGCGGCAGGATTGGCAGGTGCTGGTGCCGGTAGCGTCGCCGGACATCGTTTTGGAGTTCGTGCTGGTGCTGAAAGGATGGGGAATGAAATGGCAACCGCATTCTCTGAAGCAAACACAAAAGAAAACAAAGCTATTATCGACTCATTTAAAGCATTTAATAAAAAGGAAAATGCTATCCTTGCAAATCAGTATCTCAGACGCGGCATAAATATGGGGTACAGTATGGCTACGGCAAAACCAGATAAGGGTGTAAGCAAAACTGCGTCTGATATTGCAGAAAAAGCGTTTTATGATGAGCTTGAAAAGCTTGGTTTTAGCATGGGTGCGCTAAAGGATGTTGGTGCAAAAGCTATTAAATCTTTAGGAAATTCATTTTCAAGACTTGGTAAAAATATCCATTATTCAGGCTCAAATCTAAAATCTGCATTTAGGTCAGCTGATGGCCAAGCAAAACGCATGTATTTAAAATCTGCTAAATCACACATGAAAGATGCAGTAACTAAAAGTCCGTTGGCTGCAAGTATTATCGGCGGTACGACATTAGCTGGTGGCGGCTACTATCTTGGGAAAAATCGACCAAAAAGAACTGTTGTAGATTATAGGTATTAAAAATGATTCCAATATCAGTAAAAAGCTTCCAGGGCTGTCTCGAGAAGATAGCCCTGTCAGTCACTCGCACTATGCACAGCGAGCGTGAGAACGCAGATCTACAGCCTCTCAGTAAAGATAGGCGTTCTATTAGCACTCCGCAGGATTTACCTTTCTCAAAAAAAATGACCAGAACAAATATCAGTAGAAGTCATCTTGAAGATAAAAGAATGACTCATCACCATTTGAGAAAGAATCGTATTCGTAGTAGTTATTTTCGATATTAACATGTAATAACAATATTGTAGAGAGATTCTATTGGCTTTCTGTGCTAACAGAACTCTTAATATTTTTTGGATCGGAATGAAAAACCGGTCCACTTTTTTTACCCATTTTAAAAAGGAGTACTGATGAAGAATAGGACGGTACATCTTTTCTTTCATGATGATGTTGACGGAATTGTATCAGCAGCAATGATAATGAAAGGCTTTTTCAATGATCATGTTTATCGGCTTTATCCAGTAAAGTCCTCTATGAGAGGGGAGAAGTTTGACACCACCATCAAAAATCTACGCAAAGAAGCTCCGGAAGATGCCATTATAATAGTTGATTATCAGCACCATGCAGATGCTGATTTGTGGATTGATCACCATTATAATCCTGACCTCGGTGAAAATGAATTGAAAAATGGAAATTTATTTTACAATTCAAAAGTAAAATCTGCTGCAAGGGTTATATATAATTGGTTTGAAAGCAATTCTGTATTAAAGGGCGCTGTGAATCAACATATCGTTGATATTGTAGATATGATTGATAGTGCTGGTTACAAAGATATCGATTATATATTCTCCAGCACCGAGCCACTTATGATTCTTAAGGCTTACCTGGAACGCCTGTCAATTTATGTCGATTCTACTTATTGCAGAATAGTTGAATTAATTTATCATTATGATTTCGATATTGATAAAGTGTTATTTACGCTAAATATCGATAATAACATTATTGATGAATTGAGAAAGTCAGCTAATGCTATTGGAAAGGCTATGGTTGTTAATGGTGTAATGGGTGTAACTGAGATGAATCGCTTATACGCATACCCAAGATATTCAGAATATTTTGTAAAGCCTGATTTAATGTATTGTATCAGAGTTGTTCATTTGGGTGGTGACCGCGTCCAAATGGATGTTGGATATAATAAATGGCAAGATAAACCGTGTAAAGTACATATTGGTAAATTACTTGGTAGCCTTGAATATGCTATAAGTGGAGGTGGTCATTTTACTGTTGGTGGTGCGATAATCATAGAAAATGATATTGAGCGATTTATTGATGATATGTGCGTTCAGTTTAATGGTTCGGAGGACAGTATGGAAAAATATTCTGTTGATAAAACAGATCCTGTTGAGAAAAAATCTGATGAATTAATTAAAACCGGTGACGCTAAAACAAAAGCCGATGCCAGGAGCAAAGTAACATCAAAATTGGAAGGAGGAGATTCAGAACGTGTTCAAAGCGGGGACGTCTAATTTCGACCTCAAACAGGTTCTAGGTGCAGAGCTAGAAACAGTCGATGAAATAATCGCTAATAAAGAAAATCATATTGAGCGAATATCAATTCCAAAAAAAAGCGGGGGCAAAAGAAATATTATAGCCCCCGACCCGCAATTAAAATATATTCAAAAAAGTATATATTGGCGTGTATTCAGAAGGTATAAAGCTGACTCATCAGCTCACGGATTTGTTTCAAAAAGAGGAATCGTTACAAATGCCGATTGCCATGTTGGAGCCAAATGTCTTGGAAAAATAGATATTAAAGATTTTTTTGATTCAATATCTATTGACCATTTAAAAAATTGTCTTTTTGGAAATAAACATATCTGCAGATATTGCAAGCATTATGAAAGAATGCTTGATGGAAGATGCAATCCATCATTGTATCACAATAAAACCCAAGTTTTTGATTTCAAATGTGAAGAAATTAAAGCAGTACATATACCTGAATATTGCGAAGAAACAGGATACATTTCATTATTTAATAGAATTATAGAACTTTGCACTTTTGAAGGATTTACCGCGCAAGGATTCCCGACATCCCCTATGCTTGCCAATATAGTAATGCGCGGATTCGATAAATCAATGAAAGAATTCTGTACCACAGAAGGAATTGCATACACAAGATATGCAGACGATCTTGCTTTCAGCAGTCATAATTTGACAAAATTCGAACTGAAAAAGAAAATAAAACAAAAAGCCTATCAATTATTATGGGCTTATGGATTTACTCCAAATAAAAAGAAAACTATATGGAAATCAAGCGCCGGCCGACTTAAAATATGCGGTGTGGTAGTGAATGTTAAAAAATCAGTACAACGTAGAGATGTACATAAATTCAGAGCAGAAGTACATCATGCTACAGTAAAAAATGCTGATAAAACAACAAAAGGGGATTTGAGAAAATTAAAGGGATGGGCATCATTTTTAATGTCCATAGATCCTGTAAAGGGTAAAAAATACATGAATCAGCTTCTCAAGTTTGAAGCAGATAAATTTTCCATAAAATCAAAAGGAATATAATAAATAGTGGAATTTATGATATATACAGACGGGGGTTGTTCAGGAAACCAAAGAGGCGCTAACTGTCCGGGCGGATATGGTTATATAATCATTGATGCTGGAAATAATATATTGCGTCGTGGTGGTGGTTATCGAATCAATGTTACCAATAACCAGATGGAATTAATGGCTGTTATTCAAGGAATGAGGGCTTTAAAAAAGCTTCTGGATCAAGAATATGGTGGTGCTAAAAACCACTCATGTTTAATAAGGCCTGATTCTAAATATGTTTCAGACAATTACGAAGAATACTTACCTACATGGAAGAGAAATGGTTGGAGAAAGTCAAACAGAAAACCAGTTCTTAATGTTGCGTTATGGAAAAAGCTGGATGCTTTGACCCCCGAATTTAAAGCATTCAAATTTAGTTGGGTCAAGGGTCATGCCCGAAGCAAGTTTAATAATATGGCTGACGGTATTGCTCAGGACAAAATTAAAGAAGCAAAAGAATCCATAATCAATTCTGTGTAGGAGGAGCAATGAAAAAAGATGAAAATGGTCAAGAGAAACATAATGCTCTGGTGGCAAAATTTAATCTTGCGGTTGATGCTGTATCATCATTTGCAAAAGGAATTTTTCCTTTTACAGTAAGGCTTGTAGTCGGCTTAAAAGATATATTTCATAAAAATGAAAAATCGCCTGAATCTAAAAATTAACTATTGTGAAAGGAGAGAGTAAAATCTCTCACCTGAAACGATTCGTTTTGGGGGGTGAGTAATAAATGGTGCGGGCTTTTATCTCTCTTCAAGTTGAAGAGAGTATAAAATCCGAGTCAATCTCCGCCTGGTCACAGACCCGACACCACAACGTGTCGGGTCTGTGCGGGCCAGGCTTGGTGAGAACCAGCCTGGCCCCCGACCCCAGTCAGGTTCTGTTCCACAATAAGTTAATTGGAAACTCTCTCCCGACCAGAGGGTTTTTTTAGCTATTAGAAGTTATTCTGATATGTAATATGGTATAACTATAATAACCTGTAACTCAGGGGAAGAGTGCTGGAAACAGAAGTCGGAGGTTCGAGTCCTCTCAGGTTTTTTTTATCTATAATAAAAAAAAGCCCGGGGCATCACTCCCGGGCAACACATCACACATCCGCTTTCTATGAATAAGGCTATTCAATAGCAAGTTTTATTTCTTCAAGATTCTCTATTACCGTTTCAAGCCCATCCATTGCTTTTTTTACAGCGCCATCATCAACAGTGCTTAATCCCATTCTTGAAGCAACCAAAAGCTCAGCAAGATCTCCAGAGACCTTTTTCATTTCACGCACATTTTCAATATATCCATTAAGATTATCTTCGTTAATGAAATTTAATGACAAAACAACGTCTACCGCTTCAGGGTCATCAAGCACACTTGCTTCTTTAATCAGATTAATCCTCAAATTAGAACATTCATCTCTGATAATTTGTTTTATTTTTGCCATTTTATCAAGATGCTTTATAACCCCAGTGTCAATATAATCGTTATTTACACCATATATAATTACTTTTTTATTTTTATTGTCGGTATTAGCATATTTTTCCAAAGCTGTTTTCATTGCTTTTGCTGAATCATCATGTCCCATTCCCATTATAGCTAACGCTTTATATGTTTGATCTGTTGTTAACGGATTTCCATTAAGATGGGCAACTTTATTTAATGGTTCGAATGGATCCCCCGCTATACAATACCCACCATCTTTAACATATAAAGCCACTTTATTAATATTGGCATCTTCATATATTTTCTGGATTGATTTTGATGGGCGTAAAAAATCTTCTCTATTAAGACATTTCATCATTGATGCATTTATAACAAGAGAACCTTCCGGAATGAGAAATATTTTATTAACTTTACCCAATATCATTTTATAAACAGGATCAAGAACAGTTTTAACACGTTGTACAGATGCAACGTTGGCAGGTATTATAGCCTCTTCTCTTGATACATATACATTTGAATTATTTACCCTGTATTTTCTAAATTTTCGACCAAATGAAAGGCATTCAAATGCATCATCGGCACCATATATTATCAAAAGATTTTGTCCGTATCTGCTAGAAGGAACTTCACCATAATACCCATCATCTTTTTTTCCCTGATCCATAATCTGTTGCATTTCTTTATGTACCGCTAAGAAATTTTTATCTGATCCATCATTTTTATTTTCAGGATCAATATTTATTAAATCGTCAGTAACCCTTTTCGCAAGATACTGGATTGCTTTTTGAAGCGCCCCTTCTTGAGTTAACACATTAGAGCCATAGAAGCCTATTCCAGTACGATTATAATCATCATATTTGCAGTAATATTTTCCGTCAAGCGATATAAAAATTTGATTACGCCTTTGACGTTCGTTTTTCTTTTCTGTATTTTTATCAACAGGATAGCATGTCTCAGGTTCATCAAATCTTTGGTTTAAATCATAACTATCAGTCATATCAAGAATAATTCCTGATAACGGTTTTCCAGTTGTACTTGCCAGAAAGCGACTGGCCATATTTTTACCACTTTCAATAAAATCCTCCATTGATGGATATTCATACATTCTTAACTCACAAACAGTAGGAGCAATCATAGGTTTCAATTGATTAACATCAATAAATTGTGAATCAAGAATGGTAACTGCGCGCTTTGCTTTGACTACTTTATAAGTATCAAGTATACCATCTTTATGATCATCACCAATTATCCTATTATGCCTGTTTAATTCTATAATATTACCAACCAAGTCGCCAGTATTGTCAATAAAATTTTTACCAACATTTTCATCTGTTTCCATTTGCACAGCAAGTTTTTCAATAGCCTCTTTATCTGCTTTTATTGGCCATCCAGACATTTTTGCAAAATGAGGGTATGCTGCGAGGTCCGGTACGTCTTGAATACTTACCGGCGTTTTAGGATAAATGCCACCAACTGGTTTTATTGCTTCAAAGGCCCCTCTTGGATATTTATTTTTTGGAGTTCCCAGTTGCTCTGACATAAGAACTTTTTTAATATTTTTCAAATTTGCAGCTACATATTTAGTCTTGTCCCCATCCCTATAGACAAAAATATCAAACGGGCTTAATTGAAAATTTTTTACAATAACTGGAAAATTAATTTGCTTATTCTGATACCATACAGCAACACTCCCCTTTGCATACCCTTCGTTTTCATCTACATTTTTAACTATCACATCGGTACCAAACTCTTTTGGAAGATAGTTAATCTGTTCGAAAAACTGATCCAGTATTTCCTGATCCCATTCAGAAATATTTTTAGGCAACTCGTAAGTGCCAATTTTTTCAAATACCAATTGGTTTATTACTGATTCTTTTACTGTAACCATTTTTATTTCCTTGTTTATGTTTCGATTACATTCGGTTTCAGGACTGAGTACATCCACTGCCCAACAGGACCTCCAGCAGTAACAGATGACGGAGGTACCGGCGGCGGAGCTATTCCTGCAGCAAAAGCTGATTGCATTATCGGACTAGATAAAGCAAGAGCTATACCATATGAAATTGCATTAGCAACCATCTCATTCCCATCTTCATAGGTTGCGCTATTCTGCTTTTTCATATACTCAATATTATCTTTAAGGAATTTTTCAATTTTTGGTTCTAAGTATTTCCCTAATGCTGAGACAGAAAATCTTATCTGTGACATTATTACTCCCGGCAAGAATTACTCAAAGGTGAGTATATAAGATTTCCAACCGGGCCGCCAGCCGGTGGGCATATACCTGCTGCAAAAGCACTTTGGACAATAGGGTCTGAAAGAGCTTTTGCTATACCATAAGCAATAGCATGCGCCGTTGCTTTTGCACCGTCTTCTGGTGTAATATTGGTATCATTTTCCATAGCCCTCGCATTGTCATTAAGAAATCTTTCGATATCTCCAACTATGGAATTACCAAGAGTTGATCGTGTTCTTCTTACTATTGGCATAATAACCCTTATATAGTATACAATATAATTCAGCGAATTTCAAATTGCCAATTAGCTGAAATTCAAAAATATCTGGGATAATATCAATATAGAGCTTATATTTTAAAAATAAGCAATTGGTACAATATTTCCCATCATTTTTTTAACTATTACAAAAGGGGTTTATATGCCGATAAGTCATGAAGAGCAAACCAGGCAGGAGACCAAGGAGCATATTAACAATGTTCGTATGTTCTTAGACATAATTATGCAGCAGATAATAGCTCGTGCAAAAGACCATGACCGCTCAAAGCTTGAAGAGCCGGAGTTCTCTATCTTCGTGGAATATACGCCTAAATTAAAAGGTAGTACTTATGGGAGTGATGAATATAAACAATTTCTTAAAGAAATGAAAGTAGCTCTTGATCATCACTATTCAGCAAACAGACATCATCCTGAATGGCATGAAGATGGGATTGATGGAATGAATCTTGTTGACCTTATTGAAATGCTTTGTGATTGGAAAGCTGCATCAATGAGACATGATGATGGTGATATAAACAAAAGTATAGAATTAAATATCGAGAGATTTAATTTATCTCCACAGCTTGTAAAAATATTTAAAAATACAGTTAAAATTCTGAAATAATTATACTGATTCAAAATTATCAGTATCTTTTATAATACCAGTAGACGGGGCGTCTTTACCTGTTGATGTAAAGCCGCCTTGTTTTCCAAATTTCTGTATACCGGCTTGAAAATCAGGAATTATTGCTGGATGTATTGGTGCTGGGCCACCTATTGATGTCACCTGGCACCATTGGGCTTGATATTTATTGAAGAAGTCCATCCATGCTTTTAAAAGAACTTCCTGCCCATTAACACGGAGACCGTTAAGCGCTGTAATATCAATTCCATTTTTTGGATCCATTACTATTGAATTGTTTGACTCATCATTGTCGCCATGAGATAATGTTATCTTTCCCTTTGAATGGACTGTAAGGTTGCCATCACTATTTATACTCAAATGGAATGCGTTGAAATTTGAAGTAGGAATTCCTTTGCCGGCGACTCTTAAATCGAACTCACCTTTATCACTGATTTGAAGTTTAAATCTGTTTCCCATTATTGCCGGAGTTGCGCCTGGTGATACAGGTACATTTTTCTCATTTACTTTAACATCGTCCACGCGAACATTTATAAATGATTCACCAGGTTCTCCAATTTCAATAGTCGTTCTTGTATTATTGAAATTAATAGCTTTTGAAAACAGAACATCTTTTCCTTTATTAACTTCTTCATTATCTATATTCGCACCGACCCATGGATTAAAAGCTCCTTCGCATGTAGAAACCCAGTTGTCGGGAGATCGCGTTTGGGTAACAAATCTACGATATAAAACAAGATGGTCTTCATCACTAATCCTGCCGGCTTTATCATTAATATCAGAACCAGAGTACATTCCAAAATGCTCCCTGGCAAAATAAAAAGGGGCGTTATGAGATATGATACGATGATAATTCTGCGCAAGACTATGGTTGACGTTTTCATGAATACCATATCCAAAAGGCTTGAGAATTGAATTAATTGCACCAGAAGTGGCTAGAGTTAGTTGCCCATTGTCGGTAGCTATTACCCCGGCGCCACTTTTTTTATTTATAAATCTTATTGCATCAGTTACTTCTGCTGATATAGGATTTTCAACTTTGATATTGGCAAGTGAGCGCTCGTTGAATGTGCCAATGATATAATTATTCATCCCGGTAGCAACATCAAGAAATTTATTTTCAGCCCCACCGAAGGTAAAGCAAACCATAACTTTTACACGGTCACCCTGTTTATAATCGCCGTCATGCCCGGGTGAATAAATCAAAGCACAATAGATCGGCCCATTAAGCTCTCCAAGAGGAGATTCATATATATCAACCTCATATGTTTCAGTGTTGGTTAATTTACTGGTAATGACACCACTGCATATGCATGGTACGGGTGTGTAGGAAACAACATCAGTGGGGTTTCCGATCATTATTCAACACCTTTTTCTTCTTTTTTATTTTTAAATGCCTTTGCTCCAAGAGCCCCAATCGCAGCAGCAACAGTTCCACCGGCCGCCGCAATTACCTTTAGTGCCTTAGTACTTATAATGGGATTAACATCATAATCGATGCTAAATTTACGCCTCGGATCAGGGCCTCTTGGAGCTTTAGTCTGCATTACACCTTCACCCTTCCAAACTTTGCCCTTATCGATAAAATATCTTTTATAACGGGCGGTTGTCCCAATTTTATTTCTATGAAGGGCGTTTAACGCCTTTTGCTTTGGCAGTCCTTTTAAAAGTTGCGAATCCACATGGGTATATCCAATTGGGATACCAAAAGCCTTAAGATATTGCCCCTCTTTAGGGTCAACTCTTAAGGCGTACCTCAACCTTCTAAGGGAAAGCTTTTCAATCATGCTGTCTCCTTGATGAATTTGTGATACCTGCTTATAGCCCCGGCAAGTGTCGGCCTTTTATTATAAGCCCTGTGTGTGTTTGTTACATACGTAGTCTTGTGGGCTTCCTATCATTATGAAGCTTCCTTTTCTTTCTTTTTATTTTTTAAAAGCTTTGCACCTAAAGCGCCAATTGCAATAGCGGTGCCAGATCCGGCTAAGGCTCTAACAAGTGTTTTAGTTTTCATTATTGGTTTAATATTCATCTGACCCTTCATTGTATACCTTGTGCTCTCAGGAACATACCGAGATTCTTTTAATTTTTGCCAAACGCCATCTGCTTTATATATGATTCCTTTATGATTAAAATATTTACTATAACGCTTTGTTTTTCCAAGAGGCTGTTTATAAATATCTCTTTGCCTTGGGATACCCGCATAAAACAAAGCGTGCTGATTTTTACCTATTCGTTTGTTTTTAAAAAATGACACAAACTCGCTAGTGCTTTCACCTGGCAACATTTTATCATATGACCTTAATGGACGCAATGAATAGTCAAATCTTTTGAGAGCAAACTTATTCATTATGCAGTACCCTTGATAAATTTATGATACCGGCTTATCGCCCCGGCAAGTGTCGGCCTTTTATTATAAGCACGGTGGGTATTTGTTACATATGTCGTCTGTTTGGTTTTTGGGTTAAACGACTTCCACACAGCAGGGGTTTCCTTTCCGTTTGGACCATGATGCCACACGGCCTTCCTCCTCATTACTTCAGCATGTTCTTCTGGAGTAAGTGGAACTTTATATTTCTGAAGAATTGCAAACGAACTTTTTTTTGCCAATTTTATCATGTGATGAGAGAGCGCCCGCATTATTTCTGGGTTCATTTATTTAATCCTTTTTGATTTTTTCGGAGCAACCTTCCCATGTGATTTACATGCTGCAATTTTATTAATTTCATCAATAAAAGCAGCATTGTAAATTTCTTCAATAGAAGATTTTTTTTCCATTGAACGCTCTTTTAAAGCAGGGTATTTTTTATACACTTTTGCCCTTACTGTTGATTGTTCTCCAGGAGTTCCATGAGCTGAAACTCTTGCAAGAGCGTTTCGAGCATGAGCAAGATCATGAATAGGATATCTTTTTTCTTTCGGATACACAAAATTCTTTTTAGCCACATGCTTTCTACCTGTAACAGACAACTCTTTTGATAATTTTTCCATACTAATACTCCTTATATTTTACCATGTGTACTCTCCAGTTACATATTGTGGAATCGGATGACCCTTCTCAGGATCTATAGTAGTTTTCCATCCCTGGGTTGTTCCCTCTTCAAGAACCTTTTTTATCCGGTTGTGAGCAAGGCGCGCAATCCAATCCTCAGAAGCCTGGGCTTTTGCACTTATTCCTGCTGGAGTTAAAAACGGTTCATGCTTTATTCTATTCTTAAAAACTTTAATTCTCTTATTTCCCTGTTTTGCTAAATCATTCATTATCATACGGCTTATCTTCTGATGTTTTTTATGGCGACCATAATCCTGGGCGAGATGGTCTCCCTCTGAATTTTCAACGTCTTCTTCCTTTTCGTTATTTTTATTATAATATTCAACAGATGATAACTGTGCAACATCGTGAGGAGTATAAGTACTTGAGCCAGGATCTATTATACGTGTTGTATTTGTAATTCCACGAACGATAGTTTCTATATCGCGTTTATCAAGTTTCCCTTCATTTACATCACTTATCTGTTCTACAAGGAACCTTTGTGTATCTTTCATACCTTTGTATTTAAGTATATCATGGGCGCTTGGTGTTCCAGTTGATAATTTATCGCCACTTCGAACTTTATCTCCTTTTCTTACAAGAAGATTGTTGTTTGGATCAATATATCTGGTTTCCTCTTTTATTCCATTTGAAAGAACAATATCCCACCCACCAATTGGTGATTTGGTAGCAGATTTTATTTTACCATCCATGCTGGCAAGTGTTGCTTTATCTGGAATATTTTTTGTAAAACGTAGAGTTCTATCGAGAACATCAAATTTTGTTCCAGTTGTTATTTTACCCGCCTCAAGAGCGCCGCCTGTATGAAACGCTTTCATAGCAAGATCTAGGGAAGGTTCTGTGAGTGTATGGGCTGATATTACTCCGATATTATCTCCTACATTATGACGTTTTCCTTCATAATCAGTCCCATATGACCAGCTGGAAAACCCATCACCAGGGCTCGGATCGGTAAGTGGTGATTGAATAAATATCTTTTTTATTTTATGCTGATTAAGTTTATTAATAGTATCACTGGTAATAAGCTCATTGCGTTTTGCAATAATTTTTCCACCAGTATCTTTTGCGTCTTGAGCAAGATAGCGATTCATTACTGCTTTTTTATCATCAATATTATATTCAAGACCTTCATTATCAACGGGATCATCACTATATATCCTTGTATCGTAAATAGAATTCATTAAATCTTTAGTCAACCATCCTGGTTTAAACGATGAAACTGATTTTTTAATATTTCCACCACGAGCACCATGAGCAGCAGCCCAATAATCAAATGTTCCAAGACCTTCTGAGTAAGACCTTTCAATTGGAATTGGAATAGGTTTATCATTTGCATCAGTAACTATCCCAGGCATAAAAGTAATAGCAGCAGTATTTCCTATGTCTCTTCCAGCCCCAGACGCTATACTAATCCCAAGCATTGTTTTGTCACCAAGTTTCTTTTCAATTATTTTTTGCCCTTTTTCTTTTGCTTGAGCATACGCTTTAATTACACTATTTTCTCTACCAGGAATAATTTTTGATTTCGCTTCGTTAAGAAGTGGTTTCCTAATCGAATCATCAACGAGTGTGTCAGACACGCCGAGTGTAAATCCATATTGTGTCACATAATCGTTACCAACCTCCTTAATTTTATCAGCAAGACCAAGAGCAACTTTACCATTATGTTTTTTGGTAATATTATTTATCCAACCCTCTACATTTTTAGAATTGAGCTCTATGTTCCAATCCTGCATGTCATCAGGTACAACAGAATTTATTTCATGCATTCCAAATGGGGCCTTCTTACCGCCAATATCAACAAAGTCAGCATAGGTAAATTTATTATTTTTAAATGCGAATCTTGCCTCATCAAGGTCTTGAAATTTCATACCGGTATCTTTTCCACCCTTGCCTTTTGACACTAACCAGCTACCTGCAACCATATCCATCTGAGGAACATTTAATACCGAATCATAACCGGTTTTCAGCATACTTGCAGATGGCTTCATACCCTCAGCTTCTCTGAGCGCTTTTGGTCCAACAGGGGTATGTATTTGAAAAGTGTCGCCATCAAAATCACCTCCGAAATTTTTACTGACAACAACAGCTGGAACCTCTATTGACCGACCGTCAGTGAGCTTTGGTTTAAAAGCAGTCATATTCCATCTATGAAGAGTTGGAGCTCTATTCGCTATAATCAGTCTTTCATCTGAAACAACTTGTCTTGCTCGTTTAAATATTGGTGACTCATCTTTAATATGTTTTTGAGCCTCGAGTGGTTTGTAACCCCAGCTTACCAATTTTTGCATAATGAATGGTTGAAATATCTTACTGGCCATATCTTTTGGAATGCCAAGTTCATCTCCACCAAGTTGAGGATTAAGTATAATGGTTGATCGACCAACGAGATCTTGTCTACGTTCAAGAACTTTATCCTGAAAAAATCCTTCTTTTGTCTGTTTTGTTTTTCCACCATCAATTTGAGTAATGAAGCCTTTTTTATTTTTTACACGATGGAGATAAGATGTAGGCTCTGACAATCCAGCAACTGCCTTTACATCATTATATAAAGCCCCTCTGATTTCAGCAAGATTAAGATTTTCAATATCAGCATTGCCTATTTCTTTAGTTTGTTTTTTAAGATCGTTTAGTGCGTTGTTGGTTCGTGATGTTTGCTGGTATAAATCATTTATATCTGAAAGAATAACAGTATTGTCTGTACCCATAGTTACAACAGGTCGATACTTTGACGGTGTAACAAGAACATTTGAAATCATGTAATCAGTCGGTTTCATATTATTTTCTTTAAGTGATTTCAAATACCTTATTTTACGATGAGTCTTATTAAGTTCAGATGGATTTGTTATACGTTTTGCTATTTCCTGAGTGTTTGATAATTCTTTATCAACATTAATCCTTCCAAGCAAAAGCTCTACAGCCGGGCCTCCTGATATTGAACCCTGTGAACCAGGCTTTACAATTTCTCCTGTTGTTTTATTTACAAATTTTTTACCCACAATTATATCGTTCATCTGGCTAACAGGAATTCCTATTAGGGCTGCGGCAGCAGGAGCTGTTACAGGATTAAGAACCTTCTCTGAAAGTTTGAAATGAGTATAATGGTCACCAAATAATCCACCAGCTTTAACAGGATCGAATAACCCTTCTTTCATTGGAGCAAGGTCTTTTTTACGATAAGTAAGATCGGGCCGCTTTATTTCTCCACGAGAACGATCAACTATCTCTGTATCAGTCATAGGTTTTAAAGTAAATGTTTTACCTTTTTGCTCAACATCAATACCAGCCCCAGCCATCATTGCGAGCATTTTATCCCATACAAATGCTTTTTTAGGTGGAGGTAGACTCTGACCGGTTTCCATCGCTTTCCAATACTCATCATTTCTCTGGCCTTTAATTTCAAACATCTCCCTTAGATTCTCATTGGCACCACGGGCAAGCATTGCCGCCATCTCCATCCTGCCGAGATTCTTTCCTCCGGTTTTGCCGCCAGACACAGGCTGCTCATTCGCATCATAGCCGTCTTTATAACGAGCTGAAAATTTATGATCAACAACGTGCTCGAGTTTTAATATATTGGAAACGCCATTAGCAACAGGGTTGATAAACGGCTTTCCTGTCTCGGGATCGATAAGTATATCTTTATCAGATAGTCCTGCTTTTTTAAGATCTGCCATTATTTTTTTGGAATTATCTTTACCAGAGAAGTTCTGTATTACATATTGCTCACCGGTTTTTGCTGCTATTTTTCCAGCTGCATTTTCAAGAAGCTGAGATGTATTTATTCTATTGGAAACGCCAATCGGATTCATGGTAAGTTCAATGTGCTCACCAGTCTCAGGATTATATGGCATTTCACTATCAGGAACTATCTTCGAAATAATATGTTTATTGCCATGAAGCCCTGATATCTTGTCAGCAACCTTGAGTTGTTCATCAGTCTTTACACTTACAACAACGCTATTTCCTGACTTCTCAACATTCGTAACAGTGCCAACAATATCTTTATTCCATTTAAGAGCATTATTCGACATGTCTCTTTTTAATTGTTTATCAAGGCGCCCGAGAGCTATGTCATCAGCTGTTGGAGGTTTATGCTCCATATGTGCAATAAGGACATCATCACGTTCTACCTTTTGCCCGACTTTTATAACACCATCCTTATCAAGCTTTTTCGATTGGTTTGCATTAAGTTCTTCTGGGTAATACGCTTTAAATTTATCCCTTGAGAAAACTCCTTTCGCAGAGCGTTTTGTTTTAAAATCATACATATGCTCAGAAGTTAATTTTTTAGCGCCACTTTCCGACATTATTGCCGAATCTTCGTAATTGTACCCTTTATATGGGAGGTATGCAGTTCTGAGATTAGCCCCTATCGCAACTTGACCATCTTTAGTAAAATTATTATCAGCAAGGAGATTTCCGCGTTTGACACTATCTCCTTCTTTTACAACCGGCTCATTGTGAAGAAAACTTTCTGAATTCATTGAAAAATTGTTATAAAGTTGTATGCGATGCTTCTCACCGTTTTTATCAGTTACTGTGATATTATCAGATGTAACTTTTGTAACGGTGCCGTCGACTGGAGATTTTGGTAATGCCATAGACCCGGCAAGTATTTCACTGATACTATTACCTTTTTCATCAACTACTTTAAATAATGGTTTATCACGATTTTTTAGAGGCAGCGCCTGCTCCTGCATTTTTGACGCTGTGAGCCCTCTATTTCCCTGAATAGAATTAAGAAACGGTATTGAATTTGCAGACGTATCAAACATTCCTACAGGACTTGATATAATAGTATCAACTTTTGATGCTGCAATTTCAGCCAATTTACCTCTATTGATAACCTTGACTTTTCTCTTTTTTGGTTTCGGCCTATCTTTTGTCAAATCATATTCATCGGGGAATGCCACATTTTTATCCCACGTATCAGTTGGTTTCAACAATAACTTTTCACCATTTGGAGTAATATGCTTTGCGTATATATCCGTTCCGGCTTTAATGGCATCCATAGTACTATGAACAGCAACTCCGATACCTGGCCCCTCCGGAGTATGAAGAGGATCAAAGTAACCTGCTTCACTATTGGATATTTGCCTTGTTTCATTGGTAATAGCATTTGATGTTCCTATACCACCTTCACCCATAATGGTATATTTATTACTTTCACCAATAATTGACATAATATTTGTTTGATTTGGAGGGTTTGAGAGCTGACTGTTTGTGAGTACTCCGACAACGAATGGGTCAAATACCTGTGAACTTATTGATTTATTTATGGTATGATTTTTCTTTAGCTTGTGTTTGATATTATTAGTAATCTTGCCACTATTTTTAACAAGCTTCTCTCTAATATGATCTTCAACATCAAAAAATGATTTAAAAACAAGAGATTCGCGGTCATCACCATCAAGTTTACCTGAGTGGATATCAATTATTTTTTTTGAAGCATCGAGAAGAACGTCTTTATTGACATTTTTATACGCTTTGCCGAGAGTTATCTTTGTTGTTTCGGGGTCAAGTCCAGTTTCAAAAAGTCTGTCATTTATTTCTTTTTTGATAGTTTCTGGTCTCGAGCCTACTGCAGGAGCCCTGCCGAATATTGCCTCATATAATTTATTCTGATCTCTGGTCTCATGCTTATCATATGCTTTTGCATTGGCTTCATAAACTTGCTCGCCCCATCTTTCAACCAGTTCATTTCTGGTAACACCAACAGCTTTAAGCGCATTAATTAGAGGAACATTCTTGCTACCATACCCCATAGTGAAAGTCTTTTTTTCAGGGGAAAAATTTATTTTGAAATTATTATTAAAACCCCTATCGAAGTCAATTGTTTTATCAACATTGAAAAATGAACTGATTTCTCCATTTGCTTGTTTTTTGGTATATACGCCAGGCTTTAATCTCGACTGTTTAGTAAACTGGTATTCATTACCTTTTATCAAATACGTTCCACGATCAGTTATTTTAGGAATGGTAGTAACTTTAATACTTGGAACATGATCTATTATTTTTCCGGTTTCTTTATCAATTACAGACAAATCAGCGCGTAAATCGTTAGCCCATATCTTTCCTTTGTTTCTTACTGATTTCTGAGAAGATATGTCTTTATTATTATATTTTTCATCAACCCATACCTTATTAACCTGTAATTTAAAATCGTTATCTTCTACGGATTGTAGTATTTTTTTTACTGTATCAGACACGGTCACGTTCATGAGCGTGTTGTTTCTCGCATCAGCTTCCATCTCTGATAATTTACGAAGAACGTTCTGTTCTTTTGTCGGCATCGACAGCAACCTTGGTTATAAAAACGAAAACGAGGTTATATAGATAATATAACATTAATGTATGATTACGGCAAATGCCTATGTGATTATCAAAAAAAATCTGATATAACAATTATAGAAGATATTATTTCCCAAAAAGTATCCACTAACCTTTTCGTGTAAGGAGATAAGAGTATATGAAATGTTTCACCTTCGTCCATGGCGCAATTCATGAGGGTATTCAAATTAATACCCAAGGCGGCTTGCATGTATTTCTTGGAGAGTTGGGAAGCGGCTCCGGAGATAGATGTAAAGCTTGCAGATTAGAAGTAAGCAAGGACGATCCTCCCCAAATTGAAGACAATGTCTTATTAAATGCGTTTGCGGGTATTTCACACCGCAGCGAAAGATATGCACTCATGCATACCGATCAACTAAGCAGCTCTGTTTTGCTAAGGATAAACACGTCCTGCCCCGAACCCGCTAGACACGTTAAAGGTAAGTGGTTTCAGGTATTTGGGAAATTGAATATAGTGGAATTCGGCAAAGGACCGGCATATATCGATTCAGTAATTGTACTGAAAAGTGGATGCTCAGTCATAATTACTGAAGAAGGTGGGAATAAGTTTCTTGTAACTAATTACAAGGGTTCGATGGTCTGTTCTGAAGTTAAACAACAAGTGTGGTTTGAAGACAGACGTAAAAAAAAGAGAAAAGTTCAAGACGACCGCACCCCCGAAGCGGTTGGTAGTGAGAATATAGATGAGGCGGTTTTAGCCGACCAGGAATAGAAAGGGGGAACATATGTTATCACTATACTTTCTTCGTATAAGATGGTAACTTAATATTTTTTTAGGGGAGGACGATTCCTCCCCTTTTTTTTATCTAATGGAGGATATAATGAGTAATGATTTATTAAAATATGCTGAAAAAATGGCAAATCCTGCTATTGTCGTTCAATCAGTTTTCAATCTTACTAAAGAAGAGTGGGCCTCTATTTATAAAACAATCGGCATTGTTACAAAAAAAATATCAGAAAAGATAATGCCTGTAAGCACAACTTTTATCGATTTGCTTGATAATAAAGGAAAGTGTCCTGGAAATTATGGTAAAGAGCATGAATTGGCTCCATCTTCTAAACTTGATACAAGTATTAAACCTGAATGCTATATGTGTGTTCATTGTCTTGAAAAATTTAAAATGGCAACCAGTACAGATAAAACATTTTTCCCGGAGGAGAAAAAAAATTGAGCTCATACATTATTGATATTGAAGCAGACGGCCCAATACCTGGTGATTATAGTATGATTGAATTAGGGGCTATTAAGCTAACAGAAGAACTTAATGAGACCTTTTATATTGATATTAAACCTATGTCAGAAAAATTTTCTATTGAACATCTTGATTCTATTGGGCGCACAAGAGATGAGACTTTTAATTTCAATTATCAGCCCCACCAAGCTATGTTGATGTTCAGAAAATGGATTGAGGAAACTAATACGAGGAACACCAGGCCAATATTCTTTTCTGATAATAATGGATTCGATTACATGTTCGTACACTGGTATTTTATTCATTTCATTGGAGAGGATCCATTTGGTCATAGCTCAAGGAATCTTCAGGATATATTTAAGGGGATGAATTTCGATATGAAAAATCGAGGATTTAAAAAAATGAGAGAAACAAAACATACTCACAATCCAGTTGATGATGCTAAAGGAAATGCTGAAGCGTTGCTTAAAATGATAAAAATATGGAATTTAAAAGGTATAAAAACAATATAATACAATATATTGTGCCCCAATATTTTGTATATAACATGCATAATATATACAATTTATAGTAATAAAAGCGCTTAAATTTATTATAAAATTAAAATTTATATTATCCATTTGTAAATTATGCCACAATATTTATTTGTTGACTTTCATTTACCCACGCTTTAATTTGTTTAATACATCTAATTCCAATTCTAAAAAAGGGTGGCTTTATGAGTAATTTACCAGGTAATGAAGTCTATTCTCATACAATGTCAAACGGTGTTGTGTTTGATATTAGAGAGATACCCGGTTTTGGCGATAGAGCAGAAATCGGGTTTTTTATTAAAGATAAGTGTATCGGCACATTTGTGGTCGATAGAAAAAGAAGTGGCAATATTGATGTTAAGCCAACTATGATGCATCAACAAAAAATTGGTAATAATAATGATAAAGAGGATATCATTGATGGAAGTATTCAAGCTCCAAGCTTGAGTGACATTGCAGATTCAGAAGATGAATAAATAAAAAAAAAGAAGCTCTTATCTTATCCGATAAGGGCTTCTTTTTTATTTAGAAACTTTTCCCCCTGCGCGAAGGAGGTTCCCTTGTATTATGTCTTCTAAATATAAATTAAGCAAAGGACAATTGAAAACTTTATTTGCATCAGCAGACATGCTGATGGAGGGTCAGTACCGCGAACTCTACAAGCGTCTCGGATGGCGCGAAGGCGGTAACAAAAATTTCCACTGCTGGAATACTTCAGGACACTCAGAAGGTGTCGATTCCCACGCCTCCCTGTCAATAAATGAACAAACCGGTCAATGGCACTGTCACACTTGTGATATTAAGGGTAACTTTCAGTCGTACTGGCGTGATTACATTAAAGGTACTGCTCCATACGGTGACCACTACCATGATTTCATTATAGACTTCCTCGGCATGACTGAGGGCCAATATACCGTCCCGTTCGCTGAGAGTTTTGATGATCCTAAGTGCGCTGAATATTATGAAGATTTATTAAAGCTTCATGCTAAGCTCGATGAAATCAGAAAAAAGAAGGGTGAGGGCAATTATGTCCTGAAAGATGAGTTGGTAGCCCTGGCAAACGAGGAATCATCTCTCCCGATGAAGCTATTGGACGTATGTGTAGAAAGATTACTCAATAACCCGCAGAAAATGAAATACCTACTCGAAGAGCGTAAAATTAATGAAGATATGATACGGGCATTACGCCTCGGCCTTGATGATAGAGGAAGAGTAGTTTTTCCACAGATCAACGCCGAGGGTGAGCTGCTCAACATGAAACTGTATGACCCATGGTGCAGTGATAAGCGCTTTAAATGGCAATACAGCCACAAGGGCCGTGAAACATGTCCGACTCCCATGGTGAATTTCACCAACAACTCATTGCTCATGATGGCCGGGGAACCTGATATGCTTTGCGCTATCGGTTTTGGTTTTGAGAACGCTGTCACAATGGGTGCAGAACGCAATACCGATGTGGTTAAGGTATTTGGCCGGGAAAGGGCGAAGCAGCTGTTCTCCGGGAAGGAAATAACGATCTGCCTGGATGCTGATGATACCGGGAAAGCGGCTGCTCAGAAACTGGCGCATTCTCTGTATCCGTTTGCGAAGCAGATAAAGATAATCAATCTTGATCAGTCGAATATAAATCCGTTCGGACTCGATCCTGATAAAATGATTGAAGTTACCACTAAGAATGGGAAGAAGAAAATGAAGCGGGTTGAAACCGACTTCACTGATTTTATGAAGAAGAATGGGTTCGAAAACGATGCCAAAGAAAGATTTATTGAATTAATAAAAAATACCGAAGCGTATACAGAAAATATTGACCGTATTGAAAAGAAATTATACAAAGTAACTCTTCAAGAAAGTCGTATGTCAAAATATTATTCTTCTGATGAATCAAAAGAGCTTGAAGTTATTGCTGCTGTTGGGGAATTTAATGATAGCGCTTATCAGTATTCTGATCATTTTTGTTTAAGTTGCCCCCAAACAGGAGATCCAAGTAAAAAGCTGTATGCATCATGTAAAAAATGTTCAGTACCATCAATACCTGAATTTCGTGATAAGGAATATGTTGATTTCTTTTTAATAAGAGGAGAAATACCAAAAGAATATTCAGGATACCCTTCATGTATAAGTGTAAACGCTCACGAAATATTAGACCTTATTGAATGTGCAGAAAGTAAAAAAAATAAAAATCTTAAATTGATATGCGGTATAAGCCCAACATGTCAGCAATTTAAAGTAAGACCGGTGACTACTAAAAAAATACTCAGAGCAAGGCTCGCTAGAGACGTTTCTGAATATGGCGATAGTAGTGTTGATGGTTCTGCAGAAAGCACTTCAATAGAAATGGATGCATATATTCTTGGTGATATGGATATATATCCTAATAAATCATATAAATTTACCGGCGTTCAAACAGTATCGCCTCAAACACAGCATCGAGTATTATACATACATAAAGCTGAGCCAATAACTACATCAATTGATAATTTTGTCATGGATCAAGAAATTCATGATATGCTTAAAATATTTAGACCAAAAGGTGGTGAATCTGTAGATAGTGCGCTTGACAGACGTTATGAGGTATTTGCTCATGCAGCAGGTGTTACCGGTAGAAGAGAAATGTTTCTTTTAAACGACCTTGCATTCTTTTCATCAGCAGAAATAGATAATAAAAGATTATTTCCTAATTTAAAAAGAGGATGGGTTGAAGTCCTCATAGGTGGTGACACCAGATGTTGTAAAACATTGATTAGTAAATTTCTAATGAATTATTATAAATATGGTGAAATGGTTTCTGGATCAAGTGCAATAACAAGAGCAGGTCTTATGGGAGGGACAATTTACGTTGGTAAAAATCCTAAAGTATCTTGGGGAAAAATACCAATGAATGATGGTCGCTGTTTAATATTTGATGAACTCAGTATGATTAAACAAGAAATATTGAGTGATTTAACCGATTGTAGATCGTCAGGTATTATTGATGTCACGACAATAAGCGGTTCTAAAAAAGCTCCCGCAAGAGTAGCAAAAATAATGTTATCAAATGCGCGATCTTGGACTGGCGATAAGGCGCCTTCGTTTGGTAGTGGCATGAGTTTTCTTAAAAATCTCTGTTTTAAAGATGAAATATTATCTCGATTTGATATAGCGTGGATAGTAAAGGCAGGTGACATTAATTATGAAAAGCTTGATGATAATTATAGGCAGCCAACTACTGAATTTACTTCTTTTCAATGCAGATATTTATTGATGTGGGGAAAATCAAGAAAACCAGATCAATATATATATGAAGAAGGAATAGAAACATTTATAAATGAAAGTCAGAAAAAATTACTTGCAATGTTTCATACAAGTACGCAGCTTATAAATCAAGAGATAAGATTAAAAATAGCCCGAATGGCAAAATCAATTGCAGTAATGTGTTATTCAACTGTTAAAAATGATTGGGAAAAAGTATATGTTAAAAAAGAACATGTCGATTTTATTGTAAGACTGTTAATACGATTATATTGCCATAGAAATATGGGTTTTGATATATACTCACAACAACAAAGAAGTCAGGAAAAACTTGGCGATATGCGTTTTATGGAGAATATTATAAAATATATAGAACCAAGCTCTTTACTTCTTGAAGATGAATTTACAGACAAAACACTTCAACAAATTTTTTCTGACTACCTTCAGCGCGTATGGGATGGGCAGCTTTCAATGGTAGATGCAAAAAATGATAAAATAAGAACTACCGGTATGACTACTTCTCAAGGTCTGCCGAAATTGATTAATACATTAGTCTCGCGTAAATGTTTAATAAGGGTGCGTGGCTCGTACAGAAAAACACCTATATTTAATGAATGGTTAAAAGATATGATAAAAAAGGAGAAAAGTGAAGAGTTGTCAAATATACTCGAAAATCCAGGGAATGAATCAAGTGCTGAAGACCTTAAGATCGTCCAGAACTTTATCAAAAATAGTAAACCAGATCAACAGGAATTACAAGGTTGATTGGAATTCGTGGGATGTTAAAAATGCAGAAGAAGTTCTTGATTTATTTCTCCAAAGAAAGCTATGCAAAAAAGTAAATGATAGAAAAGAGCAATATAATTTATTGCTTGTAGCATTTTGTAAAGTCGAAAATAATATAGGTGCTATGTTAAAATCAAATATAAAAAAAACGCCAGAATTAAAAAAATTTATGGTTACACATTCTATATTTGATGTTAGCACAAAAAAAAGAAGAGATTGGCTTCAGCGTATTATGATAAATATTTTAAAACCAACACAAAAAGAATTGTATGAATGGTTTCATCCAAAATCAATTCCTGAAGAATTGCTTTATAAATTTAAAATATTTGAACCTGAACAAATAATTCTTGAAATTGATCCTATAAAAATTCAATATGGTATGTGGCGAAAAGGTAGTAATGGAAGATTAGTAGATCCAATACATATTATATATGAAGATTTTGAAGGCATAAAGTTTTTAAAACAGGAAGAGGTTGCAAAAGAACTTGCGAAATATCAAGAAATTGAAAGTGACCCTGTTATAATTAATCATGATGATTGGTTAATAGAAGATGATTTACCGTTTTAGTGTGATTACCAATGTGTTTTTGTAATAACTATAGTGTAGTGGTTAAATCTATTTCTTTCGGAGGAATTGATGGAAAACAGCGAAAACAATGTGCTTGATTTTTTTAACAAGCATGGTGCTGAAGGTGCAGAAGCTGTCGAAAAAAGTTTTGATAGCGCTGATTCTCAACAGAGAGTAAATTTAAATTATTCAGGCCGATACCGTATGAAAGTTGGAACGTTTGGCTATGTAAAAGACAATGTTTTCAAATCATTCCCAAATATGTACGAGAGTGCTAAGAAAAAAGCTCTTATGCTTACCGTATCATTAAGGGTTATTGATGGAACAGAACTTGTTCCAAAAGGCGCATCTATATTTCATAACATTACACTGGCGCCGGCACCCGGGGCAAAACAGGAAACAATTCAGGCTATAGCCAGAATTTCAAAACCGCAACTTGTCGCCCTGTATGGAAAAGACGATATAAAAGCCACTCCAAAATGGCTTATTGACAATTGCCTTCCTAAATTTGAACAGGATGGTGATAATTGGAAATTAGTAAAAGACCACAATCTTCAAAGTGAGGTTATGGTAGAGGTAGTTGATGATTATTATAACAATCAGGAAACTCTTAGAGTTAATTCTATAGTTCCTGCGAGCCCAATCGACAAATCGATTACAAATAAACCAAAAGGTATTAAAGACATTGTCTCTTCTGCGCAAGCTGTGTCAGATGGTGAAGTTATTACTGATGACGATGCTGAAAAACTTGCAGAATCAGCGTTTGGTGATGATACCATTACACCTGATGATATACCTGATATACCTGCTGGAGAAGATGCTGATGAAGGGGTTGCTCCGGAAAGTACTACTGAAGATTTTTAATTAACCACCTTTTTTAATTAAGGAGGGAATGTTGATTAAAGGTTTGACCCACGATGATAGTGGGGCGCTCAACATGATTGAAAAATATAGGGGTAAGATTTCTACTGGTTATGCTCCTGGAGAGGGTCCTAACAAAAAAAATCACCCTGTTGCTGCAGGTTTCTTTCGAATATTAAAAGAAATCACAGAAACAAAAAGAGTTGGGAATTCCGATGCTCAAGTTGTAATTAAAAGCTGGAAATTAAATGATTCAATACAGAAAAAGCTTGAAACAACTCTTAAAAGTAAAATGCCACGAAGAATTGAGCTGGTAAGTTTTTATCAAACAATTGATGAAATGTGGGAAAGCTGTCTTGCAATGTTTTCATCATCTGAAGGTTTAATGTGTAAAAGCCATGGAGAAGGAACGAACGCAAGACAATTAACATTCACACCTGATGGTGATCGTGAATGGGTTGATAGAATATTTAATGGAAAAAAGGGATGCCCATACAAACAGTGTCCTGATTATATTTCTAAAAAATGCAAACCCCTTGGAATGCTAAAATGTTTTCCAATTATTGATTTGACACCAAATCCATATAGATTCGAAACAAGATCGTTGAATACTATAATGGGTATTGAATCATCTCTTACTAAATTATGGAATTTATTGAATGTAGCACATGCTATTAAACAAAAAGAAGCCAATAGCCTATTAAAATTTGATGGGTTTTTTGGAGCAAAAATGTATTTAATTCATAAAAAAATAAAGTCTGGCGGTAGGGATGTTTTCATATCCGAATTATTGCCAACACAATCTTTTATTGATGAGGTTATGGAGCCAATCAAAAGAGGGTTGGACATGAAATCAAAACAGGCAAAAATTGCAGCATCAAATGAAAGTATGTCATTACTTGAAATGGCAGAAACAGCATTACTTGAATCTGGAATCAATGATGGTACAGATGAAGAGTCTGTTCCATTAAGCATTGAAGACCAGCAACATATAGCTAAAGAATTTGGTGCTGATGCAGATATACATGGGCCTCAAGAAGAGGCTTCTCTTGATGATGTTAAGAAGGAAGTTGCTGAAACGCTACTTAATGAAGAGGAATAGAAAAAAATTAAAGTACAAGAGTGATACTGGTGATTCGCCAGTGCGAAAATATTTATGTGGACGCGATGTTACATAGCGCAGGGACCTGCAGCGGGAGTCATTAACACTCCCGATTCCAGGTTCGGGCCTGAGTCCTACACCTGGAATCGGGTAGCATAATGACTCCCGCTGCAGGTGGTCGGCGCTAGTAACATCTGCTAAACCTGAATACACGATTTTAATCGGCTGAAATCCCGGAAAATGCGGTAGCTTTTCCGGGATAGCAGCACGATCTAAAATCGCTCATTAAGGTCTATCTTAGTTGTACTTCAAAAAGAATATTAAGCATGAGAGCTTTACACCTGATGTTTCGTCAGGGTAGCTTACCGCTAAAGCTGACATCCCTCACGAGTTGGTCGGAAAATAAATTCCTGTACCAATATCCGTCGGGATGACCGTCAGCTTTCGCTACTTTTCATCCCGACGAATGTTGGACCAGGAATTAATTTTCCTCTTGCCAACTCGCAGTGATGATCTATATTAGTCATGCTTTTGAGCGGGAAAGGTGATGAGTATCACCTTCCCGCCATTATTGTAAGGGCGAATCTGATGGTTCATCAGAAATGAAGTTAAATAAGTACACAGTATTGTGTTACCTGGAGGAACACGGGCCCATCCGCCCTGCCTGTTTCAGTCTTCTTACAGAAGACTTACACGGCGTGCGGTAGGGCCCGCCGTTCCCCAGCAAACCCAATCTGTATCAAAATTATAGTTACAATTTAATAACGCAAGTTGCTCAATCGAGACGTTTCGTCTCGGCCCGATTTTGGGTGCGCAGGCACCATCTGAAAAATTATTCCAGGTCCGTTCCCGGATACTCGGGTTCGCTGGAATAAGCGATACCCGGGTATCCGTTCAGGACCGTTTCACAATTTTTCAATAGGTGCTCTGCTTTCTTGACCAGCAAAATATTCTATATAGTTGCGTCAATGGCGTGAAAGGCGCTAATTTTTTTTAAATAAGATTTGATATATAAGAATTAAAAAAAAAGGATGGTGTTTCGCCATCATGTTAATTAATTAAGACCTCAAAAATTGATGGTGCAGCTCGGCAACAGTCCTCAGTTTTAATCCTTGATAAGAATTAAAACTCACGGACTTTTTGCCCGGCTGCTCCACAATTTTTTTCACCTTGTAATATCAATATTAGTTATATATCAAATTACATTAATATTGGAGGGTTTTATTGGTACTAATTGGAGGAATTATATATACTATAATTTTATTATTATGTATTATGTATTGCATCATACAACATCTTCAAAATAGAGAAACAAAGAAGCAATACATTCATATAATTAATGAATTAACTGAGTCAAGTGAACAAAAAATAGTTAATATAAACACATTGTATGAAAAGATAGAGATGTTGACTGATGAAAAACTCTATTATAAAGATAGAGTTGATGATTTGGAAAAAGCTATAGAAACTGGATTTGGAATATCAGTACGAAAAAATGTTACAATTGTCAATACAGATTTACTTAAGTTTGACTATGTTATAATGCTTGCTGGTATTAATAAACTTATAAAAGACAATCCAGAAAAAATTGATGATATAAAATATTATATTGAATTAATGGAAAAAATACAGGCAATTCTTGATAAAATGCCAGAAATACAAGAAGAAAAAGGAGCTAGTGAGATAATAAATGCAATATGATTATGTTGGTGTAGATACAGAGACTACCGGCCTCAACCATCAGAATGATGAAATTGTTGAAGTTACAGCAATAGAGTTTAATCTATCTGGACAAATTGGTAAAAAATTATCGTATTTATGCAAACCAATGGCAGAATTTATACCAGTGGAAGCATCTAAAGTAAATGGTATTACTTACGAAATGGTAAAAGATAAAAGAACATATCTTAAAGATGGTGTGAGAGAAGAAATTGCTAAATTTATTGGTTCAAGAACTGCTGTCGGTCACAATATTGAAAGATTCGATCTTAAATTTCTTAAAATAAGACCGAAACGATATGAGGATACACTTCTCATGTGCAGAAGTAGGTTCTCAGGAGGCAATAAATTAAAAACAGCATGCATGAGACTTGGTATAAAATGGGATGACAAAGAGGCCCATAGGTCTGAATACGATACACTGCAATGTATTAAACTGTTTATTAAATTGAAAAATATTGAGGAACAGGAGAATACTAAAAAGCAAGAAATGCCATTATTTACTGTCGATACCGGTGATAAAAAAATACAAGAAGCAATGGTATCACTTGGTGTCACTCCAACACCTTCAGATAAAGAATTAATGGCCACTCAAACATATTCATTTTCAAGAATAAATCTTTTTCATCAGTGTCCTTTTAAATGGTATATGCAGTACATAAAAAAGATAAAACAACCGGATGTAGATTATCTTGTTGCTGGTAAAATATGCCACAAAGCCGCTGAATGGTGCGGAGAGTGGGTCTATCGTGAGACATTTGCAATTAAACTTGCTGAGTATGCAAGAGTAGAATCTCTTCCATTATCAGATAGAGCAAAAGGTGTTCTGGAAAAAGAATTTGATATAAAAACAGAAAATGCTACTTTTTATGATTTAGGATATTATCTGTATAAACATCAAAATGAAATATCAGAGTACTTTCCTGATATGAAAGGTCTTGCGAGTCTGATATATAAAATTGATAATACCATTGATAGTAGCAATTACGAAAAACCTTCAATGCCAGATAGAGAGTCGTATGATAAAATAGTAAATCGCGCTGTGGCTTTTTATAAATGTACAAGTCCTGAAATAATAATAGATGTTGGATTTATAATGGCAAGGTTTTACGAAAAACAAGATTTTTCATTATTACCTGGTGATATAATGCTGACAGAAAAAAGGCTTGCATTTGATCGTGATTGGAAATTATTGAAAGACTTTTATTCAAATAAAGCATTTATGCGCGGCATTATCGATGTACTGTCATATTTAGAAAATATTGTAGTAATAACAGATTACAAAAGTTCAAGAAAAATGATGACAGTAGATCAATTAAAAGAAGATATGCAAATGAAAATATATATTCTTCTTGTATATCATCTTTTACCACCTGAAAGTTATAATAAATTCATTATCCGTATTGAATATATCAGATTTGGAGTTAGTGTTGAATATGAAATAACTGATGTAAAATCGGTTGCCGAATCTGCGCAGCAATGGATAGATGATTCAATTCAAATGATAGAGGCTGAAATGTTAAAAACAGATAATGCATTTGAGCCTAAAAGAAATGAATATTGCCATACATGCTTTATTGCTGAAGATGGAAAATGTCCATTATTTAGTAAAAAATTTATAAATAATATTGACAATGTAGATCAATTTCTGATAAAAGATATTGAAGATTGTCAAATAGCATGGAAAAGGGTTGAAGCAAATAAAGCTGAAAATATACATTTAACAAAATTATGTAAAGCATTCGCTAATGGGTGCACAAATGAAATTAAGATTGATGAACATGCATCTCTCGATTATTATGTAAAAGAAAACAGAGATTTTTTCTCACTTGCAACAATGAAACTTCTATTAGAAAAAGGTATTAAAATAGAGGATATTATCAAAAAGTTCAGTATTACTGAATCCAAATTTAATGAGCTTATTGAAACAAAAAATATTGAACTTACTAATGATGAGCTCGAATCCATTTCTAAAGTAAAAAGAAAATCAACTTTTGAAGCTTGCACAAGAAAAGAAGCAAAATCAAAAGGATATATTAACGCATGACCCGTTGAAACTACTGCTCTCCCCCGAGACAGTATGTTTCAAAGGAGGGTCTATGCGTTTTATCTTTCTCGCAATGTTAGTCAGATTTATTAGTATACAGATTGAAATATTACTATGGAATCTGTTTTTCAAATTTTTACGCAAACTTTTTAATCGTATTGGCTGGGGCGTATAATAACGCCCCGGTATCTTTTTCAAAGGTGGTATATGGAAAAAGTGGTAATTAAAGCAAAAAATATTACCATAAGGGATGAAGAAATACTTAACAGATTAAAAAAATTAAAAATAGAATTTATTCATCTCGTAGCCCATAAAGAGGAAAATGGTTCCGTTTGTATAATTGCAAAACAACCAGAAAACGATGAATTAACTATACCGACATGGTATTATAAAATATCAATTAGTAATAATTCAGCTTCAATAAGAACTCCAAATTTCTTAAAAAAATATTTGAGAAAAACTGTATATTGTTATATAGAAAGACTATTTAAAGAAAAAAACGAATTATTCAGGATGCAAGCTGTAAATTTTATGCTTGATATTAATAGTAAAAAAGATAGAAGAACTGCAATTGATAAATTTCCTTATTTTACAAAAAATGGCGAATTTGTAATTCCTCAATATTATTTAAATAAAAATCTTAAGCATCAATTTTGTAAAATGAAGGTATCTATGAGTAGAACAAACAAAAATATATTAAATCAAAATTTTATATTTGTATTTTTAATAAAATTAAAAGATTCGCATTTAATCAAAGACAATAATCTTTTTGGTTTTAGAAAATTTTCTAATGGGATAAGAACTAAAAAACTTACTTTTTTTATTGAATATCTAAAAAAGAATAATAAGACTTTGAACAATTATCGATATATAACAACTGTTCCTTATAATAATTATCCATACGGGTTAATAGTTTTCGAGGAGAAAAGATGAATGAAGAAAAATACCTTGATTACGCAAAAGCCCTTGATGCATTAAATTCTGCAGAAAGAGAATTATGTAATAGAAAAAGAGCCTTACAAATAATAAAGGATGAATTAACATCAGAAGGCAACGACGGAAGTTGTGGTGTAGATATATCAGATCATGCTTTTAAACAAGTGTCTGAAAGGCTTGAGGACTTGGTAATGGAATACCCTTTTATTTATAGGGATGTAATAAAAGCTGAAGAGCCAAATGAATCATTACTTCTTGCATCAAATATGAAATCATTTATAATAACAATGCTTGCAAATGCAAAATTAAAAGGAAAAGAAATTGAGAATGATTCAAAAAGTGGCGGAAAAGAATACAGATTTATTATTGATATAGGAAAATGGAGTAGAGATAAAACTCTTCAATTTGTTGCTATTGTAGAAAATAATAATATAAAAACTGCTTTCTTTAATTGGGTGTAATTATGAAAATAAGCATTCTCAATAAGTATCAGTTTCTTATAGGGTGTAATGATAAGCTCCTTCTTGGAAAAATGAAGGAAATGATGAATGGTAAAAAAGTAAGAGGGTATAATAGAATAATTATACCTTTAAAATCTGGGCCAAAAATATATCGGTTCAAAAAATATGGAATAGAATGGGGAGACGGAGCGCAGAGGCTTATTAATAATATTTTAGCAAATACAAAGAAGCGTACTCAGGTTATTGCTAAAATAAAAAATCAGTATGGCAGTAATATTAAATTCGATTATGATTATCAGGGTTCATATGAACCTATGGAGCATCAAAAAATATTATTTAACATGATGGTATATCCTGAAGTGTCATGTATCATAGCAGATACTGGTACATGTAAAACTGGTCCATATTTATGGGCAATTGACAAAAGAATACAAAGAGGACAAGTTAGAAAAGCGCTTGTTATCACAATGACGGATTTGAAAAAAAATGTTCTGGAAGAAATGAAGGTTCAGGTTCCTCATTTAAGAGGTGTAATATTAAAAAATAAAACTCAATCTAACAATGTAATTAATAAAACTTATAAAATTAAAAAAAAGAATATGGACTACGATATTTATATAGGAAATTACGAATCCATGTTCTCAGTGTTAAGTATAACACCAGATGATTATTTTGATATGGTTATTCTTGATGAGGCCCATAGAATTGGCAGCCCACATTCGAGACAAACTAAAAAAATAGTTAAAAAATTTGAAAACTGTAAATTTAAATATATAGTTACAGCCACATTGATATCAAACAATCTTATGTCATTTTTTATGCCTTTTAGATTTCTTGGTACAGACACAATACCTTATGCAAAACATGACGAATTCAGAGGGCAATTTATGCATCCTGTTGATCAGGATAGGCATGTGTGGATTCCTAATGATGGCTCAGAAGAAAAGGTTTCTGTAATAATAGGAAAAATATCAGCATCATTTAAAAAAGAAGATTGTCTTAATCTTCCGCCATTAATACGGGAAAAAGTAACATGTGACATGGGATCAGAGCAATTAAGATTATATAATTCAATGAAAAAAGATTGTATAGCAATTATTGAAGATATGTGCAAACTGTGTAGCAGTAAAGGAAAATGTGACATGTCTTGTGAGCAAACACTTATTGCCCAAAATGCGTTGACACTTACAACAAAACTTCAACAAATAGCATCTGGATTTTATATTAATTCAAGAACAAAAATATCACCAGATGGAAAAGAAATCAAAGAAAAAAGTATTATCACTCTTGAAGAAAATCCGAAATTAAGATTACTTATTCAAGTTTTAAATAATATTCCTTCAAATAAAAAAGTAATTATATGGGCGCATTATGTTCCAGCAATAGAACTTATCAAGAAGGCTATTGGTAATGCTTTTGGTGAAAATAGATATCTTACCTGTTATTTAAAACAGGATGCTTTTGAACAAGTACAGAAATTTAGAGACCCACAATATCGATTTTTAATTGGAAATCAAAAAAAAATGGGTCACGGGCATAATATACAATTTTCTAATTATCAGGTATTTTTTTGTAATCCATATTCATATATTCAGCGCGACCAGGCGGAAGGGAGGCAATACAGAAAAGGTCAAGAGCTATCAGTGACAGTTATAGATTTAGTAACAAAGCTTACTATTGACGAGGTAGTATTAAAGGCTTTGGGTGCCAAAGTTGATTTATCCATGAGTCTCGAACAATGGGCAAGAGTCCTAAAAAAAGGACCTGATGCATTAGAGCTATAATTGTTAAAAATAAAATAAATTGTAAAGGGGCTGCTATTTCTTTTAGCGGCCCTTTTCATTTAACAAAGGAGCCCTTATGGGATTTAAAAAAATGACAGCTGCGACATTGCTAAAGCGGCTAAAAAAAATAAAAACCTGCATTGATAAAGGCGGGAAGACTTCGCTTAACGAAGTATGTAATGAGTTTTTGAAGACTTCTGTTTATTCAAGAGCTTTTATGAAACACAATCCTGTTCATAGATTAAAAAATGGGACTCTTCGGTGGAATGGATTGGCAGTTAATTTAAAATTAGCTGAGACAATCTTAAAAGAGGGAAGGGAAACAGCTAGGCTAATGGCTAAAGCAAAAAGAAAAATTGAAACGGCAGGTAGCATACAGCCTCGTTCTGTTGATATCAACGAAATGCTTGATAAAACAACTCTCAATAAAATTGCCAAATCACTTGGTGTGTCAGATAATGTTGATACATCAAAAACGCTTGAAGCTATACTCAATTCCATTAAAGAAATAAAAGGTAACATTGCCGAACTTCGTTATGATATTGATAGGATAAAGTCTGGCATGTGGGATTTACACGCCGACCATAAAGAACGATTGGCTGAAACTATAACCCAACAGATTGGAGCACAAATTTAATATATGACAAACACTCCTATAATAAGACCTAAAATAACAAAGGAGTTGCGGCTAAGAATTTATAAAGAAATAATAGATTTTCCTGAAATCGGTGGAACTGAAATAATGGATAATTTAATTCAGGAAGATCCAAGAAATGCAGCATTTTTTTTCAGCAGTAGAGTTGATAAAACTTTCACTTTAGAAGAGCTGATGATGATATATCGATGCAAAACTATTGCTGAAGCAAAAAAAATGTATCGAAAACTTGGCCGCAATAGATCAGACGAATTCTCTATGAATAATGCTGTTATCACTCGGGCAAAAACCTGGCTCAATAAAAATCATGCCCCAAAAACACCAAACGGCGCTGTGTATGGTGCATCAGGCCTTGGTTATGTTACTGAAAACGCACTTAATATGAATAGAGCCGCACGATGGATGTATCCACGTTTAAGGCAAATGCAACATGAATGCATGGCCTGGAACAAAACAGCTGAAAGACTTGATAGATCCGACTCCCCCGAGCGGAAAAAGGTTTCTGAAGCTGTTCGTAGATGGGTGTCAAAGGCTATGGTTTATAGAGAGATTAAAGATAATACTGATGGAATTCGTGATCAATTTTTACATTAAAAGGCGGGGCTTCTTAGCCCCTCCTTTATTAATTTGTTATAGGAGGGTACGTGAGTAGTAAAAGGTTTAGCAAAGAACAAATGCAATTAATGGTTAATAGGCATGGATCTGATCAAAAAATAGCTGATGCATTAGGGACAACTCGCCAGAATATACAACAGCAAAGAAATAACCTTGATATCGATCCATATAAAAAAACAGTATTAAGAAAAAGAAATGCAGATATATTAAGAATGAGAAATAATGGATGGATTATTAGTGATATAGCTCATAAATTTAAATTATCAGAACGACAGATAATTAGAATAATAAAAAGGGGAAATAATGAAAATAATTAATTCCGCTATATTAGAACTTGCTCTTGAATTCGCAGCAGGTGAAGCATATCAATGTGAAGTAATTGATACAGAAATGGAAGATTCATTAATAGGCTGCAATGCAGAATATGAATCAGCTGAAGAATGGATCAGAAACAAAGTTAAATGGTGGATTGATTCAGTCTCGGAAAAATTTAAAACATTTCACCAATCAAAGACAATCGAATATAATGAGTATACCGTTAAAGCTGCTCATATTTTTTATAAACTAAAGCTTGGTGAAACTATTAATATAAATGACCAAACAATGATAACAAGAGTCCCTGGTGGATGGATGTGGGTTTCAGTATCACATCCAAGAAATGGGACATTTATTCCATATAATAATGAATTTATATCAATTATTGAAGGAGAAAGTGATTAATGAATTACTTTATCGATACAGAATTTATTGAAGATGGTATTATCCTTGATCTTCTCAGTATTGGTATTATTTCAGAAGATGGAAAGGAAATGTATCTTCTTAACTCTGGTGCACGCATCATGAGAGCAGATAGTTGGGTAAAAAATAATGTATTAAAATACCTTCCAGGTATTACTATAACTGACAAAGGTGATATCCAATGTGATGAAAAATATCCAAACCCAATGTTCGGATGGGTTTCTATACATGGTATAATGCTCCAAATAATTGAATTAGTCAATGGTGATAATAAACCGGTATTCTGGGCTGATTATGGAGCGTATGATTGGGTTGCTTTTGCAAGGTGTTTTGGTAGACTAATAGATCTTCCTAAAGAATTTCCAATGTACGTAAAGGATTTTCAGATGCTTCTTGATATATGTGGAAATCCAAATTTACCACAATTGCGAAATAAAAATAATATAGAGCATAAAGCTATTGATGACGCGCGCCATCTTAAAATGCAATTTGAATATATTAATAAACGATTTGAAATAACTGTTGATGATCATGAAAACAAATCGGTATTTACAGCAGAATTATGAAAATAAAACAGCCTCGTGATAAGATCGGTCGGTATCGAACTTATTATCTGGCCGCAAAAGTTCTCAAATTTGGAATATCAATATGGCACGGAATGAGAAAAAAATTCAAACGAAAATCTTAAAAGACCTAGAGTCTTTTGGAAAGTATTGCGAATGCTTTAAAATAGAAAAGGCAAATAAGAATGGTGAGCCTGATATATTCTTTACCACATTACTTACTGGCGCTGTTTTTATTGAATGTAAGCGCCTTACCGGATATGCTAAAAGATTACAGCTATTTAAAATAGAAAAATTGAAAAATTGTGGATGTAAAGCATTTGTATGCCACTCATGGGAAGAGTGGTGCGAAATAAAAAATGAACTTGGTTTAACAAAAATAGCTGTTATCCGCTTATACAATATGGAATAACTATAATGTAAAGAATAATATTCATATTAAGGAGGATATATATAATGGACCAAACATTTGGTTTTATAGAAGTATGGCTCGCTGATATTTTACATATTGAATATCTTGAGTATGCGCTTGAAAATGGTTCAATTGCTGCTGCTGTCGGGCAAGATGGTTTTAATGAATCATTTACTGCTATATCATATTTATGGGAAAAATTTGACCAAGATGATGCATTTAGACCAAGAGTGGTTGATTCAATAATTTCTGGTATGAAAATTGCAATCCATAAATATTGGGCTAATGATGACTTGTTAAATGATTTAACAGGTGAGCGTGCAAAATTATCAGAAGTTTATCTTAACGTTATCGGAATTGGTCCTGGTAGATTTTCGCTTGATGCAATTAAGGATGAAATAAATAATAGAAATATAAATATACATCAGGATAATAATGCTGATATAAACAACAATGAGGCCATTCCTGAAGAACAAAATGTTGATATTAAACAGAATAAGGAATTGCAGTTTGATACTATTCCAATATGGAAAACGCGAATTGAAGAAATTGTTCATATTATAAAATCGATTACATACCTTGATCCAACTCGTGATGAAATATTTGGTGAAGATAAAGTGAGAGTTGTGTCATTTAAGGGTGAAGAAGTTAGTGATGATCAATTTGATAGAATTATTAAAACAGCAAAAGGAATTAAAAAAAGTGTCATATGCATTTATAGCGCATCTGATGCAAATTTGATAATCGATGCGTTAAAACGTAATTATAATATGGATGATATATCAAAATATGTATTATTTTTTATTCATTCATTACCAACAAGTAAATTTACATTAACTGAAAATGCAAAATCTCTTTGTTTTGGATATGAAATAGATGAGATATATAAAATACCAGGCACATCAAATGAAAATGACGAGATAAATAAAATAAGAAACGACAATTCGTTAAATGATGCTGAAAAGCAAGATTCTATCAATTTAATTCTTGCAGAAAGAAAAAATTCTCCTATATATAAATTCGATGGAATATACAAAGATACTGTTACTAATGTAATATGGGCTGTTAAAGACAGATGTATTATATACTTTTTGATTCCATATTCTACTGGAAAAAATACGGCAGTATATAAATGTATATATAACGAATTAATAAGAAGGTATTTAAAATCTTTACCATATAGAGAACTTGTCAAAATAGATCTTGAATATATGGAAAAGATGCATAGCAATAATAAAGAAGATTATATTAACTTTGCTGTAGAAAGTTCAAAAGTTATTACTGAGCAAATTAAAAAAAAAATGGAACAGCATCGCAGCCAATATAAAGAACATCTTGATCAAGCTATGGAGCATGCAAAACTATTTCAAAAATATTTTGATCAGATTTCATATTTCGATGAAAAAAAATTTATAAAAGATCAACGTAATAAAGCAAATGAAAATTATGAACAAACTATGGCAATTGATAAAATAAGTGCTATTACGGTAAAAGATAATACTGTACATGTGTATACACATAATTTATATGCGCAGGATGAAAGGACTAAACGTTGGCATGACATAGGAACTTTTCATATTGCAATAGGGATGCATAGTAATGCATATGATGCAAATAGAACAGTAATAATTAAAAATACTAAACATATGATACAAGTTGGAGCTTCAAAAATGAATGCCCCGCATGTGTGGGAAAATGGAACCTTTTGTCATGGAAATCTTGCTTCAGGAATGATTGATGCATATAAAAGGAAAAATTTATTTGAATTAGTTTACCAATTAATATTATTTCTTGAATCAGCGAATACATCGGATTCTGCTGGTGAAAAGGTAAATAGATGGCCAGAAGTTTCAGAAGAAGTTGCATTGAATACAGATTATAATCAAAACTCTGTTTATGAAATAATGGAACAAATGGCACAAGCTGAAAAGAAATTTGATGATGCATTAGCAGATGCAATACCTATTCATATTTAATTAAGAGGAGGACTTATTGTTAACGTTGTTTATTAATCCGAATCTAGGCTTTACTATGAACACGCTTCCAGAAGGCATGTTCAATATTATGCAAAGTATAGATGTAGGTTCAGACAACACAATACAAGTCGTTATCGAAGATAATAGACTTGAAGAAGCTCGTGAAATACTGTCCGATGCTTATACTGGTTTTGTTAATTTCAACCAAACTGGAAGTATTGTTAAAGTTGATATTGGTGCAGAACCGGCAGAGCCTGAAGATCATGGTATTGAAATCGAAGAAGAGGGTAATGAAGAAGAGGAATTGGACGAAAGAGACGATGCTCCTGAAATTGAAATTCCACCTGCTGGACAGGCAGTACCACGAGAAAATGAACCTGGCCAAGACGCGCCGATTCAACGTAATACAATGATCGAACCTTCTGTGGTACGAGAAAATATCATAGAAGATAACAATCAGCCATATACTGTACAGGTATATGCTTTAATTGCACAAGCAGTTGGCGGTGAGAGTGTAAATCTTGCCAAACAACTTGATGAAGCAATACGTCAATTTAATATTCATTTCAATAAAGCACTTGCTTTAAAGCGTCAAGTTGACTCTGCAACTCAAAGATTTACAGAATCAAGCCCTGAAATAATTAACCTTGTTGAACAGGCAAACACTCTTGCCGAGCAGTATGAGCTTGTTGAAAGGGTGTATTTTACAAATGAAGAGCTTGTATTTATTACAATACCACTCATCACTGATGACAGGTGGGATGGTCACAGGCGACTTATCGGGTCTATGAGAATAGGAATAGCACTTGAGGCTTTATTCTCACCAAATCCAACAAGTGATAATAATGCGATATCAATCAAAAACCTTACTCACAGATATGTAAGCGGTTCAGGTCGCATATGGGAGTGTGGTCATTTTGATTCTCAAGGGCGTTCTTGTTTTGGAACTGCTTTTAATGCAATATTTGATGCTATTGTATCAAGAGATTTAACTTATATTATTGAATCTTTGATTCGATTTATTAAATCTCCTAATCCGAATGATTCATGGGGTAGTCATATGAAATATTGGCCAATAGCACCAATAGAAGAGGAATAGCAACAATAATATGGATTATTTCAAACCTGATAATCGTAAAACAACGTATAGAATCCTAGCAGATGATAAAAAAAAAGCGCCGCGTATAATATTTAGTATCACGGCGCTTAAATGGATTAAGGTTCTTATGGATGAACATGACACTGAAATTGGATTTTATGCGATTGTGGATGAAAGAGAAGCTGGTGAATACTATGTTCATAATGTATTCTACCCGAAACATGAACTTGTTACAGGAGGAACGTGTGAAATATCCCCGGAGGGTGAGACTGAGATCATGCAATACCTTATTGATAAAGGCAGAGAAGATGATATTGCCAAAATAAGGTTCTGGGGACATAAACATCCTGGGCATTGTGCAACAGGCCCATCAGGGCAAGATGAAAAACAGGCTATAGATAGAATGAATTCTACTGGAGCCTATTTAGTAAGAGCCATATGTAGTGGCACTGAAATAAGTGTATCATTCTTCGATTATGATAATAAAATAAGGTTCGATAATATCAAATGGGAAGTTGAAGAAGATAATAGAACCGCTATTATGATTGACAGATTGAACAAGCTTCAAGGTGTGTTTGATGGTGAAACCACCGAAGAAAATGTAGATGCTCGCTATACTGAAATAGCAAAAATATTTTCAGTAGATAGTGAGATAGAGGCTATAAAGGCCAAAGTAAAAGAATTGAAAAAAGTCAATATTCCAAATGAAAATGAATCAAAATATTATGGAAATAGACGAAATTATTCAATTAAAGATATTAGGAGTCAGCCGTGGAAAAATGGTGATAATGTTCAACAAACAACATTATTACCAAACAGACCAACGTCTCAAAGTAATATTGGTCTCGATGAAAATGAAACTGTTTTATTGCTTGATGAAATCGATCAGGAAATCGATGATTTCTATGGGGCGTATAGAGGGGGCTACTAATGGATTATATACGGCAATTAGGGTTACTTGACCCAAAAGATATAAAGAAAAAAAGTGTTTCGATAATTGGGGTCGGAGCTACTGGAAGTCATGTCGCACTGTACCTCGCCCAACTTGGGTGGGGAAATTTAGCGCATGAACAGGGAATAATAAGAGTTTTTGATGACGATATTATTGAAGAGCACAATATTTGTAATCAAATTTATGAACCATCCCAGGTTGGTAAATCAAAAGTAGAAGCTCTTAATGAAATTATAAAACGTAAATGTAATTTTGAGATTGAAACACATAAAGAGATGGTAACAAATCAAAAAAGTGTTCAATCTACTTATGTTTTTATTCTCACAGATACAATGGCATCAAGAAAAGAAATATTCGAAAATTGTTTAAGATTTAGTTTCAATACAGACTTGGTAATCGAAACACGGATGGGTTTGCGTGAAGGTCGGGTTTATGCATTCAATCCACACGATGGAGATCAAGTTTTGGCATGGAAAGATACGCTGTATAGCGATGAAGAGGCAAACGTATCTGCATGCGGAGCAAGCGCATCAATAATTACAACCACTACATTTCTTGCGAGCCTCGCATGTGGAAGGGTCGTGCAGCATTTCAATGGAAAGTATGGGACTGATGATAAAATATCAAAACCAGATCGGTCTCAGAAATTATGGAATGAGGTTCACTTTTCCCTTTACCCTGAATCATTTTATTATAGAATGTTCAATGGAGGGGAGCCTCAGTTCATTCAGCAGAACTTAAATCAATAACTATTTTCCAACGAAAGGGTTTTTGCTAATATAATGATTTGTGCAAAACTCATCCAGATGGGTAAACCAATTCAGGATGCTGAAATTTCTGGTAACCCAACTGTGCAGGGACTGTTAAACGCTCTTAGCGTTACGGTTCCGGCAAATAGCACCATTACTCGAAATGGTGTAGAGGTAAATTTATACACCCAACTGTACAACGGAGACAAAGTCTTCATCGGAACAAAAACAAAAGGAAATGTTGATGAACCATTCGAAGTTCAGTTAATTCGTATGGGGGCTGGCGGCGGAATTGAAAAACTTCCCGCCACGGACGGGATGACTATTCAGGAAGTTATCGATCAGCTCAGTGAAGAAAAGAAAGCATCTTTTAAACACGCTGATGGTAGCCCTGCTTACGAATACCGTATCGGCACACGGAAGGTTGAGTTAACTGAAAAACTTTATAGCCCAACCGGAAGTGATATATTAAGAATTATATTATCTCAAAAGGTAAAAGGCAATAAGTCTTAAAGCCGCGTATTAACCTCTTAATAACGACAATTACGGGGAATAATTTAATTCCCCGTTTTTGTTTAGAAAGGAACTCGTGACTTAATGGGAGCAATGTTAAAAATAGTAGCATTGATTAATGGTAAGACAAGCGAATGCAGTGTTGAATTAGATTGTGTTGACATTGTTCAGTGTAATTATCACAAAGATTCAGATGATATTATTGAAGTCGGCCGAAGAGGTAAATTAATTATCGATACCACTTCATCAAATAGGATATCGATTGACACAGGAGTTCAGGGAAAAATTCTGTGTATACTGGCTGATACAAAACTCGAGGCACCAATATATTATAAAGGTATTGATGGTGTTCTCAAAATGTATACTGGCTGGAAGCTATATTCCAGAAGCAAAGAAAATTTCCTGCAGTATATACTTGGAAAAGGGGGATTTGTGCCATCAAAACAAAATGATGACACTGATAATAAATCGGAAAAATCATAATGGGGCCGATTGGCCCCATTGTTTTAGCTATGAGCAATTTTTTTAGCTATAACGCACATGCCCGATCAAGAGACCGGACAAGGCGGGTCTCCGAGCGAGGGTTAGGGTGGCTCTTACCCGGCGACCTAAACTGGAGAATTTGGAGAAACTGGCGGTCTTGATTCCGGCAATTGTTTGTTATACTGTTTTTTATTAAATGATTGATTTGCAGTAACCGGATCTGCCCCCATTTCTGTAGGGGTCGGTGGTGTTTCTGCACCAATATCACCTTGGCTATATACTGGAAATTCACCAGGGGTCATTTTTTGAGCAAGTTGTTTATCTGGATTAATATCAGCTTCAATAATATTTAATTCTTTAAGATTATTATATACCTCTTGATAAAGAGATGGCGTTGAATTTTTCATTATAAGCATGCGCATTTTAAATTCATCAGGATTTGTTTTTGCTGCAATTGCAAACCTCTGAGTAAGCATAAGGATAAGGTTTGGCACAGGTATAGTTAACGGATCGAGGCCACTTCTTGCTGCTGCAATTGCAACCTCTTCAGCAATTGTATCTGCATTTTCCTCATGCATTTGAGTATCAAGCTCTTCTTTTTTACCCTGAGATTCTCTATCATGAACCTCAAGGCGATCAGCATTTGCAGCTTGCGCGTCAGCTTGATACATTGCATTAACAACAGATGCAGAACCTTGAGCAGTTGCTTCGCCCTCCATCTCTTCTATCATCAATTCAATATTTTTCTTCAATTCTTTCAATTTAAGTTCGTATTCTTGTTCAGGATCAAAACCAAGCTCTTTTGTAACTGTTGTTTTTGACATAAGAGTTTTTGATGCCGACCCGAGGGCTGCATTAACAATAAGTTGTTTTTTCTGCATATCATCAGCCATTTTGAAATCAGCCATTCTAATATCTATTTCAGGCATATCAAGGTATCTGGAAACATTTTCAACTACAAATTCGAGATATTCATGCATATCATTGCGATGATTAATAAATGTATTTTCAACAACTCGGAGAGAAACATTGCTACCTGACCACGACGCTCCACCACGAATAATTTCAGGAATAATACCTATCCCTGTTATTATTGTATCCTCTGTCGCTTTTAATTCTGGAGTAATAGAAAGAACTTTTGCGTCACCACTAAAATTAATTTGCCCTATTGGTAAAGGAACAACAGAAATATAATTAGGGTCAGCTTTCCATTTTCTTATCTCATCTTCAATTTTTGTTCTCCATCCTGAAAGATTAACTGTGGCATGTGGACTGATATCACCTGTCCCTTGTGGAAAAAGAAGTCTTAAAGGAACAATATGATCAAAGGCAATCATTTCATTTCCTTTTTTCAAAATCTTCGTATGAAAGATATCTTTCATAACAGGCATAATTGCAGGAATTCCCCATCCACGTTCTGACGATATAACATATTGTGGGCCAGATCTTTTTAAATGGAATACGTTATCAGCCATTAATTTTAATGGCTTTTTTTTCTTAACGGCCTCTATAACTTCAAGCCTGGTAGTACTGATAATATCAATATCGCCACGTTTAATTGCGACTTCCATCTGCGGAGGGATTTTATAAAAATAAAAATGATCACCACTAATAGTATTGTATTTAATATCAATGTATATCAAATCCCAATGGATAAGATTGAATTTATCTATTTCTTTTGTATTTCTATCACGAGCTTCGAGTCGTCCATCAGATTTACATTTGGGGCATTTTCCATAAAATTTATAATCTTTGAATTTATATTTTATTGAATCAGCTGCAAATCTATGATTACATTGTTTACAAGTAAAAAATCTTTTAAATGGGTAATTTATGGATATAATTGCATTTCCGTAAGCATAATAATCCATTCCGGCTTGTTTCATAGATCTAATAATTTTGAGCTTTTTTTCAAGTATTTTTTTCCATTTTTCAATAGTTTTATCATCCTTTATTTCAGAGTCTTTGTCTTCATTATAGATTAAATCTGTAATAGGATATTCTGATAATTTAGTTATACATTGTGAAACAAACCCATCACTGAGAACACATGCTGCTATATATCGAATAAGGGATTTAATACTTTTTGGTATAAAAGTGCTTGTCATGTCCATAAATGGACTATCATATTTTAACGAGCCCCTGGTAAATGCTATTTTAAGATTACTTCCACTATCAGCTCCGCCACCAGAAATACCAGGACCAACTAATCCCTCATTTGCCATTTATAATTTTCCTTTAATATTGATTTATATTAGAAAGTGCGGCAGCTTTCTCTACCACTTTTAAACAAAACTTATTAATAATATAGCACTCCATCATATAATTACAATCTATCTTCTAAGAGCTCTCCATCCAGATCTTCTTTCGTCACCTATTTTTTTACCCTGCAAATATTGTAAAATAGATGATCCTGCACCAAGCCCTGCAGAAGCACCTATTGCAGCTCCAGTATTTATTGTCTGTTTTTTTACCAGATCACGAAGTTCTGATATACCTGCATTACCCTTGAGTCTTGGCAGCATGTTAAAAAAAGCCTTATTTTTAATTACTTGCCCGCCCCTTTTTAATCCAATAGCCTTATGTATATGCGTTGCTCCTTGTTGTGTTATTTTACCTGTTTTAAGCGATTTTGTAAGAGCTTGCGTCCCTTTTGCACCATGATAAAGTTGTTTGTAAGGAGAAATTGCCCCTGCGCCAAAACCTCTTATAGCACCAACAACTTTTCTTCTAAAACCGCCTGGTGTTTGTGCAAATCTTCGTATTCCGCCGACCGTCCCACTTACAGCTGATGGAATTATTGTAGCACCACCTATAATGCCACCAACACTCCCTGATATTAAATGAGTTTTATGACGTTTAGCCCTTTGTGATAGGCCAAATGTGCTTGTGCCAGTTGGGTCAAAACCAGCTAAAAAAGATTTTGATATGGAAACAGGATCTTTAGCTATTTTTTGAAGTTCGTCTACAAAAGCTGCTTTATAAATATCGTTATTCATATTTATACCTTATTGGCTATAAACGAGTGCCGCTTTTTCAGTTTTAAGAATACGTTTTGTCTGAATATCAACAAAGCTTTCTGTTACAGACTGGTATTTGCCATTATTAAATTTATTGTATCTTCTATAAATTTCAATCCAGTTTTCTGAATTAGATACCATCTCTTTCATTTTATCTTTTATAATTTTAATTAAAGAAGGTGGAGGTGTATAAATGCCTTCGTTAATTAAAATAATACATATATATTTAATTACATCATTACTAAAAAACGATTCCCTATCTGGTCTAATATAATTAAGCGCCTTTACAGCATTAATTATCATTCCCGGCGACGGGCTTCTTAAATATTCAAAATCGGCGATACTTCCTGAAAACGATAAAGCAATTTGATTAAATTCATACCAGTCAGAAAAGGCTCCATCGCTTCGGCAAACATGCCTTATAGCCAGGATCTTATCACGATTGATATCTTCTAACGCTGTACCATATTTAATCCACAGAAGCCTCTCAATGGTCTCTATTTCATATTCCCACCAATCTTGACCAAAAGCCCTATTTAGAAAATCATATATTTTAATAACAGATGATTTTTCATCATTAAGTAATGTATTTATCTTTGTCGGTGTAACAGGCTCATTACGAGCAATTTTAGTTTGCTCGATTTCATTTTTAATACGCTCTACCTCATTTGGTTTATTAAATAGGTAGGCTTCATAGAGCTGTTGTGATAACTTTTCCACTATTTGATTTTCTCTGTTTCATTTTTTTATCTATAAAACTTTTTAAACAAAATAAATTACAATTTGGCAATTTTTCTTTTTTAAATAATGCTTTAATAGATTTAATAATCCACGAAAAAGTCATTTTTTTTTATTCATCTTTTATTATAGTATTATATGATTTATTTATTATTTCTGGTAGAGATTCCCACCAATTATTCCATTTTTTATTACCTTTCCATATTTTACCAGCAACACATATACGAGGCCTCCCATTAAATCCAATATCTGATTTTGCATATATATTAGGTTCTTTTTGAAGTTCATTTACTATTTTTTTATGCAATTTATCATATTGTGGTGGCATTCTAAAAACAATAGCCGCTGGTCTTTCGGGCCCCTTACCCTCTTCAGAAGATCTTATTTCTACTGGGAGTTTATTTAACCTGTCTAACCATTTATTTTTTAAACCTTTATCGACAAAAATTCCTTTCCATTTTTTCTTAGGCTCATTTGTTCTACCCATTAAAAATTTATCAGGATTTTTTCCATAAACAGTTTGATAAGCAAGGGTTGGAGAATTAACTTTTCCAGTAACACCAGCCACAATCATTTGATCACTTCTGCTTAAAGGGGCATTATTTTTGATTTTATTAAAATTTCTTAAATGACTTGCTCCCATTAATCCGGATCCAAGCAAAAAACTCGAAAGAACAGAAGTTAATGGCTTTTTTGAAACTGTCTCCCGAAAACTTTGTAATATTTTTCTATTTAGCATTTTTTTTTATTTTATACCAATTGCTTTTTAATTTCATTATTAAATGCATTTTGGTAAATTTGCCTTAAATATTCAGATTTTTTTATCAATTCCGATTTTAAGGCTAATCCAGCACCTGTACGCTTGCCTCCACCAGGGCCAAGGCCAATTCCGTGCGGGCCAGTTCCATCCATTCTTCGTCCGATACCAGCGCCTAAACCAATTCCACGACCAAGACCAATTCCTAATCCTCTTACAGGTCCAAATCCAAATTGGCTATGCTTTTTCATACTTTTACCTGTTTGGTAAACCTGCTTTGTTGAATCCTGGCAAATAGCAATTGCGCTGCCTTTTTCTTTACCTTGATCCATAACATGCTCAACGCATCGAGCTACACGAGTTCCTTTTGGCATATTTAAAACCTTTCGGAAAAAAAAGATTATTTTTTACCTTGCATCTTAGTACCACACTTGGGGCAATCTTTTTCGGCGCATGGGGTTCCACGATTATGTTCTTCCTCGTGCCCGCATGATGGACATACACATTTTCCGGCCCCTCCAACCATTTGCCTCGGACCGCCAACACCCTTTCCTTCACCAAGTTTTGCAATTTTTTCAATAAAAAGGCGTTTTTCTGGGGCTGACATATTCTTCACCGTATCAACAGGATGTCTTTTAAAATTATCAGAAACATCCTGAGTGAATGTTGCAGCGATTTTTTCAAGCACATCTTTCTTTCTCGACATTTTAATCAAGTCATAATTCGTCTTATCACCTGCAACTTTTTCGGCATCGTATTCCGGGCGTATTAAACTCCCAAATACAGTTAAAACCGGGTCAACAATATCATTATCGTATCGATATTCAAAATTAGCCAACTTGTCAAAAGCCTCGAGGGCTTTAACAATTGCTATACCTGGCGTTTCTTCCGAAAGATTAGCCACCTTCTCAAGTAATGGTAGTGCGTCCATTTCTTGACCACCAATGGTAACTTTGATATTTTCTTTTAAACAGGCATCTTTTCTCAGCTGCATATTACGAACAAAATCTGGCGAAATTGCAGCATCCTTTTTAAGCATGCGCGCATAGTTCGTAATCCAATTACGATCTACATCTACACCAAGAGCATCAGCTCGTTTTTCTATATTGGTCGCTATTGCCGCTCGGTCCATTGGATTAAACCGAGTGAGATATTTATCAAAATAGGCAACAGCTGTCTTTATATGCTCTTCAGTTTCAATTGGATATTTACCCTTTAATGCGAAATGCATAATACACTCCTATTTTAAATTATGCGGTACCAATAAAAATACCGTTTTTAAATTTCAAATCTATTGTCCCAGTCCCGGCGGCGTCACGCACTGTAAGAGCCAAATTTGTAGCTCCTTCACCCTCGGTCGTAAATATTTTTCCACCAGATTCAATTTTTAAATCACCATAGACTTTATAATCATATCCTGTGCTAAAATTTATATCTCCACCAGAAAAATCTACAGTTCCAAAAAATGTAGAGTTGCCATTTACATCTAAACCAGAAACTCTATATTTTCCATTTGGAGTATTTGGACCAAGTCCTCGTGATGTAGAGTTATTTACAGCTACTATATCAGCCCCCAGAACATCAACACTTCCTATATATATAAGATCAGAATTTCCTGAAATTATAGTTGGACTTATTGTTAAAATATCTCCAACAAAACTTTGAACAGAATCTTTTTTTGAAGCGGCAAAATCATCATATACTATATCTTGCGTACCGGCCTTTCCAATAAATCCTGTTTTTTTTCCGTCTTCGTAAACATCTCCATCAATTGCAGCCATTTTATGACGAATATATACATATTTTGTGCCATCAGCACTATCTACATTTGAAGTAATATTTGTTGATATAAGAACTATATCACCATTTGGAGTAAATCCATGGCCGGCAGATATGGAAATGGATAAAGATGCAGTCTTTGATATCCACATTCCTCTCATTGGCCGGCCCGGTTCGTTACCAACAATAGCTGCCGCTATACGTCTCAAATTATCAAGCATTGCGGCTTGAACAGACCATGGAGTAAGCCCAGGAACACCATCCTCTGTACCAGAATCACTCCCAATAATTTCATTCATCCTCTGTTTAAGTCCGAACCGTATATTTACTCTTTTCATATTATACTCCGGCTAATCTTTATTAGCGGTTGATCCTGCAATATCTACATTAGCAGGTACATTTGAATGGCCAGAAACATCAATTCCTGATTGAGGTTCTCCCGGTTGTATATTGGGCATATTTTTTGGTGGTTGGTATTTCTCACACCATTCATTAATTTTATCTTCAGATTCTTTTTTTAACTCTTCTGTTATAACATCGGACATAGTATCAATAGAACCAAGAAGATGATAAAATTTTGTTTCAAGTTGAGATAAAGCCTCTCTACCTTGTGCTATTGCAAAATTTGTTGATGCTGCTGATTTTTCATAACCTTCAAGCTTATCAAAAAACTTTGTAAGCTCTTCAGGCTGCTCATTCTTATTACGCATAAGATAAGCAACTGCCATTTTGCACCGCTGCTCAGGCGGTAACGAATTAACATAAACTTTGTCCATTAACCCTCCTTAAATAGCCACCCATTAAGATGGAAGAGGAGGAGCTGGCTCCTCTTCAATAAATACATGATTATTATAATTGTAAAGCTCAGGAACATTGTCCTGTGAATTTACATTTTCAACTAAAGTAAACCTTTCGTTTGCTTCATCATTTATATCAGTAATACCCTGAAACATACCATCGAATGATTCAATTTTTTCAATATATGGACTAAATACTGTATCGAGATCAAGGTCAGATGTAAAACGTGATGATAGCCATTTTTCAGTAGTAACAACATATGGGCTGCTTCTATCCACATTAGTAACAATACCATAATGAATAAATGGGCCAATAGGAGATCCCCCGCCATCTACACCGCGTATTGTTAATTTAAGAATATCTCCTATGATCATATCATCAACATGAGATATAAATGCAGGATCTGTTCCGGAAATAGTAACAATTTTTTCGGCGGCACCCTCGGCCGGAATTATAATATCTGCAGCGTAATCAGATGTTATTTTTGGCAAACTTGCTACAATCGAAAAATAATCAAGTGGAATAACCAATTTTGAATCTTTGCCAAATCTTATCGCAGGAACACCTGCCCATCTTATCCTTTTATAGAAGTTTGATAGTGCAGTAAGTGGGGCAAAATATTCAATATCAAATCTTGTTGTTGTTATTCTTGAATCTACACTGAGATTAAAAAATAATGCCATATTATAATATTCATTATTCACGTCTGTAAGCAAAGATAAATTGGTATCATAAATAGGAAAGGAGCTTCCATAAACTGATATATCAAGCTCTTCTGGCTCTATTTGTAAAAACCATTTAAAAGCATTTAATGTAGGATTAGTTAAACTATCAGCAAGAGTCGCAAAGTTTCTTATCAATGATATATCATAATTGTCAGTAATTGGTTTGAAACACTGAATGGCATTTCTATCGGCAGTATGAACGATTCTTGCTATACTAATCCCTGATTCATAGATATCATACAATCCATTCGGTAATGGCTTTGATTGAAAATACCCATCATCATCAGATTGAACTGAGCCCATTGTAATACTTCCTGACGGTGCCGCCTGTTTAATAATTATCTGAGAATTCCTCAGAACATTTCCGGCACTATCAGTTACATGCCCTTCAATCGGTTTTGAGCGTAAGTTAGAAGACATTAATAAACCTCCATATCTTCAATATACAATATTTGTTGCAATCAATCAATTACCGAGAAGCGCATTTGAAATAAGTAAGACCAAGCTTTCTTAAGCGTTCTGTAATAGTTATCTTTGCCCAGTTAAAAGCGGAATCAAATGTAGTGCCATCTCCCCAAGGGAAATTAACCCACTCATTGCCGCCATCAATAGCACTTCCAAGGTATTGTATATCACTTGAATCTTCATTTATATAATTTACTGGATAGTCGTTATTTCTACGCACTCTTATTCTAAATTTTATTTTATTATTACTATCAATATATCTTTCAAAATCAGAAATATTATTGGTTCCTTCTTGTGATCTTATATCAATATATCTTTTTACAGATTTTGTTAAATCTATAGGTGATGGTATATTTGTATTAAATGAAAAATTAGAATTTTTACTTAAATATTTTTCAGGCTTATGTATAGAAAGATATCCAAAATCTCCAGGTAGATTTGTTACGTCGATTAAAGTTTTATCTTTGACAAATAAATCTCCTAAGACGCCATCATATCTCATAAAAATTTTATACGCCTCAATACCGCCAACTGGCGCCCATTGTATATAAATAATATGATAATTTTTTAATATATATGAATCTGACAATACAAAATTTGATTGACCATCAAGACTTGGAGAATTTTGCCATTCAGGTGGAAACCATGGAAAAAAATTAGGATCAAAAGTGCTTATATAAAATGACCATATATCAGAGAATTCGTTTGTTATAACAGCTCCCGGTGTGCCATCGTCATCAATAGCAAACATATTATCAAGAATAAGTTCACCAGCAATTTTATTAGTATCTGAAGAAATAACTGATAATGGTCTCCAGTTTCCTGAATTATTATTTCCTATATCGGACTTCATATCCCATATTTCAATAACTAAATTCGATTTTGCATCTTGAGTGGTTAAGAATTCAGATCCTGGGACAGTTGTTTCTCCTTTCGTTTGTTGTTGAGATTCAATTGCCATCATGTGCGCAAAGCCAGAAAAGTAACCATATAGCCATCTTTTTACATCAGGTATTGCACCATTTTTATATTGATATGTCTGAAAATCCTCAAATAAAGTTGATACATCTATTTCGCATAAATATGCCGGATTTTCTCTTCCTATAAACGATGAATATTTGTTTTTATCAAACTTCCATTGTCTATTGTCAACAAGTGTAATAAGTTTTAAATCACTTGAAAAATATGGAAGATATAAATCTGGTTCAATCTCTACTCTTGGTTGCGTTATATTTATTTCATAAGTTCCATATTTTTTAAATTCATCAATTTGTGATTTTATTAAACTCAATAAATTCCATTCAAGTGGTTGCCATACTAAATGGCCCGGATATTGAATTATTTCATTATGATATTGAGGTTTATAAATACCTTCTAAAATAAATGTACGATCATAATAATAATGAACATATCCATCACCAATATTATAAATTTCATCTGATGTATATATTTGCTCAAACAACTCATGATGTGAAAAAGAATCATCACCATATGGTGCATATCTTTCATTTGTCGAGTCATATCTTTCATCTTCACCAACAGATGTTGCTTCCCATGATCCAGCATTGATATAATCAGCTTTATATAATATTTGAGTTGGAAGATATGGATGGTCTGTATTATAATTCATTACAAAGCGCTCATATACAGAACCTGGACAAAATGGAAATTCAATGTTATAGATAACTTCATACTCCCCATCACGAGAGCGTTTTACTTTAAAATGTGGATTTCGTTCAAGTATTTTTATATAACCATTAACAGCAGGTAATTTTATCATAGGTCTAAATTTTTCATATTGTTGTATTCTTGTTACAATTGATGTGTCTGTAAGAATTTCAATATCTTCATTTGGTATTGCATTTATAGGATCACTATCTCCCGGAGGTGGTGTATTTGTAAATGTATGATTATTACAATAAACGTGAAGATATTCATTATGGCTTGATTGAATATTTCCAGCCTGGTTAATTATTGTTCTGCATATAAAACCCATCCCAGAAACTTTCATTTCATTATCGCTATACTTTTCAGCTCTCGGACCAAATGAGTTTATGTAAAATTTTCTATGCTTTCCTGTTCCTATTTTTCCACCAACTAAATCATCGAGGCAAAAGTCCTGACGATGCAATAACGATTCATTATCTTCTCCAAAATTATCATAAAAAACACTTGGGGCAGAATTAAATAAACCATAATTATCACGAGGATTTTTTATAATAAGAGTGTCAATTATATCAGTATTAACCTCTTCGAGCGCAAGATATCTATCAAGCTCTTTTATTAAAGTAAGAGGCGCTTTAATTTTTAAATACATTGCCGGGTCATCAAGAAAATCACTTATACTTGTATGTTGTCTTGGCTCCCCTTTATAATTTACAAAAGATATTTTTGCTACTTGGCCATTTGCAATTGGTTTTACTGTGAAATACGGCTCTGTCATTACAACAGCAGAATTTCTTCTATTTCTCTCAGTATCTAAATCCAAACCAACAAGAACATCATCCAAATTAGGATCTTTTTTTAGAAGTATAAACCGCTCAATAGATGCATCCCATTTTGTCATATGTTTACATATATTATAAACAATTCTTGATTGGTCATCAGCTTCACCAAGATGTACACCAGAATGAAAAGTTGCTGAGCCAAACCTAGTCAATCTCGATCCAGTTGATGATGACGAGCCCCAATTAACTAAAACTTTTGCAGGTTCTAAAACTCCATTTTGAGTTATCTCTGGATAAAACTGTATATACCCTTTTGCAGGTGGGTGCTGCGGCCCAGTGGCATATTCATAATAAGGTGTTATGTATTGCCAGTCAGCGGTTTGATTAACAAAACATTGTACAAATCCAATGTATGGATAATATTTATTACTTCCGGATTGAATTTTTCTTTGATGAATGACCCAATTATGAACACTGGTAGGAAAGTGATAAAATTCAGGATTGTCAGCATTGACTTTATAGTCAAACATTCTTATAATGTCATTTTTTCCAGTATAAGGATCAATTATTGATGATATGTCACTATCACCATAGTAATCAGTAAATATAGGTAAAAGTGTTATATCAAAATCATCTTCATTCAGATAATATTCTTTATATACACCATTGTAGGGAGATATTTTTTTATGATTAACCCATAAATATTGATCATAATACTCATATTCTTCACCTTCTGGGTATTTAGCCATATCAAGTTTGTAACCAATAGCATAATAAACTGGAGATCTATATTGGTTGTGACGAATATTAAAATTAACCCTTGTTCTTAAATAGTCAGGATCTTGCTGTGGATTTGTACTATGAATCAATGGATATAATTCAGAAAAGTTTACATATTCAATAATATCATATTCTGAAAATTTTTGACCAACTTTAAAATACTGACGGGTAGACAATTCAGTATAATGTTTTGGAAATGCTGAATAATTATATTCACTAAGAAATGGATATTGCTCATGAAGCCTTTCTATATTTCCATATTCTTGTTGAAATATATTTCTTTCACTATAAAATGATATATATCCAATATGTCGGTTAATAGATATATTTTCTGCATGCTTATAAAGAAAATCAGATATCCATGAATACTTATTTATTGAAAAACCTTTTGCTACGCCGGTTGATATTAAATGATGAATATCAGAGAATTCGCTAATAGCATCATAATGATATGTTGATCTTTTTGCGTTTATAAGCCTTAACATAATTATCCATTCACTACTGATAAGCCACCGGTACGAACCTCATTAACTATATTTGTTTTTCCTGACTTGCCTTTATTATAAGTCGGATTTATATATACAAAAAGTTTACTATCAATTTCACTAAAGAAGAATATATATCTTCCATCATCGAATATAGTCTTAATCATATTGCCAAAAAAGTCATCAGTTTTAGTTATAACAATTGATAATTTTCCTTTGTCATAATACGCTTCATATTCTGCAAGTTGAATATTAAATTTATCTGTAGAAAGTTTCAATTCCTGTTCAATAACTTTCATTTTAATAATAACTTTTGATTCTCTAACAAATTCTTCTTTGTATTCTGAATTTGTTATAAATTGATACCATAAATCTTCATAGATATCATCTCCAATCATTGGAGTAAATCTCTTGCCAATATGGTCAATGCGAAGCTTGTCTTGAAATATTGATTTTATTTTGTCAGATGTAAAATGAAGTTGATGCACTTCAAGTTCATATGGGCCAATATCAACAACTCCAGAAATATAAATACGACGATTTCCAATAATATCAATAGGAATATCTGTAACAAATTGATTATCTCCACTATCGAGAACCGGAGAAGATTTAAGTGGAATAAAATCATTCTCCATTACTTCGTCAATATCAAATAACTGTTCAGTTAAAGGTGTTTCAATAAATTGCGGATCAATATTTGGTTGAGAGTTAATAATATTTGCCATTGGGTGTGAAATATCAAGGCTTCCAGCACCGTAATTATATGTCATAAGGTTATAAATCACATCCCCCACTGGAGTATCAGTGGTAGAAAAGTCTAAATCACTGTCACTATATGATATAACAATGGAATTTTGTATTTCATTTCCATTATTTCCATTTTTTACTAATTGTAAATTAGACATATATTACTTTCTATTATGCTGGTGTTATTCTTGTTCTTTCTCCGCTGTCTTCATCAACATGAACAACAAATAATGGCGTTACATTGTCTCGTTTATAGAATGTAATATCACCGGAAGATGGTGTATCTTTCAAGAAGCGCCCATTAGCCATCGCCATTAAAAATTCATTAATAGATTCAACTGTAACACCATCAATAATAGTATTTGAATCAACAAACTGATGCATGGCATTTTGGTCCCCATACGTTTCAATAATAATAAAATCGTCGAGCCATACTTTTGGATCTGTTTGATCTACAATTGGAATTCTCATACTTTTTCCAGTAAGCTCTGCAGCATCGAGGGTTAATCTATACCCTTGATCTACTAAAATAAATCCATTAATAGTATTTGATTCTGACCCTCCATCAATTGATATTTTTGTATCACCGGCAACATGAATTGCTGTGGTAATTAAATTGACACCAGTTGGATCAAATAATGAAAAATCAATTACAGATGCTGTAGCGTATCTTCTTAATAATTTCATTGGCATAATTTTTCCCCTTTTTAAAATCCATCATCAATTGTATCTCTTCTTCTACGAAGGGCCGCAATAGTATTTTCAATATCAATATAATCTGTTTTTGTTATTGTCGCAAAATCCTCATTTATAAAAGATTCTGCCGTTTCTGTGCTATTGTTGGCTATGGTAACAAACTTATCATTTCCATATGCAATACCACGATAGCTCCTGTTATCAAAAGTTCCTATTATCGTTGCTTCTTTCCAATTAATACCATCAGTAGAATACGCTGTTTTTGTTAAACTTGGGGCTAATGATGGATTGGTCATAAAAAATTTACCATCAGCAAATGTTATATGAGCCCAATTCGATCCAAATCCAACATTATGAACAGTCCAGTTTATCAAATCAGTTGATATTAAAACTTGAGAGGGAAGGTATCGGCCTCTTGTTAATACATATATGCCATTACCATAAGCTATACTTGCCGGATGAGGAATATTACCATCAATCGTGACTGGTAGTGTTCTAACGGTTACATCCGTTGCGTTTGTCGAAGTAATATATAAATTACCAGCACCACCGCTAAGATTCCCTGGCATAAAAAAATATCCATTAACAAATTCAACCCTTCTAAAACTATAACCACCAGGGATTGTTCCATGAACAGTGCATGGATAAAAATTAATTCCATTTAATGAATATCTTGGAAGAGTAGAAAAGCCTATTAAATATCTACCATTACCAAATGCAATATCATCCATAAATGGCAATTGAGGTGTAATAGTTCGTAAACTCCAATTTATCCCATCTGGAGATATTGGAACTTTACTTGTTCCTGTTCCGTATAAATCCATTTGTTGTCCAACTATTATGAAATTACTTCCATCCCAAGTAATTCCATAAACTAAAGGGGCATTTGGAGGATTGGGTTGTGGATATGTACTTGACACCCAAGTAATCCCATCAGTAGATGATTTTACTGTCATGCCAGATCCACCATGCTGTGTTGTTATAAACCTTCCATTTGCAAAAATTAATCTATCCCAGGTTCCTGAATAATTATTATGTATCTGAAATGCAAAATATTTGTTAATAATTTTTAATGTTGGTGAATAAACCGCCCCTGTAAGATATGTGTGTAAAGGGTTTTGTAAATTTGAAACACCGGAATCTCCAAAACTCCATTCCCAATCTGTAATAACGCTATCACCATCAACAGTTGATTCATCTGTAAATTGAACCGATAATGGCCTTACTCCAGAAAGTGGAAAAGCAGAAAAATCAGCATATAAACCCATAATTATCCATTTCTATATATTAGAATAGAATTAATTACACAAATAGTTGCATCTGCAATATTATCAATTATACTATCCTTATTTACTTGAACAATAGAATTTATAAATTTAAGTGCTTTCGTGGCGGCAGTATTATTTAAAAGATAGCCTTGAGCAGCAGATGCATCGCTATATACTTTCATACCATCATATGTTAACATGGCTTGGTCGCTTATATCATCAGCTATAGGGCCAACATATATATGTGATGCCGGGCCAAGATGAGCTTCAGGTGGATATGTTTTTATAGTAACCGTTCTCGGGTTTCTATTTTGAAGTTCAAATGTCCCAGATTTAGTTACACCGCCTTGTACATAAATTATAACATTATCAGTAGTTGGTAGTGAAGCAAGAAAGGCATTTATATGATAATCAGGATCGACACCTTCAATCCCAGTAAATTGATATAATGGATTAATGTATGGTAAATAATTTGCCTCATCAAGGCGAAGATGAATTATTAACAATGGATATTCCATTGATTCAAACCCAACACCATCTATCTCAATAGGTCCAGTAACAAGCTCGCCTGTGCCTATTATATCAACAACTTCAAAAGCTCCAACATCATAATCTCCTAAATCTCTTAATCTACCACCAATGTCATCGATATAAGAATATAGCCAATCTGTACTCATATCAATAGCACTGTCTACAGCAAATCCGTCTCTGATTTTATTGAGATTATAATTATCAGGTCTATCAATAAATTTGACATATTGCTCTTTTATATTACCAGTACCAGGAAATAACCATGATGAAAAATCACTACTGATACAATTATATAGAGCAAGTCTGCCAAAATAATTTTCAAATGTAGAAACGTAATCACGATATCTTGAATCTTGAGCTATATTATTTCTTAACTCAACAGAAAGGCCATCAGAATAATCATCATCAGCTTTTTCTAAATAAAATGCTCTTAAGCAATTTACTACAGTATTATTATTTATACGTTGCAACGATGAGAATCCTGGATTGAGATTTGCTTTTACCATAATTCCATTTTTAGAACAATCATAAACAAGATTGTTGAATATAATATCTTCAGGGTTAATTCCTGTTTCAATTACAATTCCATTTCCTTGACAATCTTTAATTACATTATAACCAATATATGCATCTTTACAGTCAAATAAATTAATACCATCTTTATTTAACCCATTTGCATTTATGAGCAATCCTTCTATTTCTATATATTGTGCCTGAAAAAAATATATTGAAGAAATGCTTTCATTAAATTCTTCCGGCTCAAATCTGAATCCTTCATCATATAATCCATCATGCCGTTGTGAATTATTACATTCAGTAATAGTATTATATGGTGTTGTAATTTTTAAGTTATGATGTTTATCAAAACTCATTAATGATGAATTAATAGCCTGTTGTACAGATCTCCCGATGCCCTCATTATAACAAGCAAGTATTAAATAAACACCAACATTTGATAAAGATGTATTATCAAAATATGTGGTACTTATTATTCCAGAATCATCAAGAGCTTCGTATAATGTATTAAAAATACGATTTATACTAAATACAGTACCTGAGCGGGCTAGTATCATATTACCCTGATAATCAACAACTTCCCATCTTGTTTCATTAATTTTTTCAATGATAATACAACCATTTGAAAAAGGATTTCCGGTATCTATTATTTGGCTACCTATTCCCATGCTAAGTTTTGTTTGCGGAATATAAAAATCGATATAACTCTTCCCATTCAATTCAATAATATTATATGTAAGCGCTACGGATAAAGGCTTTGTTTGGTGATCAATACTTGTGTCACCTATTGCATACACAACCTTTTTTGATTGATATTCGAGAGACCCTCTATCCCATTTTCTAAGACGTGGAGTGCTTCCACCATCTATATCAAATGGATAATCTGGATTATGAAGAAGGTGTTTTGCCGACCATATTGCTAAATCATCATATAATAAATTGAGATGATAATTACGAGATTCTGCAGCACCGGTTTTTTGTATAAAAGTAAGTGTAAGGCTATTTATATTTTTATTTTCATCATTAACAATTAATGAAGTATCGCTTGCTATACAATATTCAGCTGTTGTACCATCATAATAATCGCCGGCTGTCCCGCGCTGACCAATATTGTTAATCATAATATCAGAAGGTGCATTGTGATAGCAATAATTGCCACATTCATCGATTGTATTGTTATAAAGAATATCAGTATTTGAAGTAACAATACCGTCAACTGGCAAAAGGGCGGCAGTATTATTAATGTAAATATTATTTGAATTTCTACCTACTATTTTTGTTCCGCCGGGAAGCGGCTCAGACGCTACCCACAAATCTATATAACTAAAACCATGTGACTTAGGACCTTCAACCTCTATCCAATGACTGCCAGACCATGATACAACTGTTCCTGGATGCTTACGCCATTTTTTAGAACCAAGACCGTCACCATCATTAAAATCATCAAGGTAATAAAGTGAAGTTGTGCTATCTTCACCAGAATCATCAACATATAAACCTTCTGTTGTAATAGTCCCGCCACGCACTAACCGAACTTTATATTCCCGGTTAAATTTCCAAGGAAAGTTGAGTGATGACCCGCCAAAGTTAAAAGCACCATTTTCCCAGTTGCACTCCGCTTTAATACCACCACTATCCTCAAGAATAAAACGTAATTTCTGTCCTATTGAATCATCTGCACCAAGTCTTATACCAAATTCATAATCGAAGTCGCCTGATTTCAATGTTCCTGAATCTGTAAGCTCATCTTTAACGCCTACTTGCGCCCATTTAGGCACGGCAACATAACCGAGTCCTGATACATTTCTCAGTTCCCAATTATTATAAAAATTTGATACCCATATGTCATTTCGTATTGATCCTGTGAAATGGTCTCCTGTAAAATCATCATGCCCCATATCATTAGGAACCACTCCATTATCACCAAGATAAAAATAATTATTTACAAATTTACAGTTATTGGCCCTATAAAGTCTCAATGAATCTTTATTGCCGGTTGTATCTCCCGCAATACTTATACCATCAATAATTGTATTATCAACATATAAACTTATAGCATGCCTTGTTCCAAGCGATCTAATCTGCGCAAGATGGCTTGCTGTGATAAAATTTCCACCATGAGCCTGAGACACATTGCATTCAGTTCTCATATTACTTGGGGTAAATAATCTTAAATAATTATTCTCATCAGTATCAAAACCCCTTATAATAGTGGCATTTTGATATTGCTCGTGTCTATACATGGAAATGTTTAATCTGTATCTGGCGGTTCTCAAATAATTAAATGGATTATTGTTATCTCCGATAAATTGCTGAACACTTTCAGAATCAGTATCATCAAATAAATACCACATTTCTCTTGTAAGCGCTCTTCGAATTGAGTTTAAATCAGTTTCATCACTCGTATTTTCTGGAATGGATCCAAATTTATCACGGACCTCCCAAGAAGTATCAGATATTTTTTGATACAGATAACAAATTTTATTATCAATATCATAATCAACTTTATCACCTATACCCATTTTATCGTGATTTTGTGGTTGAGAAAAAGACATTACGCCATCTAATATTTCAAGATATGGACTTGTTCCTTTTCTAAAATTTTCAGTATCATTACGAGCTGCTGAAAAATAGAGATCAATAGTTTCCATATTAATAAAAGAATCTGCACCAATTGACCATTCGTCGCCACCAAGAAGTTCATTATCGATATCTCTATAAAAAGAATAATATTCGTAATTTCCTGATTCATATATAAATTGATACAGCTCGCTCAATTTTATTCCACGGTTTATTGCATGCCAATCATTACGATTTAAATGAAAATCCTTTCCAGATTTATCAATAAAATTGAGATTAACATTTGACATACATTCATTATCTGTCCCGGCAGTACTGTCACTACTTATACATGCTTTTGGTGTTGCTGAGCCGCTGAAACAAGTAGTTTGATCCTGACAAATATTGGCTACATTTTCATCAGTTGCATTTGTTACTATAATACCATTGACTGATGCGCCAACAGCAGTATTATTGAATGCACTTCCACCATTTACTTCTATATTTGTACCGGTTTGATCATAAAGAATATTTCCATAAGCTCTGTTTCCACATCCGGCAGCGCCTTGGAGTTGTATTCCAATTAAACCAAGTCTTATTACATTATTTTCAACAATAATACCGTCTCTACCAGAATTAGTACCAATTCCAATTCCTGATATGTGTGGGGGCTCTATAGCCAACCCTCTCACTATGACATGATTAGTACTAATTATATTAATCACAGTTCCAGAAGAGCCATTTGGCTCATCATCTGAAATTATACGATAACCGTCCCAAATACCAGTATGCATCTGTTGAGACATGCATTGTGTTTTTGTATCCCATGGCGCTTCTATATAAATGCGATAAAAAGCTGACGTGGACCATGTATCAATAACAACATCAGCGACATCATCAATATCATCATTATAACACCATACTTTCAAATCAAGGGCATCAGATACAATGTCTTTATCACTTATATCTGAAAATTCGGTAATAATATCTGTGATGAAAGCAGATTCTAAACTATTAGAAACACGAGTTATATCAGTAACATTTTTTGTTGTGAGATTATTTATCTGATTTCCACTATCGTCAACAACACACCAACGATGCTCAGTCCCCTTCTCAGCAAGATAGCAATAAGCCGGGCCGCCATCATCATACTGGACCTTATCACCAACACCAATCTGACTGCTTATATCATTAGCACTAAGCTCGGCTATCCCGTTCTCTATTGTAATAGTGCGGTTTGTTGGGAATTCATCAAGGTTGCCTGATTCAACCCCAACCGAGCAATGTATTGTCTTCTTTCTGAATTTCCATGTATTTGCACCAATTGCCCATCGTTGGTATATTGCATATTCAGTGCCGACATTATCATATTCAATCTGAAAATTTTCATCAGAAGCAAGGTTAATTCCTTCCATCCGCTCAAGGTCATAAAGTGTTATTCTGTAATCTTCTGCTGAAGTATTTATAAATCTTGGAAACAATGTATCTATATTATTTGATCCATAGAAGTTTAATATTGAAGTGTCGTCCGACCAATTATTCTCAGCAAGAATTGTTAGTGGGAATACATGTGTGGAATAGTAATTTGCAAGTTCACAGTTAGAAATATCATTGTTTCTTATTACAGCAATATTAGTTGCCCAATCCTGCTCAACAAGAGTTTCTATATAAATTCCACGTTGACATTCAGTTATTGTATTTTGATACAGATAGTATCTTGCGGCAAGATCAGCCTCACTATATTCGAGAAGTGTAACAGCATCTTCCATTCTTGTTTCGGTAAGAGCTGCAACAGGATTTGAGCCATCAGCAGTTATTACTCCCCATGGTGTTCCAAACAAGTTTCCGCTCGCTAGGACATCTCCAATACTTGAACCTGAATCTGCAGTGATAACAACCCTTCCCGGAAACCACTCTATTTTATCCACAGATCCTGAAACTACTGTAACTGTATATTTTTTAAATATATGGGCATGCCCGAACATTGATGTGATAACAAAACCATTATCAGCCGGTGTTCCAAACTTAGCTTCAAAATATGTCTCAAATGCTGAGCCGTGCTGAATCTCTATACCATTCCTTCCACACCGATAAATAGTGTTCTTTGCAATAAAATTTTCGTTTGATTTTTCTTTTCCAGTTACAGTAATACCATTGTCTTGGCAGTCTTTTATCAGATTGTTTTCAATAATAGTGTTCTTTGCCCCATCAATCAGAATGCCTTGGATAGAAGAAGATACCTGCACCCCTTTAACAGTACAGAAATCTGCACCGGTCCCAAAAATAATTCCGCTACCGCCCCTGTCTCCATATATTGAATGCGGTTCGTTTATTGGAAAATCAGATGTACTTGATAAATAATTGAGATGCCCCCATTTACCATTGTGTTTTCTATTCTGATTTGATTCGATATATTCAGAATTTGATAAATCGGGAGCAAACACATCAACATGCCGATGTCTATCACAGTTATATCCATTAAGTTCAACTGATCTCGATGTTATACCAGCAGCGCAGACAATTTTTACATTAATATCTGCTGTTACTAAATCAATTGTCCCAAGCTGATTTACGAGATATTTACTATCTATTGTGTCTGTCAATATCTTATGAATACTGTCTGAATTGTGTTGTATACTGGTAATTGTAACAGGACCTGCTACATCTCCTGGAATTGTTCCATCGTTCTGAGTAACCTCCCATTCGGTATCCGATATTTTTCTTTTTAAAAGATGTGAGGTTCCGGCATCGTTAACCTGGCACCCCGCGGTTAACAACTCATTGGTTTGAGCAACACTAAATGTCATAACAGAATCAGTAACTGAATATGTCGGCGATCCTGATTTAATATCACCAGATGGGCCAACACTGTATGCCACTTCAGGAGTTTTATGAAATGGACCAATACACCAAGAGCTATCTATCTCTTCACAATTAATATCAAAACAAAATGCATATCTGGAATCAGCAGATAAATCAATACCGGCCCCGCTTGTATAAACATCAGTATCGCTAATATGTGGGCGGAAATCTTTATTAGTTGCATCTTCAAATTTAAGAGTGGCAGTGATACATCCAGATCCAGTTGCAGATCCATCTTTGGTAATACAATTTTTGACATTTGTATATCCTGCGCTATTATCTTCAATATCGTTACCAGACGTTAACCCACTATCCTGAACAATATTATTATAAATTTGATGACGAGTGTTTCCGCTAAACATAATTCCATTGAATTGAGAATCCTTAACAAGATTATTATAACAAGCCCCACCAATTGTTTGTGCATCATTCAACATTATTCCGTGGCCACAATTTCTGACTATATTATTTGCGATAACAAATTCATCAGCCTCCGGAGTATCAACCTCAATTCCTTTATTACAATTGAATATAACATTATCAAGTATTTGTGTATAATCGTTATCATTATATATCATTATTCCATAACCAGGATTGTATCCATTATCACCAATCACAAGACCTTCGATAATGTTATGGGTACCAAGCATATCAATAACATATGATGATGATGCTATCCTATATCCACCAAGATCTGATCTTCCATTTTTATGACGCTGCTTTTTATTACATTCTGTCGATATATTCGTAGGAGTATAGATTTTAACTCGATAAAATTCATTAACACCCCATAGTCCTGAAATAGTAAGGGTATTGGAGCCTATATCATCATACATTTCATAGCATGCTATTCGAAGCGTTGCTAACTTTGATACTAAGTCGTGTGTTCCTATAAGGTTATATACACCAGAAGTATCTCCATTTATTGCAGAGCGGACATCGTTAAATGTTTTATCAATTGAATCAACAGTGAGATTTACTTTGTCAATAGGAATATCACCGGCAGAATCGTGCACCCTCCATTGCCTGGTATTGATTTTCTCATTTAGATATACGTAAAAAGGAGAACCATCGTCAAGCTCTACTTTATCACCAACCCCTATATATGGATGTATTTGTGGAACTGAAAAAGTAAGAAGTCCATTTTTAATAGTTGCAGTAGGTAATACTCCAGATATAGTCTTAGTGACATATTCGTCTGCAGTTGAGGCAGCAGTGCCTACAGAAAAAGTAATTGTAGACTTTTTCGGTCTTATTCCATAAACCGAATATGCAGAGCCTATAAATGGGTTTGCCGGAGAGTTAGCCGGCAAAAATGGATAAGACATTCATAACTCCAATTGATTATGGGCCGGCGTAATATGGCTCTATTACACCTCTATGAGTAACTCGACTAGGGTCTGTTGCATAAGTCGTCCCGGTTCCACCTTCATATGCCGGAGCAGTAAATCTTCTATACGACTCTTCACCATGGTGACCTGGGGTATACCAGAAAAACCATGCCTGACCACCATTGATAACTATTTCATAAGACATTCTCATTAATATATCATCAAGAGATTCATTATCAACAGCAAATTCAGTAATTTGAAACGGTTTAAGACTTTCCGGCTCAGATGTATTAGGGTATATTGTTCCTACATATTTATGCCTGTCTTGAAGAACGCCACTTATGTCAGCAACATCTATTGTCCAGTATTTTGATTGATTTTGATATGACATTGTGACCCCTTCTATCGATACAGGGGCATTGCTCATAAGATCCCATAATTTTAAATCTACCAATAATGATGATGTTTCCAATTCGTTAATTGGAGTTTGTGTACCATCTTCAATAACGTCATAATAAATAAAAGCCAAAACGCTATCTTCATTGAGATTTATTACTTGAGCATGTTTCATAAAAACTCCTTAAGTATTGCTGTGCATATATAGAGTAAATGACGCATGTCTATAAATACCTTTTAAACCGCCAACAGAAAACCCACTCGATGTTAATCCGGACGCAGTTGGTATACTGCAAATAAACGATCCTGGTTCAGCTGTTGAAAGTTCAATTTCACCAACAAGTCTTTTTACGGCAGGTGACCCACCATCATTAAAAGGACATACTGCTGATGAAGGACCTGTGATATTGGATAATGATGCCGGGCGCCCATTTGAATAAAATGCATAAGATAAATTATTATTGTTAGATATTCCGTTACCAGCTTGTATCCAAACATCAACATGGCTACCAAGCCTTTGTGCCCCGGCATATACATCAAACGGTGTACCAACATCAGATACAGTTAATAAAAATCCGGAAACAACAGGCCGCTTTTCATACTGATAAAACGCGATATCCTGAAACATTACTATATCAACATCAGGTGGTGTTCCGGGCCCAGTTCTAACACTTCCAAGCCTTTGCCATTTGGTAAAACCACCTGCTACCACATTAGTAGATGCCATTAAATTTACTGCTGTTAATGATGTGTCAAACCCTACATCGGCGGCACCAGTTCCAGGGTTTGAAATAACGAAAACCCAATATGTTGTATTTGCAGTAAGTGACACACCATCGGCCCTTCCGCCATTATCATCCCCTACAGTAAATCCCTGATCAAGATTTTTTGTTATACTAGCATCAAGAGTTATTCTTTCTTCTTTTGTAGAATCTAAACACGTACCCTCTTTAACATGAAGCTTTTTAGACCCTCCAGACTCTAATGGAAATCTCCAGCTTAAATGTAAACCTTCAATAGGTGTATGCATTGTGCTTACAAATATTCTTCCACCGGTTGTTTCTTTATATTTACCTGACTCCATTGTTGCACCTGAAACTTCACCAGATGCTTCTATATCAGCACCATCGATATTACCAAACACAACACTTGAGCCTATTGATACAAGTTGGTCAAGTTCAGATACTGCATACCATTTTGAAGTAGAAATAGCATCTTGAATATTAGCAATTTGAGACATCTGCCAACCAGAAATATTATCAGCAGCCTCCTGAAGCGAATCAACCAAAAGAGGCCCCACTCCTCCGTCAAGAGCATTTATCGCAAGATAGTCAACCAATTGTGTATAATTTTTTATAGAAGCCCAAACTGAAGTGTGGTCCTCTATCCATAAATCATTAATAAACGCCGTATTATATCCTGCATATGATCCATATATATACCCCAACCATGAAGCATTTCCAACTTCAAACTTATAACCACTACTAATCTCCACAGTAGTACCTATAACAAGCTTGGGAAGGTGGTAGCTATAAGAAGATGTATTCGCGGTTAAATTTACCATTGGTCCGCCGGCGCTATTTAAATATAAAGAGCCATATTGCGTCGCAACTGATTGAAGAATTGCTGCATATCCACTGAAATCACTCGCCCATACATGAAGAGATCCGGCACCAATCACTGAAGATTCTACTAATGCTATTCTATCAGTAATTCCAATAGTAAATGCAGAGCCATCAATAGATCCGGTCCCTCCAGTACCAGCATCATGAGGAACTGCAAAATGATCTGTATACAATCCGTCTATCCAGTTTATTTCTCCACCAAATATTTTATTACCTGATATCGAATTGTCCAGTATTTCTCTTTGTACGAACGTATTCATAACTACTCCTAATTTTGACCTTGCCGCAATATAAGAGTCAAATTATTGAGTGTGATAACTCCAGACTCAGACCAGTCTCTTCTATTAAATCTTATATCTGAATTAGAACCATACCCTCCAACCGTTCCAGAAAGTGCAGTTACTTGTCCTGGAATTGCAGGGTTTTCTCCATCAATAGAAAATTCAGCAACTCTTCCACTCGTAATAACAGATGCTTTTAATGAATAACTGCCATCTAAAGCTTTGAATCTATATTGGGCATCAGAGCCAATAGATTCAAGTTCGTCAAATGGCATTTCTGCCAATGTGATACCAGAATCATCTTTGAAAACAATTAATTTAGGTGAAGATCCATGCTCCAAAGATATTTTTATTATCTCAAGCATCTCCGTTCTTATATCGATATAAACTTGCATATTAAAAGTCCTTTATTATAACTTTAATATACTATACGAGTTTCATAGAAGCACTTGGAAAATATTTACCAAATGTAGCACCAGGGACAATATAGGTAATCTCCAAAATATCAGATTCAAGATTGATTCCATTGAATCTCCTGAAATGATCAAAATCTACCCATCCCGGGAAAATCGCCTTATCAACAACAGAAACGTTCCTTGCTATTATATCATATTGATTAAGTACATCGCCAACATCATAAACAGTATCTATCGGTGAATCAAGATATGCTTTGTAATATTTCTGAGTGCTAAGATATAAATGAATGAATTTATGTGTCGGCCACGAAAAGTGTGCAAATCCTGCACGTACGTTTTCAGTTGTAATACCAATATAATCATTATATACAGTGCCATCTACGTCAGAGCGCGCATACACAGTCAGTCTGACCACACCACCTGCCTCATCAGCATTTGTAACACGATATACACCATTGTAATTGTTTTCAAGATTCTCAGTTCCGTATATTAATATTTCAGGATATTGCTCTCCGTCTGAGTTTGTCTGGAGGACATCAATGACGTGCTGAATAGCACCAGCCCCTTCAGGTATATATACATCAATATACCCAGGAGTAGATGTTGATAGATTTTCAGCATAAAAGTTTTTTATATAGAATCTATTATTTAATTTTACATAAAAAATGTCATTTATGTCAATAGAGGATGCACTTTCAAGCTCTATTATTCCATTAGACCTATCGATAATATTTTTTATTTTTACCTCAGTTTTTCCTTCAACAAAAAATCTTCCGCCAGGCTGAATAAAATTATGCAATTCTTCATTATCAGGAATTTCTAAAGTAACATCATTTGTATCAATATTTATTACTTTGTACCCATAAGACTCATACAAACCAAGAACATCTGATCGTTCCGGCGCAACTGGTAATCCATAATAAACATTCAATGCTCTTTCATAATCCTGTCTATTACTGGAATTTTGTAATGATAATAATAGAGAGTTTATTCCGGCTTTTCCGGATATATTCGTGTAATTATAATCCTGCCATCTTGGCACGTTAACTACTGTACCATACATTTCAAAAAGCATATGTTCAATTGCAGATGCTTTTGGGCAATATAAATAGGTATCAGGGGTAGCCTGCCCATTAGTAAATATATCATTGAAAAATTCTACAGTATTATTATAGAATCGATAATCTTGTCCATCAAAAAAAGGCACACCTAACTTTTGATCAAGAAAATTTTGAAGAGAAGGTAATGCATCAATATGTGAAAGAATATCATATGTTCTTCCAGTTGTAAAATATATTGTAAATGACTCATTTCCTATATAAGATAAATCACCTTGAACTTCAATCATATAATTAAACAACGATAACGAATCAACCCACTCCCCATATGTTAAATCGCCAACATCCCCATCAAATTCCGAATATCCTTCAAACCATTTCCACCTTTTACCATCAGGAGGATAATATCTTCCTTCATTTTCTTCACGGTAGATATAATTAGGAAGATTTTTAAATTCAACAGCATCATCGAGCATCGTGCCCGATTCTATCATCATTGGAAATGTATCTTTGTTTTTAGGAGACCTATTTGTCACTACTGCCCATGCAGTAGGTGTTGCATTAACTATTGCCAATATGTCATCAATAGATTCAGCAGCAATCCTGTCAACTTCTATAAGAAGACTGTTTGCTGCCCATGTTGCACTCGTGCCGCCACCATCATTATCAGTAACCAGAATTTCATATTCAGACACATCCTCAGTATAATCTTTTGCAGTAATTCCAATACGACCAACTGTGTCATCAAATTCAAAATGAACAGTTTCATTTATTTCTGCAAATGATGGTCTATCATATTTTTCTTCTGATGATAAAAGGTTATTAACCTTAAAATAACGATCTGCAATATCTTCTCTTTTAACTTGTACAATGACATAAGTATTAATAGCTATATTTCGCAATCTGTAATAATCAACTGCAGAAATTTTAAATATATCACGATAAATAGGTTTTGTTTCAGAATCATATTCAGGTTCAATAAGTTTTACTTCAATTGGTCGCACTGTATAGTTCGGTGGTTTAATTGTAGGATCTAAATCAATTGGTTTTGAATGAAGCGGGCCAATAAGAATATCATAAAAATCTTCAAGCACACATGTCCATGCGTTTTCTGGAGCAGTTGTGCCAAGAAATCTTCTTGCTCTTTTTATTAAATCTGCGCCAGCCTGTGTTAATCCATTCCAAAAAGCCTCAAAAGATTCTCTATCAGAAGTTGAAAGGTAATTCCAGAATGTAGATAAATATTCCCAGAATGTTCTACCAGTTGTTTCTTCTTCTGCACATATAATATGAGTTCTTCTCGGTTCTATATCAGGATTTGGAACAGGTACAAAAAAATAAAATGCACCAATACCATACCTTTCTTCGCCACCTATCCCTGTTGGGTATCCATTTGCTGATTGAAATGAATCTCCACGCCCGGGATTTATAAAACCAAAATCTTCATATACAAAATTAAATTTATTGTATTCACTAGCATAAAATGGTCCAGGCACATTATTAGGAGCATCGGATTCAAATGAACAATTAACAAGTACTGAATTTGATAAATCAGAAGCAGGCCTATTTGTTTCAAGATTATTTATTGTAATGGTCATTATGACGGACTCACATCTTTTAAAAGATTTGCCTTAATTGAACCATCATTAAGTGATAAAGGGTTATTAGAACTAGAACCGAAATCAACTTCATTTGCCCACACTGAATATCCATAATATTTACTGATACAATTTTGGTGTGTGGAAAAATTTACATTTCCATTACGACAATAAATCATACAATTCTTCATTGCTATTGCCGGCCCAGAACTACTTAATATTACGTCTGTCATTTTTACGGCAACAGGGCCTGGATTGTTTTGCAACAACCCAAAGCCCTCCACCGATAAATTATTTATATAATTATCAGATTCATTCTTTATGAATGTGAAAGAGGCCGAATCAATATCCCGGGTCTCTATTAACCAGATACCATGTTGAGTAAAGCTCCACGGCCTGACAGTAACTATACCTGGTACGGTATTTTTTATATTAATCAAATATGCTCTTGTGACAAGATTGGCCACACCTTTTGTATTTATTATATCTCCGAATGTCGGTGAAATATTACATGGATCCCCATCAGTGGGATCAAAATAATTAACAAATTGCTCATAGTTAAATGGATCGCCCTCCGATCCATCTCCCAATCCTACACGACTTAAATCGCAATAGTAATTGCCCGGTACAAACGGGTCCCCCTCATCCTTATAATAAGGAGATTGTCCATAATCATAGTTATTGCCGTATTGGGCCATTATTCCTCTGATTCTATTTTTTCTGTTTTATTTTCTTCAATAAAATCCCAGAATATTTCTTCTCGATTTCCATCCCATTGATCTTTGGGGAGGTGTTTTCTTTTAACAGGTATAACTGCACTGAAATCAGGTTCAACTTCCTTATCACCAATATTTTTCATTTCTTCATTAAGTTGCTTGAAGCGTTTATCAAATTCTGGATTTTCGCCACGCACGAGACCTATATATTGCTCTTCAGTAAGAATTAATCTGCCATTGTCATCACGGTTATATTTTCGTGCAATAACCGCTTTTCCATTTTCGTCCTTTTGACAATGTTCAACCTTAAGAGCAACAATTTCTTCATTCAAAGCTGTTTGCTCTTCACTGTAGCCTTCTACAATGGATTTAATTGCTTTTTTAACCGCAATACACATACGATTAAATTCCCAGACTGTTTTTTTTATACCTTGTAATGAAACAATTTCATTAAACAGCCTAATAACCTCATTGGTTCTCAACAAAACCTCCTTTATTTTATTGGTTAAACAATTTATTTGTTATGTATTTTATATAATTCTTGAGGCGTCATATCAATATACTTATCATATGAATCTTTATGTTTATTTTTCATTTTTAACAAATCGATTGCTTTTAATTTATGGGCCTTTGATACATTTGGATTTTTTAATATTTTAATTAATTTTTCCTCTGTATATGTTTTATCCACATTATACTCCTATTTTTATGGTATTATCAGTTGTATCATGCCAGAGCTCATCAGTTGCCGCTCCAGCTCCGCCTTGTGTTGTTCCTGATTTCAAATAATAGGCAAATAAACCACCATCATTTGCAATTCTTATTCTTTCTGCTGAACCGCCTACACCACTTTTATGCGTCCAAAAACCAATTCTTCCAGGAACATCATCGCTTCCCGAGGTACCATCAACCTGTCCAATAATATTAGCAGCATCATTATTAAAATCACTACCATCATTTCCAATAAATCTGATATTTCCTAAAAATTCGTTATCGGCAACAATTGAATTACTATGTATTATTGCTGTGGCGCTTTTTCTAAAATCAAGCATTGGACAATGATTATTGGATTCACTAAAACAAGATAATGCCAACCCACCATGCCCTGATGCTTTTGTTATTTCCATCATATGTGAATATCCAAGTGGATCTGGGGTTGGTGTTCCAACCCCTATTCTACCAGTATCCATATCCATGGTTAAAATATATGGAATATTATAAGATAAATAGCTTGACTGATCATCATTTAAAGAATGAAAGGCAATGACGCCACCACCATTTCCAAGCATTGCAATTTTATTATCAGATCCGGCAGTTCGATCGCACATGACTAAACCGTTTGCTGGTATAGTCCCACCATCAAGCGCTCTCTCACCTTCAAGAACTAAAAATGCCATTTCTGCTTCATCATCACTTACTATGTGTAATCCATGTCCATATGCTGCTAAATCACCATTAGCACTCCCAATATTATTAAGTGGATTTGCTGTCATAACTCCGATATAGCCACTTTGTTTAATATAAAGTGGATTATTATCATTTGGATAAAAAGCGGTAGCAACAGATTCAACCGTTTCATATAATGTAGTTCCAATTTCATGAGTAATTATTGGACTTGATGCAGGCGCATCCTTATAAACAGTTTTTCCAAAAGTATCCCAAGATGCTCCATTATAACCTTCAACAATAATTTGACCAATAAAATCACCACTGGAATAAGCTCCACCACCTCTTGATTTACGAATTCTTAAAGATGAACATGAATTATCAGAGGTATTATTTAACATATCAAAAATAGAATTTGTATCATCCCATGCTAATTTTGTTGAATCGGTAACCGCAGAACCAGATTCGAATAAAACTCTTCCAGTATTATAACTTCCTGGGGTATCAGATAATGCAAGAAATGTTGTGGCGCCGGCGTTATCATCAACATATCCTTGAGTTACAAATTTATCATTGTCAGCAGAACCAGTTGTTACTGAAATGATTCCATCAAGTAGCCCAAGCTCGCTTGTTGTAATAGCAGAGCTCTCAATTATTGCTCCGCCAGAACTAATCATTACCCTATCATTATTTAATGCAGTACTGCTGTTTGTCCCTCCTTGGGCAACTGGAACAACCGATATAAAATTAATACCATCAGGAACGCCATTAACAGCCAAAATTTTATTTGCACTTCCAGTATAATTAATCGGAGTATCAGATAGTTCTATAAATTCATCCAATCCAGATGCGACATCGTCAACATACCCTTGTGTTACCAATTTATCATTATTTGATATTCCGGTTGAAACAGAGACCATATTATCAAGCAACGCTAATTCAGATGTTGTAATTACACTTTCAACAATAGAGCCGCCATTACTAATCATAACCCTTCCATTATTTAAAGCAACATCACTATTTGTTCCTCCAAGATTAATAGGAAGTTTTGCAACTGTTTGAAGTGAACCTGTCGCTAGATTGGTAACAACACCTTCCGTGGTAAGACTCAATATTTGAGCATCTCCAGCGGCACCAATCTCTATACCAGCAACACCAATCGGGCTGTATATTTTATTATGCTGATGCCCTGATACTTCTTTTCCAACGGTGATTGCGTCACCAACAACTGTATCAATAAGGTCTTCCCACGCGCTTGATTCACGCGGGGCCCATGGTTTTGGCGTATCTAAATAATTAAGGTCGAAACCTTTATAGTCTGCCATACAAAGCTCCTTGTTGGCTTATAACTTTTGCACGTTTAGGTTTACAATCCTAAAGAAATCGATTGTCCTTATTGCAAGCTCATCGGTAAATGTACCCATTTCTTGATCCCATTCATTATTCCATTTGGTATATGAAATTTCGATAGGCTCCTGAACATTATTAACCAACTCTTCATTATAGAGATAACTAATAAAATTACGTATCGAAAATACACCATCAATATTATCATCAACATACTTTCTTATCTCAGTTATCAACTGGTCATCATTAATATCACCAGTATAGAAAATAGTAAAACTTAAATCACATGGAATTTTATGTTTAACAAGAACGTCTCCATATATCTTTTGATAAATAGAACCTTCAAAGAAATCTTGAATACGCTCAATTTCAGGGTATGTTCTATATTCAACGGTGATTACGTCTGCATCTGATTCATTAAGAACAATGTGCTTTTTTTCTTTTGAAGAGTTAATCATAATAGGGTCAGGATTTATTATTGTATACTCTGTTTCAGCAAGAGCTTCTGTATCACTGACAGTTGTTCCAATTGTTATTGATACTATCTCTACTACAGGCATTTTACAATCATTTTCAAGACTCATCTCAAAATAAGTATCAATAGGTTGCTTAACAATAGTTGTAGTAACAATTTCATATTCTTCCGAATTGTTTAAGGTTGCCAAATGAATATCAGCTTTATTATTTGCATGATATGATGCAATATTAGCACTTTCAACTTTTATATAATCAATACGAAGCAATGAGTGAATATCATCTCTAACATCCCCATTGTAACGTATCGAACCTTTAGATTTTCCAGTAGTAATAATCATGATAAAAATATTTTTACCGTATTTGCTATCAACGAGATATCTATCGAGATTAGCAATATTGTGACGCAAAAGGCCATTTGCAATACTTTTTGAACTATCAGGATTTGATATCCCATTGGCTTCAGACCAACCGCCCCTCGTTAATTCAGATGACCCGGACGCCGCTGTTTGGACCTCTTTGTCCCATATAAAAGCCTGGTATCCATCAGCGCTTGAGCCGCTTATAGCGCTTCTACCATACGCTCTTAGGAAAATAAAAGCCGGACTTTCAATACCATCCATATTAATTGCATAAAGAGCCATACCGGCAGATGGATTCATATCAAATGCTTTGAGATTATTGACACGCCATACATATTCAGGAACAAGTGTTTCAGTATCAAGGGTCACTTTCATTGTTGTCCCATATCTATTATTATATGGAGAAAGTAATCCGTTTCTATCCGGATCAGAAAATATCCCAAGAACCTTACGTGGAAGTTCAAAATGCAGCTCGTTTTCCTTTTCATCCGGATCTGATGGCTGTTGTTCACTTGTTTTATAAAGATAAAGTGATACACGAAGATCATCGTATATAATAAATTCAAATTCGTATTCGATACCTGGCTGGATTCTAAATTCTTTCTCAGCAAGTGCTCCTATATCTGAAACAGAAATATGATCACTTATATCGAAGTCTGTTGCATATACTTGTGCTGTACCATATTTCTCATTATGGGCAAAATAAATAACAGCATTAGGGGTATCAATATCACCATCATCGTAAATATCGACCATTCTAACACCAAACCCGACACCGGTATATCCATCAACCAGATTGGCATCATTTATACCACCAACCATAATCTGTAAATTGCTGTTTAATATATCAGATTCAGGATCGTCTCCAGGATCAGGATAAATAAATGAACCAGTAAGTTTAACCCCCGTTCTCTTAAGGATATCTCTTCCTAATGATATAGATTCATACGCGCCCCCGGCGAGACGTATTTCATTACTGTACATATTGATTACATTGATATTTTGCGCATCATCTGAAAGACGCCCAAAGTTACCAGGCTTCATTCCATGAGCACCAAACCTCCATTCATCTGAATTTGGAAGTACAGATTCAAACCCTATATTTTCATCATCAATGTTATATAAATCGTTTGTAGATACTTCCATAAGTCGTTTATAATCATTAAAAAATAGACCTTTATACATATCATCAGTGCATTCCTGGTCTAAAGGAAATCCGAGGAATGCCGGATCGCTCAATCTTGGATCTGTTTGGTCTGGATTAAAAGCTGATGATGATTGCTCAATTGTGAGTGGGTATCTATAATCTGATACCGCTGAATGTGGGCCCCAATACCTATCAGATTGAAGGCTTCCAACATTAGGTGGAAATATTCCATACCATCCAATGTGTTTAACTATATTCTCACCATTCAGCTTCCCAAGATAATCAGCTTTTTTAAAAGGGATTGATAGATCCACACCGGTAATAAGATCGCGCTGCATATACCGGTCGCCTGAACCTGCAATATACATTGCATTAATAACCGGAAAGAATTCTGGAAGAAGCACAATCATACTTTTCTTATTCATCATACTGCGATCGTTTATAGCATATACTAAACGATTAAAATATTCTTCATTAGTTTCATACTTTGAGCCACGAATTATATTTTCTGGATTAGTTACAGAATGGTAAGTGAATTCTATATTAATAAGCTGTGTTATTTCATTGGCGTCAGTATTGTATTCGTCACCTTTTGAAACGGCAATAATTGGTATATTGATATAATACAATGCTATCCTGTTTGTTGAATTTAAAAAAGAACTTCCTGATATTTTTCCTGGCTGTGTTGGCCTGTATTGTAAACCGGAATTCGATACAAAACGTGCTATTGTTGATATTTCTATATTCTTTTTTTCATTGAAATAAATTCTTGCCAACCCTGTTGAAAAGTCTCCTTCTATTCTACCAAGAAAAAATTTATTACCAAAGATGTTTAATTCCGCATCAGTCATTGTTTCCCATAAAGAGATGTTATTAATCCTTCTTTGTTCGGAAAGAGCATTATAAAAATCAGATAAAACCAGCCCTGCAGGCTTGACTGCAAGGTCATCAATAACAGTCCCTCTCTGGCCTCTTGAATTTGAATACTCAGACCATTTTTTTCTCAAAAAAGCCCAAAAATCAAACATACTTTAAGTCCTTTTGATAATAGGTAAGTTGAACACTAAATTTTGATAAAGTTCAACTTCTACAGGATGCACTTGTATCTGCGCAAATACAACGTCATTAATTATTTCCAGATTTATAAGTTCAGCGCTATCAATTTTTTCGGTATCAGGAATACCTTCAGGCTCATCATTTTTCATTGATTCAATGGTCTTATCGATTGAAACAGATATTCCTCCTGCTATACTTTGTGGATCATTTAATACCTGTGGCCTATTGATATATTTTTCCGCATCCCCAGCATATTCATCTATAACAAGTCTTTCACCAAATAAATATCTTTTTGTTTTGGTTAGAAATGTTATCTCAAAACGATTAAGTAATGCACGATTTCCATCAATCCCTTGAGGATTGTCACCTATGGCAATTTCAAATTGCTCTCTTAAATCTGTAATGAAATCAATGTCCATAATATTAAAATAGTAATAAAACCCTTATAACGCTATTGATTAATCTATGCTTCCAAAAGTATCCGGAGGTAATTCATTAAAATCTTTTTGCGTAAATTCAGCATTCATATCCCAATTATCTATATATGATCGCGCACCAATTAACCTTCCTTCATTTTCCTCTATAGTTGCTATGAAATTTAAATCTATTTCCGATGGAGGAATACAGGCATTTGCAAGAGCCGCAGCTTCTGCAGCTTCAGCATTATTATAAAGATCAGGGTAGGCCGCACGACAATTTGCGTATGTTGGCATAGTATCATCAAGGCCACCCTTTATTATAGATGTTACAATATCTGCAGTCACTGCTGCAATACTCATTCCAGTTGCGAAATTTTCAAGTAATCCTGCATTTGCAAGAATTCGTGAAAGGTTTCCAGCTTCCGATGACATATATGGAGTATATGAATTTAAAGTATTTAATACTACTGAATTGTGATTAAGTAAAACTTTAAATGTATTATTTAAACTTTTAAGTATATTTGCTATTTCTCTTCTGTCATCTTCATCATTAGAAATAGCTAATGGTGGAACTTTTGCAAGAACTGTTATTGCATCTGCTATCATTTGTATATATGGGCTTATTTTACTATCTGTTGGCGATACCGCCCACACACCAACCTCTCCATCCCAATCAGGAATTTGTTCGAGAGCTTTATAAAATTTTTCAAAATCGTCATTAGCAAATTGTAAAACATCATCAGAATTAATCAAATCAGCCAAACTTTGAGTTATTGTTCCATCAAGTAACGCATCTGCTGATGATAATAATCCATATCCTGTCGATACTGTTGTTGCTAATTCTGTTGAACTTATTTTTGCAGACGGGGTTTCATATCTAGCCACATTCTCAGAAAAATCTTCTTCTGCAACTTCCATTAGTGATTGTGCCGTCTCAATTGATTTAATTGCTGCAGACGCCGAGGCATTTGATGTCTTTCTTAACATATCAATAATTTCATTGATAAGATTTGTAATCAAATTTCTTATATCGTAGATTGCATTACAAAGAGCCTGGCTCCTAATATAAGCAGAATATGCATCTTTTAAATTTTCAACAAATGCTGCAAGATTATTTCCTAAATTATTTATATCATTTGAAAATTCAGCAGCAATTCCGCCAATTGCGTTAAAATATGTGCTTTTATCTATCGCAGCTTGTGCTGTTGCTTCTAATTCTGCAGCGTGTAATTTTTCTTTATACTCTGTATCAAGAACATTTCTTTTTATCGCATATTCATGTCGCAATTTTTCTTCTTCAAGAGCATTTTTTAGACTTTCACTATTTTTACTTATTAATGCAGATTGATTACTATACCATAAAGAAAGTTCTTTTCTACTTTTTTTATAATTACTATCTATTTTTTCTTTTAATTCTTTGTACCGTTTGTCGCGATTTTGTTCAACTTTTTTTGTTATTTGAAATTTTGTATCAACAATAGAATCCGGCTTTGTGATACTTATTGCCTGTTCAAGATTAAATTGCATCTGACGATATTTTGTTTCATTAAAAACAGCATTTCTTGCTCCACTTTCTTCTGATGGATCGCCCTCAAGCTCGGTTATAATATCAATAGAAAGAAATATTGCTTCCTGAATATATGGAAGTGCCGTTTTTAATTGTTCATAATACCGTGAACCTCCAATACCTTGCGTCCATTTAAGTATGATATATAATATTGTACGCATGTTACGTCTTGCCTCTCGTAGCAACTTCCTTTCTTCATTAGCCGCCTTAACCGCTTCTTTATGAGGAATTGCCACGAGAGAAAATATTGCTGTAGGATTTGCTAAAAGGATTTTCAATATCGATGAAAGAATAGATTCAAGTAATGTACTTGCCATTCCTGAAACAGAACCAAGCATTGATTTGGCAATAGATCCAGCTGCTGATGATATTGCTGAAATTGTTTCTGCCGACATTACATCAAGTAAATTAACAATTCCATATTTCAACTTGGCTTTATTTTCTAATAACGATTTAAGTTTCTGCGAAATTTCTCTCACACGCTTAATAATCTTGACAATAGAAATTTGCGTTTTGAGTATTGTTTCGCATGCTTGTTTTTGAGGGGGCATTATTTTTTTTCCTTATCATTCTTTTTATACGTTGCCGCGATAGTATTAATCCTCATTATGACAGTCTGGGGCCGAAAAGCGCACCACCAATACCACCTACAATACCACCTGATATTATCCGCCTCGGAAGGTATTCCCAGTATCTCGCTCTTGCTTTTTCCTTTTCCGTCTCGACACGATTCTTGTAATCTTCAACACTCTCCAGACTTCTTCTTCTACTCACCTTGTGCTTATAAGGAAAGGCAGAGCCAACCGCACCAATAACACCACCCACTGCAGCTCTGGTTAAAACAGGATGCTCTATTGCTGCATGGGTCATCATGGCAACGCCGTCACCTATCATCTTTGAAAGTTTGGCAGCAATTGCCGATTTTGATGACAATTTAATTATCTCACTATAAAAAGAACTATTATAGGATGATTCCTTTTGCATTCCCTCTTCCTTAAAAATATCAAGGAATTTATCAAGAAGTTCCTGTTTATTTTTACTTAGATTTTCTAAGTATTGATCGGCAGATGTGTCAGACTTTTTCCTGAAAACTTTTTGTATAATATTTTTGGGAATTGTCGTTTGGTATTTTATTACATCAACTTTCCTTTCATCGCTTGGGAGGTTTTCATGAGATTTGTATCTAATTCCCCTACCGATAACCTGCTCGATCCTTGATTGGTTCCAGTGCGGCTCAACTATCTGAATAGAACGGGTCTCTTTTAGGTCAAGACCCTCTGAGCCTGCTCCGCTTACCAGAATTGCCTTTACCTCACCTTTATTGTATTTATCAACAGATTCCTTTTTCTTCTTGTCATTTAACTGGCCGGTAAAACGGGCGTATGGTATACCACGCCTCTCCATCTCCTCTGCAATAATATCAACACCAGCGCCAATATAATTTGAGTACACAATACCTTTATGCTTCTTATTCTTTTTTACCTTTTCTTCAAAATCATCAACAACAGCTTTAAGTTTTGGTGAAATCATTTCTTTACCACCATACGGCCTCGTAGTATTGGATACCTGCCTTGCCGCAGTCATAAATGCATTTAATTCTTTCAGCTCTTTCTTTGATAAAGGCATGTTCATACGAATTTTTAACGCAACGACAGGATTGGCCCTTTTGGTAATATATTGATAATATTTAACTTGCTCTGGTGATGCCTCAACTCCCTTCACCTCATCGATACGATCTGGATAGTTTTCTTCACCGGGCTTATAATAATGAACCTTTCCCTTAATAGCTCCTTTAATCTCATCAACGTGCCTGGGGTAAAATTCGACACCCGGCTTCATACCCATCAAATACTTTAATGGTGATAAGCCAATCACCTTCTCTCCAACAAATTTTGTATTAAACATATATGGGTCAAGAGGTATATTCCTCGCTTCTGGAGTCAACGTTCTTATAATTGGCGCAAGCTCATACGGATGGTTCGTCGCAGGGGTTCCGGTTAAAAGTATCCTTTTCGGGTATGATAGTGCAGACCCAACAACTGCCTGCGAAGTCATTGTATCATGCCTACCAATGCGCTGAGGCTCATCGAATACAACAGCTTTTGCTCCTGGAGTTGGGCCCTCTTTTATGAACTTATTATAAGAAACAACATTCCTCTTCGCACCCCCAGGTGTAGTAAATTTATCAAGCTCCTTTTTATAATTCTCTCTGAGAGATGCAGGCACAACAACATCAACAGAGCCACCATCTTCAGTTCCGGCAATTGATGTTATTGTCTTTCCTGAACCCAAATGGTGGAGTAGAAGAAGAGCATTTTCTTTATCAAGCTTTTTTAAAGCTTCAGACTGGTGCTGCAATAACTCGCCTTTAAACTTCGATAATTTTTCAATTTCAGATATAAAAGCTTGTTTATAAATACTATAATTCATAATTTATTCTTTCTTACAATTTTTTAGTTTTTTGAAAAATAGGATTTTGCACCCAATCCAGCTAAACCAATACCGCCAGCCGTCGCAACACCCCTTGCAACAGATGGAATACCTGTTCTTTCCAGATTTTTTCTGGCAAGACCCGTATGATATGCATAACTAATATCACCCGGGCTTCCCATAGCAAATTGCGGCCTTCTCATTCCTGCTTTCGGAGTAATCGCTGCTTTTGCCGCGGCACTATGCATTTGATATCTTTTGAACCGTTCTGCCTTGGCACCTATTGATGTAGGAAGCCTTTTGATTTTTCGACCAATGGTTCCAATTATTTTACGCCCATGTCGTTTAACAATATTACCGAAACCTGATTGGGCAATTTTCTCTATCTCATCTTCAAAAGCAGCCATATAAACATCATAATAAACATTGTTCATAATCCATACCTCACCGATAGGATTTAATTTTTTCTGATAATCGTTTTTTAGCCCTATGCACCCACATTTCATTTTGATTAAGTTTTTGTGCTATTTCTTTATTATTCAATATTGGTTTACCACCAAAGCCGAATGTATGTTCGAATATAACCTTATCAGGACCAGACAGCTCATGGTACATATAATCCGCCAATGCCTTGTCAGGGTGCTCTGTAGTAACAATGTTGCCATAATAATCAAATGACGCCTTTGACGCTGTTGCCTCACCACCAAGCTCATGCTCCATACGAGCAACTTCTTTTCTACTCCATCCAATTTCATCTGCCATTTCAGATGTACTTGGCTCCCTCCCAAGGCGATCCTCAAGATTGTCGCGTACAATAGTAAATGTTGATCTCTTAAGAGCGCGATTCTCAGGAATATGCCCGGACTGAAGTGACTCAGATGCTACGCGCTGAACTTTCTTCAGATTGTTCCATACATGTGTAGTGGGTTGGGTACCCATATTAGGATTGTAACTCTTAAAGGATTTTATTAATTGAGTAGTTGCCTCGGCGCGCAATGTTGCAGGAGGAACACCAACAGTTCTGTATTGGTTAACAACTTTATTAACAACCGGCTGATAACGAACAATCAAATCAGCAAATAGTTGCGGATCTTTTGTCTTTTGCCATTGCAATATATTTTCTTGATCAGTTGGCATAATCACCTTTAATTAACTGTTTACATATTATTTACAGCATTTTGTATACTTTTGATAAGTGACTGGTCAATTGAGCTTATCATCTCTTTTTTTACGGCTTTTTGCCTAGCTAAATTAGACATTATTTTTTTTGTTATCCACTCTGCAGGCACATCTTTTTTAAGAACATACGAACGTTTCATGTGTTTGGGTAAGCTCGCCCCAATCATCAACGCCGCTTTGTTCGCAGGATCAGTTTCTAAATATTCTTTTCTTAGATGTTTTGGTATATTAATTTTTAGCATTGCACCTTTCTTCCCATATTGCGATGCATACGCTGTTCCAACATGCGTTCTCCTTGCTATATAACTTCCAGCTTTTAAACCTTCTTTCATTTTCTTTGCAATACTTTTAAGAGTGTGTCCGTGATAATAAGCTGCTTTTTTTTCAATATTATTACCAAACTGTTTTAATATTTCAGGTGTTATCATTTATCACCTCCTAAATTAAGCTGTAGTTGGAACTTTCTCAGGTTTTTTTACTTTTCCTGGCATTTTAGTTTTAATTTTTTTCGGCATTTTCATAACATTATCAGCACCGGTGTTAATCTCTGATATTGATTCAGCAATTTTTTGAAAATTAATATTATTTCCAAACGATTGTAATACTTCTGAAATTATCATTTAAACCTCACTATTTCTTAATTTTCTTTACTACTTTAAGTATTTTTTTTGCCGTATCCTCGGCGATGTCAATATTAGATAATGCGAGGACTGGAACACCAATACCGATGCCTATATTACGAGCAATTCTATCAGCATCATCTTGTGTTTTATATGTAGCTAATGCAATATCTTTTATAACTTTTTCGCCTTTACCTTTTGCATATGGTGATTTTTCCCATGCTCTTACTTCTTCTTTATATTCAGGCTCAATGGTTGATCTATAAAGTTTTTCCCAGAATCCAAGCCCCTGTTTTTCTTTAAAAGATTCATGATGACCAAGCTCATGGCCAAGAACATACCGATTTATTTTTTTAGGAAGAACAACAACCGGACTTACTTTGCTTGGTGAATATACAGCATTATCTTCAACTGGTACGGTTAATCCTACAATAAACCTTCTAATAGGATTCATATTTTTGACAGCTTTTAACTGCTTCTCTGTTGAGACAACTGATATTTCAGGGTATTTTACAGCAATTTCTTCTCTTAACTTTTTCGCGCTCTGAGGATCTTTTTGAAATTCTTTTTTTGCTTCTGGGAATATTCTTTTTCTTTTTGCCTCAGCAATATCATCAGTGATATTACTTGCATGTGCAGCAGCACCAAGGCCAATAATAGCAGCTAGAACAATTCTAGTGGCAATACTTCTTCCACCTTTTATAAATGGATTTGTAGATAAAGCTCTTTTCTCAATCTCATCACCGAATGATTGTAAAACTTCAGATGTTAACATTTTTTTTTCTTCTAATAAACAGGTGTATATTGAGTTCCACTTACTCTTTGTAGAACTTTAGATGCATATATCTCAACAGCATTTCGACGCTCTTGAATAAAAGCGGTAATCGGCGTGTGTTCACGAATACTGCTAAACTGACCGGCTTCATACATTGTGCCGCCATTTTCCTCTTTCAAACCATCAATTTTTCCACTATTCCAATCAATAGTAGTTACACCATAATATCTATCATGAATATCATGGTCATTAAAAAGTATATCAATACCGAGTGACTCCCCCAGCGCAACATGATTCACATATTCATTAACACGATTGCCCTGGCTATCATTCACTTTATCTTTAACCGAAAGGCCGAGAATTCCTTGATAAAAGGCGTCTGCAGAACAAACATTTCTTTTTACATATTCAATACATGCAGAATAATTTTGAAGCAATTCGGGATTTGACCAGGAAAGCGCATTAAGAGCCTCATGGATTGTATTAAATATAAAATGTATTCGTTTTTTCTTATTTTTAGGATCCGAAGCCGTTCCTATCATGAAATGGCGCTTGTTATGGCGAAATACGTCACGATAGAATTTTGCTATTCGTGTTGGTTCATATTCCTGATCAATATATATCTGATTACGCTCCCCATTAGCAACATCCTGTGCAGTAAGACTCAAAAGATCTTTTGCATATACATATTCACTACCTGGATTAATTGCATCGAGATCATAATAATCTGAATTTAAAATGCGTTTTACAGGAGCCTGTGGGTCAGGAACATGATAACTTAGATTTTTATATTCTAATGTGTCCGGATCAATTTCAGCTTCAACAGGCACAGTTGCTTTCATATAAAGAGGGCTGCCATATTCGTTCATATCGGTAGGTTCATCTTCGAATCGAGCGTTATTCATAACAACTGATGTATTTGCTTCACCAGACTGTGGTGTGATATATATTGTGTGCTTTACCTGCTGAACCATTCCAATAATACTCTTCATAGACTCTCCACCATACCCCATATCATCAGCTACTACAACACCTGGAAAACCGCACATTATATACGGATTAAAAGCCATATCAATAGTTACAACGCGCCCAGCATATTTTCTATTCAAAAATTTAAGAAGAGCATGGTGTTTCAGTGCGTTTTTCGTTTTTTCAGTAATCTTTCTATGTCCTTTGAGTTTATTTCTTGCAGCCCGCTTTTCTTCAATTTTCTTTTTTGCAATTTTTAATTTATTTGTTACATTCTTTAATCCGGATGTATTAGGTGGCAGTGTTCCCTTTTCTTTTAAAGCACCAAGAGCATTATCTCTTTCAGTTTCAAGTTTTGCTATTTCCTGATCAATTCTGTCACGAGCCTTTTTATTTGCATTTCTATCCTTCACTACATTAATAGCGTCATTCATTGCAAGCTCATGAGAGACACTTCCAAATACAACATTGACCCCTTTATATCTTTCTTCGAGAGTAAGTGGCGGTTTTGTTCTACCATATCGATCTGTTCCTTTTGATTTTGTTGATTTAATATTTGCTGCGGCTTTTTTTGCATTATCTTCTTGAATGTTAAGTTTTTTTGCAGCATCTATTTGATTATTAAGATTATCTGTACCATCAACAGTTCCATTTGATTTAGTAGTGTCTTTCTTTTTTTTCTGGTCGGTCATTAAATTGAATAATGCATTTGGAACCTGTACACTTGGTGAGGCAAGCGCATCACCTCCAGGGGTTGAAAGAAGATGAACTTGATCAAAATAACCACGAGTAACATCTGCATCAATATCATATTGCCATTCAACGCGGTCATACATAGGTGGAAACATCATATTACAATTTGGAGGAGCTGTAAATTCAAGTGGTGGAAGCAGCATCGATTCATTAAGTATATATTTTCCACCAAATTCAGCTGAAGCCCTGTCAATCAAAAATTTTCTCACACCTGAATCAATCACATAATTCACTGCGTTATGAGGGGTTCCATCAGCCTTATTTCCAATAGGTATTAAAGAAGGCGTGCTGCATGAATATACCCGAGTGGAAAAAGCCCCTGCTAAACGCATTATTGCAGCCTCTAAACTAGAAAATCTTGAATTTCCCATCAGATGTGAGCCAATGTGAACACTCCCTCTTTGTCTACTCCAGAAATTATATCCTGATTTATTAACCGGGATAAGGAACCGTTTATCAACACGAATACGTTTATTGAGAAACGTTCCTACGGCTGTTCCACCAACAGCCTCCAACCACATACCGCGTATTATTGCATCAAGATAAAATCCACAATTTGCAACACCATTATCTGATGGTGTCGCACTGGCAAATTCTGCTGAGTAGGCATCCTGTCCATTCTGCTGGGTTTTATTCGCATTATTATCAGCATTTATTTTATCAATCTGTTCATCAAGAGTGCCTGTATTCTCTACAGGAGTTGTTTGCTGTTTAGTATTTTTTATTTTATTCGATCTCCTGCTATATCCGGCGCTCCCAGCAATAAGTCCAAGAGTATAACTAAGTGGCGCAAGGCCGGTCTTATCATACACTCTTATATCAGTTCCTTGTCTCTGCGTTTTACCTGGTATAACAAATGTCTGAAATATCCCCATCGAATTATAGAAATTGCGTGTTGTAAGTTTGTCAGCACCTTCCCATGCCAAAGCCGCCGGAGCGCGCCGTATGTCCATACGAAAATCACGGCAAACCAAACCTATACCTCTCCCTTCAGTAGCCTGGTCAGTTTTATAGAAACTTGAAAAAAAGCCGTCAAACATAAGTTGCCATTTCGGCTTCTCTTTACCTACAACCCATTCACGATAGAATATTTGCACAGCAGTCTTCGGTTTTAAATCGAGCAGCTCCTTATTAGAATAAACATTGATGTTCGCCTCCTGTCCATTCGGTGTACATACAATAGTAGCACCTTTGAAAGGAACAGCAACACCTTCCAGAAAGAGTTTGAATGAATAATTAAAACCTTTTTTCTCAGCCATATTATACGTTTTCTAATGGATTTCCTGTAGAATCAGATTCAACTATAAACCCATCAGGTATAGTCTCATCGAGTGCCGCTGTTTCAATTGAGCCGGCAAGAAATTCTCCGGACAGCCTCGCAGCATTTCTCATACCATTAAATTCGTCAACCTGTATATATCTACCAAGATTAGTAGAATAAATTGGCATAAGATTAATTCTTGCCCATGCTGACTTCCTGACCAAAACTGAAAATGTAAATGATTTACTTTGTTCCATATCACCGGTTGCGGTAGTTGAAATGCTAAGCATATATCCATCAATAATTCTGCCATCATATATCATTTTCATTTGCATATTATTTTCGACAGCGCGTCTTCCACGTAAATATTTCTCGTATGCAAGCATAAATTCCTGATAGTATGGATATTCTCTTGTATCGAGAAAGATTCCTGAGAAATTATAGATAGATGGCTTTTCACCAAAGAAAAATGCATTCCATCCATTTGAAAAGTTTTGATGAAGTTTGACAATCTCACCATGTGCTTCTTGCACATTAATAAGTGAGAAATTGTTAAATACACCATAATAATTATTTGGCGCCTTACCATCAAGTGAAAGAAGTGCAATTTTTCCACCAGGAATTGATGGCGGTGAAGACACATCGCCACTTACCGATTCAGCTTCGAGCTCTGTTATACTCATTGATAAATCAGTAAGATAATCATTGGTCTTGAGCGCATCATCTGAAACAAAACCCTGAGAGGTGGTATAAAGAATAATAGTTGCAACTGTTCCTTCATGCTCAGTTGTACCAACCGTATATGGCCTCACTTTACTATCGGTTGGTGATGCTAGAAACTCATTTGGTAAGCGTGGTGGCATAATATTACCTCTTTTACAAAGTCCACTTATTGTTCCAATAATTTAATATTGGAGGTTGCACACTGGTATATGATGTTCTATCTCGAGAAGTAGTGGGATATTCAACTCTCGTCTCTAAATCTTTCAATTTGAATTCAGCTTCAGTTAAACCCTTTGCGATATCAGCAGCCCTGTACTCTTTCTTTCCTTCTTTAATAAACCCATCATTAGTTTGCCTCAGCTGCGCCTCTCTTACTCTCCATTGCTTCAATTCCTCCCTCGCACCGGCTAAAGAATCTTCACCCCGTTTTGCCCAGACACCACTAACACCTTCTATCCAACCTGGCAATTCTCCAGATTCTATTTTTGCTTTAACAACATCAGGAGTCGTTTCGGTATAAGCAGATAACATGCTAAGCATTTCGCCACCACCACGCAATGGAGAAGTTGCTCTCTTTATCTGCGCCTTCGATAAATCACCAGCTACAAGCTGTGTTAAAAATTGTTTTTGTTTGTCCGTAACTTCGTAACCAAGCCGTTGTTCCAGAGTATCTATCATTCGATAAGCGCGGCCATCTCTTATTTTCAAAGCTTCAGCTTCCTGCTCCTGATTACGCTTGGTTCTCCATTCTTTAATTCTATCTTGCCACGTTCCTTCACCTTCTGTATTGAAATATGAAGTTACATTATGAGCAGGATTGTCAGTAAATATCGGAAGTATTCCTGCCATCTTTTTCTTAGCCGCCTCCCCGGGAGTCACACGGAGACGCTCGATTTCCTCAATTACTTCAAGCTGACGTTCTGGGGTATCCATTCGAAATCCAGGACCAAGAAATTTACGAAGAATAGCCTTTCTTTTTTTTGTTTCAGCTGTCTCCCTCATCTCACCGGTTTCACTACGAATACCTTTACGGGTAGTATAACCCATTTCCATCTTAAAACCAAGAGCACTATAACCAGCTTCACGCCTTGCTTTTCTGTAAGGCTCCATATCAACCTGCAGTTGATTAAATGTCGGGCCAACCAGCTCAGACCTCTCTCGCTCAACTTCTGCTTTTGCTCGCTTCGCTACCAAATCACCAGCAGTTCCAGCAGGAATTCCCTGTATCTTTCTTCCGCCAATATTAAACTGCATTTGTGCATCGCCAGTTGCTCTGTATATCTGTTTTGCATTAAGCAGCATATCGTTTATACGCTTTCGAGATTCTATCGGCAATCTTGCAGAAATCCTATCCCATTCTGTTGTAGAATCTTCATACTGCTTACTAACGCTACGCCTATATTGATTCATAGTTGATAAAAGCGCATTTATAGTACCAATCGGTTGAGATTTCAATTGGCCATATAACTCCGAACCTGGAGCTGCTCCAAGTACACGGGTGATTTTGTCATTTTTATAAATATCACCTGCAGTTCCCGAATATAATGCGGTACCAAGTTGCTGATATGCATATGCAACCTCAGTCGGGTCTTTTGTTCGCATTAATGTTCCAAAATCAACACCAACCTTAACCTGTTTTACGTTTCTCAATCTCTGTACGGCGCCTGGAGACATCTGCGCTAGCCTATCTATCCCAGCCTGACTCGCACTTATTCCAACAGAATACATATTCCTTACAGCAGTTGCAGGATCCGCATACGTTGCACGGTTTACGCCGCCATACTCGTCATATATACCGGTCACCTGCAATGCCTTCTCCATCATTCCACTGGCGCCTTTCTTAATATCTAACAACATATTTCCCATACCGGTCATTGCCCTACCTGACTGGTATACAACATCCTCGCCAAATCTGTTAAAAAATCCACCAACAGCTGCATTTGCCCCTGCAATAGAACTTCCAATAGGCCCAAGTGGTCTCTGAATTTGCGATTGATTTAATGTTGCCCGAGCAGCTTGCATACCGGCAAATTGTTCACCAAGACCTTTTGGCCTCAATAGTGACTCATACATTAAACGCTGCTCACGCTGATTATTTGTGAACTGTCCAGCAAATACCCATGCCTTAGCGTTTACATCTCCATACCTGCCACTCCCCCACGCCTGGAACACTCTATTAACCATTTGAGTGCGGCCGACATCTGACATCTGATTGAGCATATCTTCTTTATACCGCTCAAACTGTACACGCCCCGATATTCCCATGGCATATCCACGCTGACTCGCACCAACAACCATTTCATATGCACCGACTTTACCGGACATGAGACGATTCATTCTATCTTCATCTACAGTACCATCTGGCCTCATTGCATAAGCAACTGCCTTTGTGCCCATACCTGAAGAAAGAACATTCATCTGGGCCCGGGCAATTGCACCTCCGGCGGCAGCGACACCACCTGCTCTCTGTACTGCATATGCTCCTGCTGGATCAGAACGCGCAATAAATGATGCTTGTGCAGCACCAGTCTGGTACATTGATGCTCCGACATTAGCAGCCCATGGTGTTCCCTGAACAGCTCTGGCACCTGCTGCTCCTATCTGCATCATGTTCTGCGCCCCGAGGCCGGTTATTCCACCGAAAGCTTTTGCCTGGCGAATCTGATGCCTTACCTGTCGCATACCACCAAAACCGGTTTGCTGAAGCTCTTTAATAACAGACATTCCGCCTTCAATAGTGGTCTGCATCAGCTTAACCACTTCTTCAGTAGTTTCCCGCAATTCTTCAAAATTACGCTCATACTGACGAAGTGTTCCTGACGCTCGGCCACCCCTGGCAGATATCATATTATTTGACAGGGCTATTTTATGTATCTTCGATTGCTGTTCAGTATTAAAAAATCCACCCTGATACATATTCCTCTGCATTCGGCCGGCAAGGTTCGTTGCCTGATTATATGACAATCCACCTCTGAATCCAAGTTGGTCACGATATTGCTCAATATCGGCGGCCATTGAATGCATAAATTGCTGCCTCTGCATAGCGTTATTAATTCCACGCATTGGCATATATAACGCCGCCGCACCCAATGCTGCAGGAAATGCAATTCCGCCAAGCATTCCCATACCGGCCATGCCTGCTATTCCGGCTCCGGCCTCCCAGGCACCAATATCCATTGCTGTTTTAGCAATAGCAGTACCAACCCCCATCCTTCGTAATTCTGCCTGTCTTTGATAATGTCGCGGATCCTGACCGCCGGGAACGCCATATTGGAATCGCGGGTCCATTGCAACATGGCGCTGCATAGCGAGCGTCATTGATGTAGGTTGAACAGTTCCCTGTTGGTATTGTGAAATCATTTGTTGACGAATCATATCATTATATCTGATACGATTGTCGAATGCGGCAAACGGGTCTATATGACCCGGGCGGGCATAATTGACAGGCCCGTATCCGAATTCAGGAGGAGGCATGTATCGCACCTCAATTTCTAAAGTGGAATACTGTTATAATTACAATATAACTTAAAAACACCATTCTTTCAATCGGCATATAGTTATAATATGGAATTATATGGTATAATTATTATAAATTAAGTGGTAATTATTACTTTCAAAAGGAGGATTTTATGAATATCCAAAAACTTTTTATCGGATTGGTATTCGTATCATTATGCTCCGCTCAAATTAACATAAGCGGTACCGTGGTAGATGAAAATGAAAACCCGGTTGTTTTGACAGTCGTGTCACTGTCAAATCATAGAATAGATGATACAACAGACCAAAATGGTAATTTCTTACTTTCAGACGGTGTAACCAAGGTCGGAAAGGTAAACAATTCACCCCGCGCATTTTCTGTAAAAATATCGAAAAGCTCTTTACATTTAAATGCAAATATCAATTCTAATGTTGATATTACAGCGTACAATCTGAAAGGCGCTACAGTATTTAACATTAAAAAAGCGATTCGTATTGGACACAATGCGATACCTATTCATAATTGTTCTGGTATTTCATTTTATCAGATTAAAATGAATGGCAGCAGTATTATTATTAAGCATAATTCCATTGGGAAATCATTCTCTCATTTTAACACACACAATTCGAATACAGTTGCTTCAATACCGTTTTCTATTCAGGCTAAAAAGGGTGGTTATTATGACTACTCTATACCAATAAAGAATCTCGATACTAATGGTGTAAAAATCAAGCTGATTAGAAATCCTGATATTGCGGCCGATGCAGATGGAAACGTGTATCAAACCTTTGTTGTTGCCGGGCAGTGCTGGACAAGTAATCTGAGAACGACCAGGTATAGTGATGGTACAAAGATACCTAATATTGAAGATAAAAATGAATGGAAGGCCTTGGCTTCTCCAGCGTATGGTTGTAACAAGAAAGTCTCAGGAGTTGACAGTCTTGAAAAATTCGGTTTATTATATAACTGGTATGTTGTTGATCCTGATAATCAGAAAAAAATAGCGCCTGAAGGATGGCGCGTTCCGACAACCGAAGACTTTATAATAATGGCGGACTTCCTGGTTAAACACGGTCTAACCTGGGACGGATCGACCGAAACTTATAAACTTGGTAAAGCGCTCGCATCGAAAGAAGATTGGCTGGAACCTGATTTTACATTAAATCCAAATCCTGATTCTCTTGGTACAATAGGAAAGGATTTGTCAAGAAATAATAAAGCAGGATTCACAGCCCCACCATCGTCTTACAGGTGTGGGTATACCGGTACCGATAACAAATTAGGGCATACATTTTATATGTGGTGTATTGATGTAAATAATGATGATTTATCTTATTGTGGAGCGCTACTATACGATAGTGATATGTTCTACCATCAAGCTAGTGCTCATAAACGTTTCGGCCACTCTATCAGATTAATTAAAGAATAGAGAGGTTTAATAAAAAAAAGGAGGATAGCCATATGAACTCAACTACAGTTCGATGGATTGTCTCAGGCGTTCTCGCTGTTGGAGCAGCAACGCTATATATTTGGGACAAAAAAAGAAAAAAGCATCAAAATGAAGAATCTGATTCAGATGCTAATGAGACCCCATCTTTTAATAAAGGTGGGAGTGAATATCGTATGTTTATTTTAAAAAAGCATATTGTTGAAGAAGCAATATGGCGCGGTTTGTCAAAAGATATACCTGGATGGAAACGTGAACATGCGCCAGATATAAAAAAAATAAACGAATTGTCTAAAGCGGCAACGCTCGGATGGGGTCAAATTGTTGTAAAAATATTACAAAAAGCGGCCGGAAGAAAATGATGATAATATCGGGGGCGCATAGCCCCCTTTCCATTTTTTTAAGGAGGGGTTGTGAGAGAAGAAAAAGATTCGCTTGTTATGATTATGAAGCAAGGTAACTTAATAATAACCAACTGCACACTTATTATGGATGCGCTTAAAGCTATAATGAAAAACCAAAATGATATTATGAAAATGTTGCAGGTTGTTATTTCAAATCAATCAAATTCTACCATCAAAGAAGGTGAGCAAAACGATGGAGAGTACGCAACAATACATCCGCCTGTGGATGGAAAAAAGGGAATTACGGAAACAAAGAATTCGTAGAAACAGAATAATATTATTTTTTATAATCGGAGGAATCGCATGTGGATTATATTTATTATTTGGACCATAATATTTATATGGTGCCTTCTCAGTATACTCGGAATATTAAATAATGATAAATCTGCATGGATAGTATCATTTAAAATAAGCTGCATTACATTTATTTTCTATTCTGCAATAGCAGTAATTGTAATGTTGATAAAATTCATCTGGTCTAATTTGCCGGATGGATAATAACACTCTTAATCCATAAGGAGATATTATGGATACTGAATCAAAACACACACCAAGTCATTGTGATTACACAGAATGTTATCTTTATGATATATGTAATCATAAAGATACACCTCATAATTGTTCTATGTATCGAGATTATATAAAATTAAAAAATATGGAAAAAAAATATGTAGAAATTGAAAATTAACAGGGGGTGTATTGGTTTTCGACGTGATGAACTGACGTTTCGGCTGCACGTAGAGGATGATCGTTGGCCTCTTAAATCATCGGTCACTATCAATAATTGGCAAATCCAATATTGATTTCTGCACACTGTTTGGCGCACTTTGCTATGCAAATGCACATGCAGCTGTTGCAGAAACCGCCGTCCTCTAATCAAAGAGGACAAACCCGGCGGCAAGAGGGTCGATTTCCGCCGGGTCGCCCAAAGGCCCTGGCTCATGAAGATGCTTCGATTCATGAGTGAGATTAGGAGCTGGCTGTCATTGTATTCTGTCTGTGGAAGATAGTGGCAGTGAGATTAAATCACCAGACTAAACGTGTAGATGTCGGAAAAGATGGCGTTGCGGACAGGGGTTCGACTCCCCTCACCTCCACTATTAGAGTAGTTTAAAGAAAGGGAAATTATGAAAAGAGTAAAAGTGAACAAGGCTGAGTTGCTTGAAACTGTCAAGAAAAATCGTGAAGATCATCACGCAGAATACAAAGTTGCTTTCCAGGAATATATAGAAGCTGGTAAAGTAGCAATCGAGCAGCTGCTCGATGATTTCAAAAAAGACCCAAATACACCATTGTGTATCGATATAATGGCGCCTGCGTCACATATTGAAGAATATGATGACGCAATTTTAATACTAGAAGCTTCATGTGAAGAGGAGATCGAACTGGACCGGCAAGAGGTTAACCAGCTCATTCTGAATAAGTGGCATTGGGTTGGAGATCTTGATCACACACGGACTATATATGCCAATTATCTGAAAATAAAAAAATAATTGGAAAGAATTAACTCTGGGAGCATCGTCTAGTGGTCAGGATTCCGGCTTTTCAAGCCGTCGACCGGAGTTCAATTCTCCGTGCTCCTATTAAAATTTACAAGCAACTGACAACTAATCCGTAGCTGGGGAAAAATACGGTGTCGGACTACTCGCCCAGCCCTAAAGGTTGAGATATACCATCAGCAAAATGAGCTGTAGTCATGTCAGTTGCTTTTATTGTTTATAAAAGAGACTTGTTTATTTTACTATAAGGAGGTTTTGTTGAAAAAAATAGCCGTTTTTACTTTCATTCTAATTATCATTGGAATTGTTATTGCTGTTATTATCACACCGGTTAAGGATGATGAATACAGATCCCCTCTCGGAATATAAGGAGAATTTATGCACAAAGATATCACTCTATCAGAAAAAGATGACAGAGTTGTAAGCTTAACTGTAAAAACAAACCATAATCAGATATATAATATTGACTTAGAATTTTGTTCACATGAATTTGGGCTTGGTTGTGACGATGTCCAGGTTAATGTAACAAAAAAAATGATATCTGAAGAAGGAAAAAGTTGTCAAGCTATTTTAACACCAAATAGAATATTGCATAGAGAAAAAGTTATTGATGAAAAGCGCGATGGGTATATTATTCCCAATGTATGGTTTGAATTTCATCAAATACCAGATGGGCAAGGTTTACCAGCTAAAATTCCTGCTGTAACAAGTCAGAGTTTTCCATACACAATTATAATGCCTAATATGATGATTGTTCCTAATAGAGAAGATTCAATTTATATGTTCAGTATTAATTTTTTTAATGAGGCTGGAGATTTTGAAGATACTGATGACAATATTGTTTGTATCAATTTATTTACAAACCAAAATAAAATTAGAAAGTTAAAAAACGATCTAATTTACAATCTATCAACCCCTTTTAACCCATTGTGGGATAAAGAGCGTAAAGCAGCCGGTGAATCAGTTATTCTTCAACACTTATCAACCGGTGTGTATGGAGGTGCTATTGTACTTTCTCCGGAAACGTCGAAATGTTATCTTAATATTGATTTAATATGGACGAAAAATGGTAAAGATAATTGGGAACAAAGAACTGGAATTACATGTATACGCTGATAACTAAAAAAAAGAGGTTTGTTTCATTCCTCTTTTTTTAGCTATTACGCTCTTCCCATTTTTTTCGAAAATCTTCGCTCTGTGATTCAATCCATTCATATATTGGCCGGTCGCCTAAATCTTTACCAGCTTCTTTATCCTTTAACTGTTTGTGTTTTTTTATTTCTTCTACCTGATCGTCCATAAATCTTTTCATTCTTGACTTGTCCATTCTCGTCTCCCTGAGAGCGTAAAGCCAAGTTCACATCACGCAAGGATACCATATCTTTAGGCGCATCAGCCACCCTTTTTGAGTTCCATATTGGACAGCACTTAATATTGCATTTAAAATCATTCAGCCTACATAGAACATTAAAATTACCCGGTTTGCCTGCGTATATAAATTTTCTCTCGTCGCAATGGGCCTGGAATACTTGAAAAGGTACTATTTTCTCATTTGATATAATTGTAGCACGGTCTATATTCATAATCAATAAAATAATTAAAAAATTTTAGATCGTAATTTTTTCTTTGGGCATGTAATTAAATATCCTGTAATTGCGAAGTTCCCGTTTGGGAGATATGTTTTAAACCACTCTACAGTACTGCCGGGCTCTACCCAGACACCATATACAGTGCCTGGATAATCCCTTGCAGTAGATGGTGGCGCATGGATAGCTTCCATGCCGTTTTTAATTCTGTTTTTAGTAGGTTTTTGGAACAGCATAACCGAGTTTCACCAGTTCATGATTAAGATTTGTCATTATTGTATTATCCTTTTTCATATATCTGATAATAGCAATATATCTCCCATATTTTCCTTTACTAAGCTTGGTTGTCTGCACCTGCACATATGTACCTTCAATAGCAGTAGCTACGTGCTGTTTCGCTTTTAACCCAAGCGCTTTTTCCTTTTTTCCAGTTTTCTTGCCGAGGCGTGTTTCAAAAGCATCTATCCCATGAAGCCTTACAGTAGTATGATAATGAGACGAGAAACCAAGATCAATATCAAGCTCAATCGTATCACCATCAATTACTCTTTTGACAAACGCGCTATACTTATACTCACCAAGCGAGCATGGTCCTGATTTAATATTCATTTATTCCTCCATTTGATTAGCTATTTCTCTAAGACTAATTTTAGCCTTCTCTTCTTCGGCAACCATATGGCTCCATTTATCCGCATCTTTATATTCAGCAATAGTTCTCTCGATTAATTCGACAATCACTTCTGGCTTTAGAGCATCCAATTCCCAGCTCTCCTGTCCATATTTGATAATATAAGCTTCATACCAAGAATCTTTTGTTTTTGCCGGATTTGGCGGGGGATTAAACTTTTCAATCTGATCGCGATTTAAAGCTATTCTATTTACATCCACCCCTCCCATAAATAACCTCATTCTATTCTCGATATCACAAGTCATATCAATTCCACTTGGATCATGATCACCCAAATGGATAATAATTGGAATCTGGTCATGAAATTTTTTATACTTACGCAATCTTCGAGCAGCTCTCCACATCTCGCTTTGAGACGTGTATCCTCTGCACGAAAAATAAGGAACATCATTAATTCCGCAAATATTCTCGATTACACCAATAAGAGCATCTTTCTCAATCCATACCTCAATACGATAATCCTGATTTGCCCATTTGTCTATTTCGTATTGTTCAGAGCAAGCCCTAACTATTTCTCCGGGACCACCCCAATGAGAGTTCTTACGAACATTGCGTGTTCTATCTTCAATTGCGCTCCAATCAATTTCTCCAGCCAATCTTGCATCATTTATGATGTTTCCGAGACGTTTATATTCAGACTGTTTATTTGCAATAAGATCTCTTGAGACAAACTGATAATACAGCTGCCTGAGAGTTAAATTGAATCCCTTTGCAACGTATTCGTCGATAATTTCATTAGCGTTGTCTATTACTAAACGACTCGAAGCAGAAAATTTTTTTTCTATATATTGTATTTTAGGCATTATTTTTTCTCTAATTGCTCTAGTGGATTTCCTTCCTGCTGTTCATTGTTTTTTATTCTTTTTTCTTCAGCTTCTTTTCTTATTCCATTTGTACTTTCTTGAAATTGAGGGATTAAATTATGATATATTTTATCAGGCAGATATCCAAAATCAAGCATTTCTTTTACAAACATTACAATATCCATCGTATATCCGCCATTTATAATTGCATTGATATACTTATTATGATATTTATCATAATATTTTTTCAAAATTGTCATACACTGTTCATTTGATGGATTCGTCACTTCAACAACAACTCGAAATCTTGAAGGCCTGTGTTTTAATGCAAAATCAACTTTATCAATATGATTTGCGGTCATAAAATAAATTAACTTTTCATTATTTGAATAAGCACCATCTATTACATTTAATAATGTATCAAATGTAAACTTTGCCTCTTCTATAAGACATTTTCTCACATCATATGTTGTATCAAAATCTTCAATTAATACAATACCAGGCCCTTTAGCCCTGGCAAACATTCGAATAAGGCCATGGTTATCAACCTCACGCATCAAAGATAGAATGTAAATTGGAAGATTATATTTACATGAAAAATGTTTCGCAAGAATACTTTTTCCATTCCCAGGAGGGCCATATAATATTGTTCCTGTTTTATCCAAACCCCCATCAATAACACGATTAATATTTTCATCAATTTGATTATATGCATTCCCATAGATAGAATCGAAAAAAATCTTCGGTTTTTTTACCGAACCTATTTTTTCGGCATCCCACCCTTGCATTATATAGATAGGAATATCTTCGCTGGCAATTTTTTTATTAATTATCATATTTTTTAATTTTTTAACTTGCCATCGTAAAAGAGTTATATTAATTATACTATCAGTACCTGCAAATCCAGCCTGAAGCATTCTTTCTGAAATGTCTATATAAAACATTATACCTTTTAATAATCCTATAGCTTTGAATTCTTTTGGCACTGCATCGTCGCAAAATTCTTCTCTTATTTTAAAAAATTTTCCATCTTTTTTTACCATATCGAATAAAATACTTGCACGATGCCCACGTATCCTCATAGTAAAAAAAATCATCGATCTCAAAAATAACCATATTGACATCAATGATCCGGTAACCCAAAGCCACCAACTTTTTAGCATTTAATTTATCCTTTCTGTTTAAATATTAATAATTCCATCACCTATTTTTTTTATTCTTTCAACTAAATATTCAAGAAGTCCTTCTGCCCACTTTTTATTACAGAGCTTAAATGTTGATTTGAATGTTTTAAATGAAATATCATCTTCCCTTATATTTAGTAAAATTGTACCACCCAACTCATCAACATAGATAACGCTAAAAAATATAACATATCTATTTCCAAAATATTTAACCTCAGTTACACGAGCAAGGCCATATTTTCCATTATCAATATTTCTAAAATAGAAATTATTGACGTATTTTTCTCTTAACTGAGTTATTTTGTTTTTTGCCATATCTAGCCTCCTTATATTCTTGTGTTGCAGACTTTTTTTTTCAGCTCTCCAATACGTTCTTGAAGACGCTTAATACAGGCATTAACAATGGATCTGCCCATCGGAGCATTATATCTCTGATGGGCAGATTCCATAACAACATCAGCAAACATGATTCCTAGCCTTTTACTCCTTGTCAATTAACCTCCTCATTGCCATTTTAACGCCAATTCGAAACATTTATTGAAATCATGTTCTTCGACTGTTGCTATCTGACTGTGCCCATTACGCTCAGAGCCAAGACAGATAGAAACAGCCGGTTCATTACCATCAAACTTCTCAATTATTAATGGATAATGAGCACAACTTCTGATTCTTTTTTTGCGGCGATCTAATAATATTAC